CCTGCGGTTACACCCCATCTAATCATATCTTAAATCCTCAAATGCAAAATCATGTATTGCAATTCTAAATAATAGTCTATCTTTTTCAGGTGAACATACCTGATGTTCAGCTTGTGTATTAAGTATTAACATCTTATTATACACAATATCTTCACATGAGTCAACCTTTAATACACCTGTATTTTCTGCTAAAGGATACAGCATAGCTATTTTTGACTTGTGATCTACGTGTGGTGGCAAACTCCCGCCCGGCTTTGTTAGGAAGAAGTCACAACGAAAGTCCTGAGTTTTTATTCCCCAACGTTTAAATGTTTTAATTAAAAACTTTTTAAGTGACATATCATAATCGCTTATGTGCTTAACATATTGTTCCACAGGCATAGCATCAGTCATTGCGTCTGTATATTCTTTATGATCACCATACAGTTCATTAATGTTTTCCCAATCCATTTGATCCATATAATGAGAAAAGAAATCTACATCGGGTACTACATCAGTTAATATATAATTAGTTGTTACTTCCATTTTTTAATCCATGCCAGAATGGCGTTGTGTCGTGTTCTGTACTTAATCCAATGCTCTGCCAACATTCTGAATTGTCTGGGTCAGGAGCACATAGATAAGGTCCACGTCTATATTCCCAGGCATTTATGCTTCTATCACTTAGTTCTGTAATAAACATTTCAAACTGTCTGGGAGCTCTTACTTCTCTACTTATAAATTTGTATTTAAATCCCATGCTGTCACTAAATCCTATCTGTTGATCAATAGTGGCATGAGTTGCGGGTTGTAATAGTTTTGTGCTTATCTGTGTTCTGTTTGCTGGTGCAATATAAAATCTATTTAATAGTCTAATACTCAGTTCTGGATAGAAGTCTCTCGCCCAGCCTGTTGAATAGCCTGTAATTTTACCATCCTTCTTCCAAGTGGTAATAAATGAATACTTTGCCCAGTCCATATTGTCATAGTTTTTGCTTAGTCTATGTGCATCTTCAACTACAAACTCTGTTAGTTCTTCAAGTAGAGCTGGTTGTTGATCACTAAAGAACGTACATACTCTGTCTGCTCTAGTATCGCCTATTATTTCTCTATCTATCATATTTTTAGGCACCTCTGTACGCCTAATGCTCCGTCAAAGTTCTCATTGATCTTTAGTACTTCAGCATTTAATTGTTTTGCTATATAGTCATCATCATAAAACTGTAATACATATTCAGTATTGGGTGGATAACTGTCAACACCCATGTCTGTTTTTGAACAAGCAACAAATGTTCTGTTTCTATACATTAACATGTCTGCTAATTCTTCTGGGTTTGCAAAGTATTCCGGCCTATTGTTAAATATTTTAATTAGGCTGTCTCTGTCACTTGTTGACATAAAGGTTGCTAAAACTGTTGTTGCATGTTGCTTTAATTTTTTAATGGTTGTCTTAAATTCTTTTATACTTGTATGTGTAAACACACTATAAGCAAAGGCATAATCATATTCACCAAGCTCTGGCCAGTTCTCTTTAACAGCTTCATTTCTATATTGGTAATTAAACTTGTCCAGTAGTAGCCATGTATGTTGTGGATACTGTTTCTTATTTGCTTCTATTACTCGCTGTATGATATCTAGTCCAGTATATTCTCCAGCAAAGGGTTCGTAACGTAGAAAGTTTGCATGGTTACAACCATAATCCAGGATTCGAAGACCTGTTAAATCATCTGTATATGCTTCAAAGTAATCTCTTACTGGATATTCAATGTACAATATCTTGTTGTCCGTTTAAACTAATGATTAAATGTATTCTACCTTCAGTACCGTTATTCTCTGCCCAATGTCTCATACCAGTATTTAAAAACCAGCATGTGCCGTCAGCAGGAAAATGCCTACGGATTATGTTGCCTTCATAATCATATGCACATAGATAACTATCAGGGTTTGTTATGATTGGTATGTGTACACGGATACTATAGGTTGTATTATAATCTATATGTGGTTTGATCTCATATTGGGGAGCCAGAAATGCGAAGCGTGTTCTAGTAATGGGTGCTTTAAAACTGTCCAGTATTGTATTCCAATAACCCGTACATATGTCTTTACGTTTGGTATAGTTGCGTTCATCCAGTATGGGATTATAATTTTTACTTGACTTTATTGCTGAAGTCTTATATGTTGCCATACTTGTGCTTGTGGGTTTTACATCACTAGCATCACCATTATATTCAGTTAGACTTAATTGTCTATAGAAGTCACTAGCACCTTTGCCCTGTTCATCTTTATGAATAAACTTATTTAAATGAAACTCTTTCTCTTTACCTAACTGTAGATAGCTGGCATCTGGGTTATTATAATTTAAATCCTGATAGGTAGTTGTATCCTGAAACTGTTCAAATGCAGAAAGTATTTTATCCATGTCGAACTTATACGGCAGTTGCATGTATGCAGGTAACTGTTTTCTGTCTAACATATCTAATCCTTGAGTTTAGTAACTAGGTTGTTATTAGCAAGGGTTTCCAATACAAATCCAGTTAGATCCCACTTATGAAAGCGGAAGTTTTTTCCATTATGATGTTCGTCATGCCAACCTTCGCCGGCACTCAGTAAGTTAACAAGTGGAAAGTTACGGCTTACACCGTTCTTGTGACATACTGCGTTAATTAATCCAAAGCCTATTGGTGCAAGTATTGCCGGCATTAGTACCCATGCTACAAATACGTTTACACTTATTATAGCACTAACGATAGCACTTGTCAACCATATTTTTCCCCAATGGTTATGGAAAAATACCATACGAGGATTTTTAAATAAATCTTTTGAATACTTGGGTGGAAAACTTTTTACTGACCATAGACTTAAAAATACTGTCCAGAATCCTTTATACTTGGGTGAGTGAGGATCTAGATCACTATCGCTATGGTGATGATGCATACGGTGTGCAGAAATCCAACCTATTGGGCTTCTACTTCCGGCTAGGACTGCAAAGTATAGGGTAATGATCTCAAAAAATGCGTTAGCATTAAATGATTTATGAGCCCAGTATCTATGTAAGCCTGCACTGATGCCGACATGAGCGATAACTTGATACCACAAGAAACCGATCAATAAAGTTATTTCCATTGTCTATCCTTTTTAGTCTGTTACGCCATCATGATCACTACCGATCCATGTGACTGTTACGCCAGCATGAGCAGTGAAATGAGCGTCTTTTGCCGCCTCATTTTCATAAACTATAACACGAGTTACTGATGCACCGTCGTCTGCCAGAGTTAATGAGCCAGTTGTTACTGTATCATAATTAGTTCCGCATGGTCCATGTTCTGCAATCCATTCGTTTACAGTCGTATATGTGTTAGAGTTTTTGCTTGTTAATTTACTTGTAAATGTATAAGCCATAGTTATCTCTCCTTTATTATATTTATGCTATCTAAAGTATCTCTCTAATTCTTCTGAATTTCTTTTAACATTATATGCTTCTGCTGTTGGAAATGGGTTTGAGAAGTCAAAGTCGTTAATTAGTATTCTATTTGTTGTGTTAATACCTGAAATTAGTCTATAATCTGTAAATCCCAAGTCCAGCAATACTGCGTTTGTTTCAACATCATATGCACTTGGACGGGCTGTAGTAAAGATAAACTGTGCTCCTAGTGCCTGTTGTTCAAGCAGAGTTGCTACATTTGAATGCAATATTTCTGGAGGTGTACCGAATTTATTCTTACCATAGCGACTCTGATTACGAATCAATACTCCGTCAATATCACAGAACAATACTGGATGTCGTCTGTTAAACATAATCCAATCTGATATTGTGCCTACATCTTCAAAGTCTTTTGTGTGTACTACTTCAAATATTTCACCATCAGCTATCATTGAATCAATAACGTTGCTTAAATATATTTCCTGAGTGGGCTTTGCTAACAGTTTATCGGCAGTTCTTAGGAAAGCATCACAATCTCTAAATTGATATCCTCCCACACTAAACAGATTACTTACTACTTGTTTCTCAATCACACTTTGTATAATGCCATTTGTATCTGCTTTAACATAACTCTTACCTGCAACATTATATAGATTTGGATAGTCGTTTAGCCTACCAACTGCTACGCCATTACATTCTGTTATGGGTTTTTCAAACTTAATAAACGTATCACAGTCTTTAATATACACAGGTCCTGTAATGTTTAATTGTTGAATAGCCTGTTGCGTTGTTTGTGTAGGACCATTTGTTGCTTGTTCTAATATTAAAACATTTACATTGGGTAGAGCTTCTGCTAGAAAAACATCTGCTTGATATTCTGTACAATGTTCACGTAGAATTACAACGGTGATTTGTTTTGGATCAACACTATCAAAACATTCAATACAATGTTCAATCATTAGTCTATGATCATAAGCGGTTAGTAAATATTTGGGTCTCGTATTGGGGAATCTACTGCTTTGCCCAGCTGCCAATATAATAATATTCATTTGTTTCTCCATAGTATTTCCATTTGATTTGCTAACCACGAGCGATCTTGTTTAGTTGAATAGGGCCAAACTCTCAACAAACAAAGTATTGCCATGGCATTGTTATCATAATACTCACAATGTTCACTAAGTGATTGTTGTATGCTTAATAATCTATTACTTAATAGTACATTGCTTTCTCGTAAAAACCAACCACAATCAATATCCTGTCTAAGTTTGCTTATGTCAAAATGTACATTATCCAAGTCAATATCAACAGCATCTATTAATACAAAGCGATTGTTATTATAATCATATAATATATTGTTACAAGTTAAATCACCGTGATATACAGTCTTGGGTAAGTGTCGGGGCAACTCGTCCATTAGGTTATCAATACTGGTTGGTAACCACTCTGCAGAACTTAGCCGCCTTTCATATACACTTGTATAATCTCCCACGCCTGTAGGTAAACGTACGAACTTATCGTAAACTGTTTTAATAAAACGAGTTAATTGTTTGTGTTCACCGTTAATTAAATAATGCTGTATATCTTGATTATGTATATACTCCATTGTTATAGTATCGTCCGTGTATTCCAGTATCTCTGGTTGATCAACTATACCAGTTAAACTGGTAATACGATTATAGTTGCGTTCAATACCTATGCCACTCTTTTCCACAACAGTACCTAATTTATTTTTAACTAGGTTAACAGTTGCACCCGAGTGTCCTATAAATTGCTTGATAATCATTATAGACCCGGATGATTATCAACATAAAACTTAATATGTTTCTTTGCTGTAGTTGGATCCATTACATCTAGGGTTAGATCTGATTCCGGACGGACTGGTCCTACATCTAATCCTGACAGTTGTTTCATTAGAGTATTGGTACGCTTCATTGCATTAAACAACATAACGTTTGGTCCTATAAATTGTTGTGATTCATTCATATCTGTATCGCTTCTATAACTGTCTATTAGATACTGGCTTAGGTTTGCTGACATCATATCAATACTGTAACTGTCTCCACCGAACCAAAAGTCTCCAGTACCCCAGGAACCATCCTCTTCCCAGAACTTTGAAAACCAAGCCCAGTATGTTACTTCATTAATAATTCCGTATTCTTTTATTATCTTTTCAATGGGTGTAAATGGTATTGTTACTATATCAAATCTTTGACATATGCATAAGTCATAACGTATGCCCGTTTCTAATTCATGCTGTTGTTTTAAATTAACTACTGATACAAGTCCCAATAGTAAAGGCTTACCAAAATTCCATTGAATTAAACTGTTGTTGTTTTTATGTTGAGGTTCATCCTCAACTAAAGTCATGCCCGAAAGTTTTGGATTATATATAGCCGTCAGCTGATTCAGTTCATCTGTGTTGATAACACCTGTTTGTTCCTGATATGTCTTTCCAATAAACTGTCCAACAGTATTGGTTTCTTTTGTCCAAAAGAAATAATCTACATTTACTATACAGGGTTGTACTTTGCCATTAATATTAATGTTTATAGTTTTGCCGTCAACGTAGTCATATGCTGCCTTGACGGCTGGAGCACAATACAGTCCAGTTCTTATCTGTCCGAATAGACATACTGCAATGTTAATCTGTTTCATGTGTTCAATTTCCTTAAACGTAATCCCAATAGACGTAGCCATCTCCACCATGTGCTTCTGGGTCCGGATAATTCATATAACATACCAATGGGTTGGTTCTGACGTTTCCATAATAAACTTATTTTATCAAAATTATGTGGGCGAGTAATAAAGAAATTAAATCCTATTTGTGCTTTTCTGTCGTCTTTTACTGCCAAGTAGGCTTTGTCGTCAATAGCATCCAATCCCATAAATGGATTTACACTAGGCAGACCTTTTAAACTATAGCCATTATAATATACAACACAATCAAATCGGTTGGGTGTTAGCAAATCAAGCCCAAGTCTTGAGTTACTTGCAACATTCATTGCATATGTCATTTGCTTGAATGGTCTAAAACTGTCCGGTTCTGTTGGTTGTTCCCAAGTGTGTACTAGTGCATCGCCATCTACATTCCAAAATTGTTTAACATCTAAAGTATCTCTAGCATGATCACTTGCTGGTTTACCATCCAATAGATGTGTTAGATAATAGGTAACATCAGCTTCTTCACACCATTCAAGTACTGGTACAATGCCTTCTGCTGATCCCTGATAAACAATATGTATGTGCATGTTAGCCTAGAGTTTTTGCAAGTGGAAAGATTTCTGCAATGACTTTACTACAAGCATGTGCAATTTCCATGTGTTCTTTTTGTGTACCATTAGCACCACGTAGTTCAATGTAGTGAACCCAACTACGAATACTACCCTGCATGTATAGGGTAGTCTTTGTTAGACCTTCCGGTAATACTTTACGAGCCTGTTCTTTAGCAATACCTTTTTTAATTGCCCAGTCATATTCTTTCTTGGCCCAATGTGCAATACGCATTTGTGCATGTAGCCAATCCAGTTGTAGTTTATTATCTTCAACATCAATACTATTTTGTCTATTTTTGGGATCTTGCAAACGTGCTTCTGAAAATTCAAACATATCGCCTTGTTCTTCTGGATTAGCATAACGCTGACTAAACTCCTGGAAAGCAAAACTTCTGTGTCTAACAACTTGGTGTGCAATGTCACGAGTTGTCTTAATTTCAAGTGTAGCATTAACCATTTCAAGTGGTGACCAGTGTTGATGTTTAATTAGATATTTAATTAAACGTTCACTTGTCTCTGTATTAATTTGTGCGGCTGGGTTTGAAACTTTTGCACAAAAGGCTATAAGCTCTTGTAGATCTGTTAAACCCTCTGCATTAAAATCGTCTGTTGCTTTTGAATACGCTACTAATCTTACTTGTGTCATTTATTTTATCTCCTAAACATTTTCTTAGCCATTGCTAAAGGGTTCTTTAATCCTTCGTATGTCTCATTTATAAAGTCAACATGTTGACCAAACTTGGATAATAATTCTTGTTGTTGAATTTCTATTTTATCTAAACGTAGTTGAATTATTTCTAACTTATCTAGTATTGTTGTTAGTTCTTTATCTTCCATTATTTTTCTAATTTATCCTCTACTTGATCTTCTCTGATTTGTGCACCTAATCGGCTTGGGTTAATATATACAGTCTTAAAGAATTCACTTCCTTCTATACCTATATCAGCAATTTCTAAATCTAGTTTTCTACGAATATCAGTACCTAGTTCTAGTGTTGCTTGTTTAAGTAATTTACTATCCCAACGTTGTCCAGTCCTAGGACATAATTGATCTTCTGTTCCTATAAATTTAGGAGCAATATCTGTTTCGAACATTTTAGTTAGGTAACGGAAGTCTCTGACATTACGCCAATCCCATTCGTTACGAGTAATGTTTGTCATATGGCAACCCAGTCTAGCACCGTATATTGCCCACAGTCCATTATCAGTATCTTCTCCGACAGTCATCCATGTTAACAAACGTTGATAATTCTTTTTGTGTACGTTCTTAATAGCTTCCTGTGGAACAACATCACCATCGATAAGTCCCATCTTAACACCTTCCCTAAAGCCTGCACGCCAGGCCTGTAGTGGTGATCCGTTATTCATAACATCACAATATATATTATTCATTTGTACATAGTTGATGTTCCAACAAAAATCCACTTGGGCTCTCTTGTCGCCTTCCGGTGCGTTCTCATGTGTCTTCATTCCATATACTACACGTTTAGACCAACATTTAATTCCACCATTGCCGTATACTAATCCGTTAATAATATTTTTACCAGCCCAACTAATAACGTCCATCTCTCCAATGGCATCCATGTCTACATCTACACTAAAGAATGCAGGATCAACAATATTATCTGCGTCAATAGTAATAAACCGATCTGTTTCTGCTAGATCAGCCGCCGCCTTATGTGCGGCATCACTACCAAATACTCCATGACTACGTTTAGCCCATGGACATTTGTCCAATAGGTCTGCATAATTTTCATCTGCGTTTGGTTCATCAAAACTAATAAAAACAATATCAAATTCATTGATACTAATATTGTTGGGCATCTGTCTCTCCTACATAATTTACTGATAATGTATTACTCTTGTATACGATTAGTGGCTTTTCAGGCCATTTAAATTTAGTTTCTATATCTATATCTATAACTTCTCTTAGTTTGTCTCCCGGCACACCAATGGCACCAATAGGTTTGTCTATATGTCCATCACAAACTAAGAACATAATTTTATTAACACTTGATGTGGCGTAGCTAGTATCTTTTGTTGTTCTATTTAAAATCTTTACGCCACCTTCTGATCTTACTATAGTTAAATGTGGTTCCACATCATTAAATGATACTGTTTGTAATAAGCGATCAGTAACAAAATGCCTGTTGGGATTGTGACTAACATTATAATATTCAATACCGTAACTGGTAAACATTGGCCTTGTAAAAAAACTAACGTTATCCCAATCAATATCTTTTTCAATAGTAAACCTAATTTGCCGTTCTTTAATCAATGTTATGGGATCTATCTCTATAACATGCAATAATCTGTCCGGATTATGTTTGGCACATATGTAAAAATTAACTAGTGAACTATCACTACTACTTATATTACTAATTTCTCCAATATTTAGACTGCGTTGAATATGTAGGATATTTGCTTTTATTTCTACTGTGTTTGTATCTTTGAATACGTTAATATATATGTCGTTGTTATTGGGATTTTTACCTGTAACTTTTAATATACTAATACCACGATCTTGAATATGTAGTGTAGTAGTTTCAGTAGCGGGTTCCCATTCTTCTCGTACAACATCATAAACCATTCGTACCCATTTTTTAGGAAGTGTACGTTTAATAATTTGTCCTATTAGATCATTACCTGTGGACGTGATACCAATATCTTCCTGATACTCATCGGGCTTTGGAATTTTTCTTGCAGATACTTTTAAAATAATACCATTGATCTTATTAAACTTGACCCACCACTTGGAGTCGTGTTTAGTTAGATATTCTAAATGTTGTTCGCTGTGCATCAAATATTTCTTCTGTTAAGAACTCAGATTCTTTGTATGCTAATAAATCATTAACCACATAGTTCTGAATCTTTACTTCTCCGTGGTCTCCTGGCCATACGTTTATGTAACTTGTCCATTGTTCATGTGACCTACTTAGATAGTACTGAATTATATCCATGTCTGTATAGGAAAGTATCTCTTTATCCAATGGTGTTACTTTTTCAATTATATCCAGGAAGCGAACAACAATAGTATGGAATATATTATTGTCGTATATGTCAGGAATATATTGTTCTTCAATTATTTCAAGTAGTGTGTCTCTGTTATTTTTTATTAGTGGATCAGCAAGTTTAAAATAATCTAATGCTAGATCACTCTTATCGAAATACATAAAGTCTGTATACACACCTTTTAACATGTACTTGCCATAAAATGCATAACGAGGATCTTCAAACTGCATAACTTCGCCTCTGAAGTTTTTTATTTGTGTTGGTAAACATATACTATGATGTTCTATACAGTAATCAAATACATTTGTCATATCTCTTTGTACTAGTGTATAGGGTGATAACATTATAGTATATTCATAAGGTGTTGCCCACCAGGCCTGCCAAGTATGTTGATCCCATCTTGGAGCATCACTACCAAATGGATATTCAATAACATCATCAAATGGTTCTGCATAATCTTCACTAATAAAATTAACTATACTATCCACAACCATTGTAACACTTGCATTTGGATTATTATTTTTAATACTGTATGCACTTGCACAGGCGGCTCTTTGATCAGCTGGTGTTTTTGTTAATATTAGATAGCCCTGGTTCATGTATTGGTCTCCCAGATTTGTTTTGCATGTCTGGATAATGCACGTTTGTTCATGCAATGCAAGTCTTGATCTGTTATTTTAACAACAATGTTCTGCCATTGTTTTTCTGTGTCATTTGCTAACATAATCCATTCGTTATCTCTAACCTCTACTATGTCATCCTTCTGATCCATATTAATTAAACTAGCCGGAAAACTATTAATACTATCTCCAGGTGTCATTCCATTTAGGATATGTACTGCTATACTGACACAGTAGTCTGTTCTAAATAATCTACCGGGGAAGTTATATAGGTATTGATAAAAATCATAATTGTCTGCAACGTGAGCCCATAAATCAAAGAATAACTTTGATATATCTGTTCTATCAAAATATACAACAGTTGACCACCACATGGGGATACCAGCATCGAAAAGGAATCTTTCTCTTGATCCGGGTAGTTCACTTCTTAGATTAACTGCATTATTAAACATACAAACACCTTCATAATGATCTAGACTATGTAGTAGATTATCACTACGGATCATATAGTCAATATCAAGTAATAGTGTCTGCTCATAAGGACTATACTCCCAGATTTTATGTTTGTTGTTATTAAAGAAAGGAGCATTAAAACTACTCCAGGGAGAGTCCCAATGTTTTCTGTGATTGGGTTTTAGTTCATCATCTGTAATAACTATGTTGTCAATAAACTTTTTAGCCTGAGCTACTCCTCCATGGTTTTGGTTCAACCAGTTGTATGTACCAGCATCTGTAATTACTGTTACCGGTAGATTCAGATGTCGTTTAGACTGTGCCGCCGCAAGAATAGCCAGTTCTATATAATCAATTGCTTCGTTATTGTATGCAAAGAAACATACGCCCTTAGTTTCAGCCATTACCAGTCCATAAGTTTTGTTACTGTACGTTGTTTTTTAATTTTAATGTATTCAGCGTTCAGTTCATTGGTGGCACTAAAGTAAGCACTTGTTAGATTATCTAATAGGTTTTTAATATCATTAACTTCAACTGGATTATCTTTTGTATCAATAAGTATTGCACTTTTGTTACCTAGATCAATTAAAGTTTTTACAAAGCTGATAGTGGCTTCATCAGCAAAAAACACACCATTGTTATGATGTACTATTCTCAGCTGGTTTATTCTGTTCTTGATGTTTTTCTTTTGATTAGTAATAGTCAAACTATAGTTGGAAAACTCAAGAGCTTTCTGTAGACGTTCGTCCATCTGTTTACTCCTTGAATAATATTATACTATTATTTATGTTAATTATATGCTATGTTTATGAGGATGTCAAGTAGTCTTTTAACTAGCTGTCCAGGCACTTACTTGAGCTACTTGGGGTTGAACCTTTTCATCAAATCTATATTGTGTGCCGTTTACTGTAAAGAAACTTGCATTTGAACCAATAGCACTATGATCAGGAGTATTAATTGGTTGTAGGTTATAACAACTTGCTACTATAACAGTATCCATAATCTGTGTATCATCTGGATCGTCAGTTAGTTTAATTTTTGCAGTAACTTCAAAGTTCCCACCATTTTCAACGCCTTTATATATTACTTCAATTGCTCTGTCACCATATTGTGCTGATTCTGATCCTGGACTTCCGGACGGTGCGTATGCGTAACTGTATGCGTGTGCGTATGGACCAAAGCCACTTGCTGTAAACATACTTGTTTCTGTGCCGTTATGATTTAGGCCATAAAAGCCTCCATTACCCAAACCGTTTGATCCTGTTCTATCAACTGAGTCTGCTTTAAAATGAATTTCTCCAATTGAACGGAAAATTTCTAACCAATCATCACTTCCGTTTGTGCCACCACCAACGCCGGGGTTAGTTCCTGGTCTGTTTGTGTTTGCAGGAGCGGCCGCATTGCCTTTTCCGTTTGACCAAGCACCTTGACCTGCTGTTAAGTCAACTACTATACTTCCACCGCTATTAAAGAAATGTCTTGCTTCTGTATAATTTGTAAATGTCCATTTGGCTTCACATGTAAGTGTGTTTTGCCAACCTGTGCCACCGTTACTAATATCAACAAAGTAATTTGTATCTGAGTAACTGTCTTCGCCACTAAGAGCTCCTAGTTCATGTTTATTTGTGTCAATAGTGCTTGTTATTTCACCTTGTATTCCTAACCAACCCTTTGAGTTTAGACTTGCAGGAATTCCAGGTACTGAATTAGAACTATCAGCGTATATACTATCAATTGTAGCGTATTTCACTAGTAAAGGTAAATCATTATCACAATGGTATAAGCCTGCGTTTATTTGTGCTACTAGATGGTTAACATCATCCGCTTCAATGAGAGCTGTAACGGCTACATCTGTTAAAGTGGTTGTTTGTCCCCATCCTTTACGTCTAACTAAATCAGTTGAATGGTTACTATCATATGTATATGCAATAACATTTCCGGAACCATCCTTAGGATCTTTCCAAAACACATCATATGTGGCTGTGATTGCATTAAAATCAGATGCTGTGATAATACCTTTTTTGCTGACTGCCATGTCTTATATCCCTATTTGGTGCCGACTACTACTTCTAATAAACCTACTGATTCTGACGTTTTATCTGCTAACGCTCTTCCAACAATACGATACCAATCTAACGCTTCTTGATGTTCGTAATCGCTGACTGCTCTAGCAACGCCAGGAGTTTCACTTGAAACCAAACGTTGTCCTTTGCGTACAGGACCAATTACTTTACATGGTACACGACCTTCGAGTGCTATTGCAACACCTTCTGTTCCGCTATTCATTAAGTAAGCAGGATCTGTACTAACAATACCGAAAACTTCCGGACAAAATCCTTCAGTTGTCTGTGTTACTTCTGCTTCGCCACCAATTTTAACTACTGTACCCGGCTCATAATCTGCATCTGTTGTATACATTTCTGCAACGTCGGCGTATTGTGCTTGAGTGGCAATACCGTGAAGTTTAATTGCATCACTGCCTGCAGTCGCTGATGTTGGATTAAGATTTACGCCTTTGGCAATCTGTGTAGAACCCCATATTGCATATAATGTTGCCGTATCGCCTACTGCTGTACTACTTAAAGTAAATGGTTGGTTACTAGATGTTACACTAACAACAACTCCGCCTACTGTATTAATTGAAACAGACTTATCGGCGTCTGCGTTGTCTTTTACCACAGAGTTTTTGGCTCCGCCTGCTGGTAATCCACTCCATGATGTTCCATCAAAGTATTTGTATTCATCTGAAGTTGTATTGTAATAAATCTGACCTTGTACTGCTGTTGCAGTTGATGGATCAGTTGCTTGTGCATGATTCTCTAATAAATGCAAGAAGTTTTCAGCAATATATTCGCCATAGTTGTAGAAATTCTTACCCACTAGAGATAGTTGTGTTGTTGCGTTTATTGTACCGTCACTAACCGAAATCGCTGCTTTGGCTGTGTTTGTAAAATTTACGTTATAAGGCATTTTCTAACTCCCTGCTCTAATTCTAACTGTGTAGATCACTTGGATCTTTCTATTCGCCGATTTTTCGATCGGGTGGAATATAATATGAGAAATATAACTTCCTGTTTCAGTAATTAAACCAATCTCGTCAAATGCAAAATCACCTGTTAAGTTAGTTGAGTTATCAACTGTTGCTTGTGCGGCTGGTTCTGTGTAATCAAGTGTACTTGTGATTACAATGTCACTGTAAACTAATCCATCAAACTTTTGAACAGTTGTTGTGTTCTCATTGGGCAGTATTGCATCTGTACCATCAACAAGTTTCTCGTAAGTCTTGTTGTATAATGCTCCTGCCTCTGTGTCTGTGTTTGTAGATCTATATTCAATAGTGCCTGTACCATCAATAAGTGTTCCTCCGTTACCATAAGCCATCTTTTTAATTACATAGCTTAGTCCAGATTCTGCATCTACTTCTCCGCCTAACACTCTAGCCATAGCCAAAGCCATGTTTGTAAAGTTAATAGCGTTATGTTTGTTTAATAATACTTCACCAGTGTCTATGTCTTTTATAAGAACGTGACCTTCAACTAAAGCTGATGCATTATCTTTAAGATTATTTTCCATTTCCGTTTTACTCTCCGTTCTTGTATTTAGCATTATAATTCGATACCTTTTGTACTTGCTTGTATTTGTGTTGGTATCATGTTAGTTGCTGTTGAATCCAATAGGCTTTTACCCAACTCGTTAATCAAAACCTCTGTTTGATATCTTCCTGTGCTTGGATTTGCACCGCCTGTTGTTATTCCTGAATCTATTGTTAACGCTGAGTCTGTAATATCAATAATTTTTGATGCAGTAGCGTGTTTCTTAGCTCTAGTAAGTCCAACACCTCTGGTTATGTTTTGTAAGTTGTTGCCGTTTACATCTCCATAGTGTATTATCTCACCATTAATATATGCAAAGCCTGTTTTACCAAACTTCGTTCCGTCTGTTACCGGAATTGTTGTTAGTATAATAGTAACTTCTGAAGTAACAGTTGTTGCGTTTGTATCTTCTAAACTATAGGCCGCTAGAGTTAAATCATTATTCTGTTGATATAATAGTGTTCTACTGCCAGCATTAACAGTTGATCCTGATGTATTAGTTATTACACTAATTGCTAGATCTTCCATAGTCTGTAGTCTAAATGTTGTTCTTCCATCGTGATCGTCTGCGTTTAGGAACACATCACTACCGATTGTATCTACTACTGCACTACTTGTAAATGCTTTTCCGACATAAGCATCACTAGGAGTAGTTGTAAAGTCGCCACCATTTACTACTGTGCCTGCATATTGAGCTTTGTTTTCATTTTTGGCATAATTTGCCACTATATTTTCCTGAACGTTGTGATCGTTTAGTCTACTTGTAATCATCATGTTTCGTGTCTGTTCAGTTATTGAAGTATCTGCTTTATCTAATATAGTATGTGCATCAAACACGTTGCGTATCTTTGAATGGAAAGGCTTAACTGTGTTTATGTATCCTATCAATTCATTTACACCATTCTTTCTATAACGTCTTAGCGTTGTTGATAGCGGTGTAGATAAACTTAGTTCCAAGTATGTTGTTTTATATACCCAGTCAACTGATTGTTGGTCTGCTAGTGCCTGATAAATCATTGCAAAGAAGAATAAGTTGAAGTTGTCCGAATACTTGTCTATGAATATATCTTTTCTTAGAGCTTTAACAAAATAGTATGCAAAGATATCTGTATTGCCATCATACGCAATGCTATCCCATGCATTTTTATCCCACGCATCAATGTTTGCTGGATTATAAATTGTATTATTAAATTTGATAGTGGCATTTTTCTTTTCTACCATTACCCATTCAGTACCATTCCAACTTTGAATCTCATCTCTATCTAAACCATCTTTAACAATTTTAATTTGTACAAGTTGATGTTTTGTAGTATCAATACCAGAAAGTAAACTTGGTCTATTGATAATAACACTAGGTATTGCATTTAGATTCTTATCAGCACTTACATAATCTGTCCATTCCCACATTGTAGTTAGATCATAAACAGTTGCTGCTCTTTTCCAGTTAGTAGGTTCATCAGTTATAAAATTAGCTGATGATGTATGTGCAACTTTACAAATATAAATTTCTCTTCTATATGCAACTCTGTTACCAACTACATAAGACTTACTTGCAGTCCAATCCGCTGTTGCTTTTTCACTTACTTCAATATCAATTACTTTGTTTGTAAGTCCAATACTTCTATCCCACTTGCCACCTAGATCTCCAATTAGATTCATACGCTTCATTAATCTATTTGCGGCACTAACCGCCTCACGTCTTGCATCAAGTGTATCTGTATACCAACTCTGTGCTATGGATCTGTCATCACCATATCTATTGACCTCATGTAGGCTTAGGTTAGGTAACTCTATGCCTGTCGATAGTTGTCTACCCACAATATTATCTCTAACTCCCAAGTACCAATACTCTGGAATTACTCCGTTACCTTCTTGTAGTAGTGTCCAGTTTGAATGAGCACCATTGTCTAACTTTCTATTAACTTGTAATACTGTATCAGTACCTACATATGCATCTATGTTTGATATAATTAAGTTTTCATCATCAATAGCCGCCGCCCAACTAATACCGTTTGCTGTAGGATCAGAAATAATACTTGCAAGGCTTTGAACATTCATTCTTCTGTTACTTCGTGAAGGGACTGTTGTCTTGTCATATACCCAGAAGTAATATGCAGGATCATATAATCCAGTATTTGTATTATACTCTTCCAGCTGGCTGTAATAATAAACCTCTTCATTAAGTTCACTACTAAATTCACTAAATGCTTTACCAGTTGCTGGTTGTCCAAACATATCTAAGCCTGTGCTTACTGCATTCTCCCATTCGTCTGGAGCAACGGTTGACTTTGTCCATTCATAAACTTTTATAATAGTACCAGGGAATAAGTTACCCCAATTATCTTTTCTATATTCTGCTGATCCCTGGCTATAATCATAATATACTAGGCTATTTGTATTCCACCATGTGGTACCAATACGTCCTTCGCCCCAGGCATTTTTATCATCTGCTTCATCAAACTCACCTAACGCTGTACTATGTGTATAAACAGCATGATCCAAAGGACTCTTACTGTCAATTTCTCTATCAGCAACCCCTGGGATAATCCCAACAACCGGATCATATATTTCTAGTTCCACTTGTGTTGTCTTTGTATCATTGTCATATAGTACAATGTGATCTAGTTTAGCGTTTGTAGGTCTGGTTGTAACTGTTCTAGTTGTGTTAAGTGTCCACGTTGTACCATCATAATCCCATCTATATGTTCCTCTGTTGGTTGGTACGTTTGCATCCGCCTGTGTTAAGTAATTAGTCCAAGCAATGTCGCCACTCTGCCATTTATATTTGTTTACGTTTGCTCCTGACCCTACAGTTGAATCAAGTGCTTCCTTGTGTTCGAAGCGACAGTTTCTCAATACATATACTTCTTGAGCACTACCACATTCCTCAATAAATCTGTCTATATAGAACTTGCTAGGATTGTTTAGATCTCCTAGAGCTGTTACTCTATGAATTCCATCAATTGCTGGTTTAGTATTTGTGTTAACCAACATTACATAGTCGCCAATTTCTAATCCATGTGCAATTGGCAAGTTAGTTGAATCTGATATACTTACTTCAGCATCATTACCATCACTTGTTGCCGTGCCGGCACATATACTACATGAACTTGTGTATGTTATATTTCCACTTGCATCTAATATGTCATTACCATCGGCATCAACTGCTTTACCTAGGGTATACCAACCAAAACTATGTGGTTGTAATACATTCCAGCCTTCATGTTTACTTTTAACTGTACCAGTTAAACTATCATTGTTTATAATAGCACTATCGTCAACTACTTGGATTCTAAAACGTGTTGGGTCAAATGTTTCTACGTTCCAATCTGAGGCATCAAATACGTTAGCAATAATTGTTGCAGTTGCATATTGTATGCCGTCTTGTGGAAAACCTGCAGTTACATTCATTGGGTTTGTTTTTAAGCCTAGGTTAATATTATCATTTGTTGAGGTGATTGTCAACCTATTTCCTGTTGTAGTTGCTGTTACTCCAGCAATGTTGGCCGCCAAAATACTTGCGGCCGCTTCAGCTACACTACTTGGTCTCGCTGTATCTGTAAATGTCATCGGACCGTATGTTGAACTAAATCCATTCAATGGGCCTGCTGTTCCTGTAATAGTTAAACTATCACCTGAACCTACTGACGTACTACTTGTTGGTGTCTTTGTTATAATTAATTGATCTGTGCCACTTACACTTGCAACAATATTTGCTGGCAAACTTCCGTTTGCGTTAATTAGGCCAGCTTGTATGGTTGGATTCATTGGACTGTCAACCGCACTCTGTATTAATGCTGGTGAGTATGTTGCTACACTTAATCCTAAATCTGTATTTGCTGTTCCGGCACCAATAACAAGTTGTCCTGCCGCATTGTTCTGCACATCATATACAATTTTAATTGCTGTACCAGTGTCAGTTGCTACTAGTCTACCACTGGCATCACTTGCATTAATTAGAGAAACAATCTGTGCTCTAGTTAAATTTGCTGTTGTACTAATTGGTATTGTACTACCATTATACATGTTAATAGTTGCACCGTTAATAAGTAAATTCTTACCTGTGTTGTCAGTAATTACTGGATTAGTTAGTGTTCCTGTTGTAATATGAGGATTGCCACTTTCTGCCGCTGAACTATCAACTTGATTCGTTAATGGCTGGTAACTCAGTGGTATTGACAAAGTATCAATAGTAATATCACTTGGAGAAGCTACTGTTTGTCCTGCCGTTCCTGTTGCTATTAGGTTGCTAAACACTCTAGTTGTTTCATCAAACCATATACTTGTGCCATCAATAATTGCACTAGCAGGATTACTTAAGGCTTGACTTGCATATTCAAATGTTGGGTTAATCTCTGTACCAATAAATGTTAGATCAGTTGGTGTTGTGTCGTAACCAATACTCGCTGTTGCTAGTCTATAATAGACGCCGTCCTTACGAACTACATCTCTTCTTTTATAACTTGTTTGTCCATTCCATGTTGGTATAGTGGCATAATCCGCTGTGCTATCCCAAACTGTTCCGATATTTGTAACATCAAAAACTGCTTTTTTCACTTCTGAAACTATAACTTCGCCTGCTGTTCTAAATCTATTTTCTTGTTCTAAATGTGCTTGGAATGATATTTCCTCAAAAACATCTGATGTCTTTTTATTGTTTACCCAATCTGTATCTGCTACTGAACCAAATTTAACTAGATGCTTCTTTTGTTTGATTGTGCCAACATCTAAAGCTATTTCAGTTGCGTTTACATTCTGTGTGTCTCCGAAGTGACTCATACGGAACATCCACTCTTCATTGAGTGCTACTTTACTGTCGCCACCATTTATTAGGTTGCTTCTAGCAAAACTTTTTGTTACTCTAGTTGTGCCTTTGTCTCTAATCATACCTTTGTAGAACTCACCAAATACGCTGTTTGGTAAATTAGTATCTGTAATCCAGTCTCTACCATAGTTGCCAATAGTTAAACTTTCAGCTTTGGTTACTCCTTGATTTACATTCTCAATATCATAGTTATAGAAGTCGTCAATTGATTGTACACTAGTATCCCAATTTTCAACCACTTTTTCAGCAAACACTAGATACCCAGGAGCTCGTTTATTTCCGTCCCAGTCTTTTGTTCGTTGTCCTTCAATGCTAAGTCTATAATGTCTTTGATTGTTTACTGCATTATATAATACATCGTTGAACTGTGTAATATTTTTGAATACTGCCACATGTTCAAAGTCTACTTCTGCAAAACTAACACTACCAATTTCCATAAACGTATCTTCATTTACTTTAACTGTTACACTGTCTGTAGTTCTGTCAACAAATGTTTCACTCTTATCAATTGCTTTACCTGATGTGCTTAGTAGTCCATTTGTTTTGTTTGGTAACTTATCAAATTCTAGAATATATCCGTGGTTCGCTTTGTAAGTTACTACACTTCCGAGGAATACTGTATGTACATCTCCGTCCTCTGCCGTTACTGCCCAGTTTGCCAAGTTCAATGCTTCAGCATCTTTATCTTCTTCAAACGTAATACCCTTTGATTCTAGGTATTGTCTGTTGCCTCTGATAAAATCATATATGTCTTGAATCTTTGCTAGTGTGCTTCCGAACTCAACTACACTTGATATAGTACTAAAGTTTTTATATTTCTTAACTGTTGATGAAGTTGTTACCTCAACATCAGTATAGTTTGTGTCTTTAATACACTCTAAAATTTTAAATCTCTGTTTGTTTGAACTTAGTCCTGTTATAATGTAGTTGATACCTGATTTAGTTATTTTAACATCACTTGCAGTAATAATATCTGTAGGAACACCACTATACATTTTTAGACTAAAGTCATTTTCGTTAATTCTATATTCGCCACTAGGTCCACTTTCAGTTTTGAATGTTAGTAGATTCTTATTTGTAAATCCAGCTATCTTTTGTACTAACTGAGTATCCAAACTATAGTACTGTTGCTCTAGATCATCCTTATAGAAGTTTCTATCTAAATTATTCTTTTGTGCTTCGTTAATACCATTTGTTCTTTCAGCAATTTCAACTGTTTCAATTGCTACCTCTGTATACACATTGGCGACTGATGAACCGTTAATAATATCTATAATTGGTTTAGCGTTATAGTCAATGCCTCTGTTTGTAAGAGCTACTCCCACAATTGTTCCGCCTTGAATATCCAGCGTAGCTGTTGCTGATTTTCTACTAATCAGATCCAACATATCAATTGTAGCCGCCGAAACATAACCAGTTGTTGAACTAACAACTTTAATACTCTTTATCTTTTTACCATATATCTTTCCACTATATATTACATCCTTAGGACTAATAAGTTTATTTCCTACATGGTATACTTCCTTTGAAGTACTATTATCAACAGTATGCTTAATTGCACCCGGTTGGAAGAAGTCATTAAATGCTTCGTTTGGATTTAGTTTGATAGCAGTATCAACAAGTGTACTATGTCCTAAACTACTTGATCTCCATATAAATTCTACAGGACCCCAATCACCAAATACAAATGGTGCCGCCGCATTTACGTTAGTGGGTGTTCCCAAAACTGTCGAACGAGCTATTAGGTTACCACTTGAATCTACCGGACACTTTGTAGAAAAGTTCCAATAAACGTTTGCATAATTAATATCATTCTTTACATTTGGATTTTCTGCAGGACTATTTACATGTCCTGTATTCAACGCTTTAATTAATGCTGTACGCTTAGATGCATCTGTCCAACTATAATATGTATCCCACCAACTTGGTTTCATACTATGACCTAGCATATGCCAAGGAGTTAAGTGTGGAGTATGTGTTCCGAATATAACTGTATATGCACCCTTCCAATGTCCAGGTAATTTGTTACCAATGAAATTATTTCCTATGTGTAGAACCCTTGTATTATAGTTCCAAGTTGTATCATCAGCACTATCATAATAGCCAGTAGGAGTTAAACTAGCAACTCCTGTCTTTGCTTTCCAATCTGCAAAATGTTGTTCTGCATATAGATCCATATCAGCAAGTTTATACCAATGACCGTTAGATAAGGAAGGCATATACTTAACAGCACTCACTGTATTTTCATGTTCTACTATACCTGCGTATGCTCTTTTTTCTAATTCATAATAGGCCGCATTTACTAAATCATATTTGCTATCAAGAGGATAATCAAAAGTGGCGCCGGTTTGAAATACATACTCACATCCATCATGTCCAATAATAGTTGTGCCACTTATTTGTGGTTGTGTTACATTACTTAATCCTAACTTGGCTATACTTGCCGGAACATGACTATCATAATCCATATCATGCCATACAACATCTAGTGTTGGTGTTCCACTACCTGTAACTGGAGTTATCAATAGTGTAAGTGTATTACCTGTAAAAGTATAATCAATATCCTTAGTTAATAGTCTTTGAACATATACGTTTGTTCCACCTGTTAGTGTTTGTTGATCTGTTAGGTAAACATATACATGATCTCTTTGTGTGAGGTCACTGTTTGCTGTATATTTTGTCGTATAAACTGTTTGACTAACCACACATTCTATAATCTCTACCTTATCATCATATGCATAAACCATGTTACTAAACTGATGTAACTTGCTACCTTTTTTGGTTGAACTAATGGCATTGATTGCATCATTGACTAGTTCTCTGGTTGTTGTATAACTGTTTGTACTATATAGACGTTTAACTTGACTTTCAAATCTACGCTTGAATGCCCACCAATCTCTACCTTGAGCCGCTAAACTTTCTTTAATATTAATTCTGTTATCTGCATAATTTAAATCATGCATAATACTAGGCTCATTGTGTATGAATATTTCACCACCGAGTCCTGTTACTTTAGTTTTCTTATATGAATTATTATTACCGTATGAAAGTCCAGTAAAGTCAATCGTTGAACGTATCTTACTTTCCCAATGTCCAAGTGTTTCAGTAATTGTTAAAGTTTCCAACATCTTATTTGTAGCATTATGACTATGTGTTTCAACATTTAGTGTATCGTGACTCAATAGTTCTAAACTGTTGTTATAGTATTCTACATCAATTATTGAAGTATCTGTTAGTAAACTAGCAGGTACTGTTATCTCTGTTGAACCAATTGTATATGAAGCTGGTGCTGTCCATTTTCCATCAATATATAAATTATGGAAATGCGTATCCAAGTCTGCTACTACAATAATTCTAGCAAGTTTATGTCCTGCACCTGTTGAGTATCCGTAATAGTATACTCCATTTGTACTAGGAGTAAATGTTAGTGTTTCATCAAAACTGTCGCTATTTTTATCTGAGTATACGACACCAGATGATATAACTGTTGTTTTATCTTCAGCATAGATCTTTAAATTGTTAGTGGATGCTGATCCAATTAGATCATGGAATATAGTTGCATCACCATTTACTAGAACAATATCAGGGTGTACTTTACGTCTTTCAGTTGTTAGTCCGTCACTAAACTTTTGTGCTACACTGAACCCATTTAGTTCTGCTCCGGTTCCGTAAACCCAATACGCTGTAGTCTTACGCCAGTTACTATGTCCTACTGGTACTGTTGCGTTTGCTGTTCCATCAGTTACTGATACTTGTGATTCGCTTTTCGCACCCAAATTCATTATACTAGGAACATATAGGTGTCGTCTATCAGTACCACTACCGTACGCAAATAAACCTTCTGCGTTTCTATCTCCGCCAATCAATCCACCTGTACTTGTGCTTACATTGTATGAACTTGTTAATGTATGTAGGAATGCCTCAAATACATAGTCTGCCTTAGAACCAGTATCTTTATAAGTTAAAGCAAAACCTAATTCTGTATCTGCTGTTCCTGTACCTACTTTATATCCAAATAGTTTGTTACCTGCAAAAGAATTGCCAGGATATTTTGTTTCATCTTTTAGTTCAACACCTGTATCGTCCCATACTAAAAATAATGGAGCCTGATTTTCTGTTGTTTTCTCTTGTCCGATTGTTATTGTTGTTCCGTTGAAGAACAAATCTTTAAGTGCATATTTGAATTGGTTTGATGTAATATAGTCTGGACTACTTAGGGCAAGTAAACTATCACCAGTTGTCATAGTAGTATGAACATCAAATATTCTAGTTACAACGCCTGTACCTGTTGGTGTTGATGTTGCGAGGAAAACCGTACCTACTGTACTATCCGACGCACCTGCTGTTGTAAAATCTGTTGTACCTGCTGTTGTAATTTCATATACAAATCCTGAAGCTATACTTGTGGCCGCTATATTTGGTGTGTTAACAATTTTATAGATGTTTTGATCATTCAATAATACAAACTTTGAACCAACCTGCATAGTAATTGCTTTAGTCTTTGCACTAAGGACAGCCGATACTGGTCCTTGCCATTTACTTGTAACATTTTTAATATTCTTAAACAAGTGTAAGTCTTGTTTAAATTCTATAATTGGTCTCCTAGCTTGAAGTGTATCAGTAGTATGTGTTGATGCTTTGTAACCTAGTATTATACCTTCCAGACTTTGTAGTGTATCTTTGTGTACCCAATAGTTTCCTCTGGACCAAATTGTTCCAGTATTATCTCTAGTTGATATAAGTAGATAATCTTTTACAGAAGTTGTTAGATAATCTCTATCCCAACTTTCACCGTCCCACATATCATTAACAAAATCTTTTTGGGCCTGTGTTAAACTAGATGGTAAAAGCTGAAATACACTGAAATCTCCACTTGCTTCATCTTTGTATCTAGCACTAACCAAAACAGTAGTGGAAATTATTCCAGCTGATGAAACTGATGCTTGGTATATTTTAAATTGATCTAAGTAGCCACCTTTGTAATGTGTTACTGTTCCAGTTCCGGAGCCACCATTTTGTGTAGCTCTAAAAAATACTCCTGGAGTATTTGCAGTTGCACCCAAGGTTGTAAAGTTTGTTGTGCCTACTGTTGTAATTTTATATACTTCACCACTAGAAATTTGTGTTTCTGTTTGTGCTACTGGTTGCATATCTGGCCAGTCACTGTCCAGTTTAAATATCATTTCATTAGATATATATGATTTCTTTTCTTGTCCACCATCATAATAGTATAGAAGTGGTGGAGCAGTATTTGCCTGTACCTGTATATTATATGCACTAATAAGTGAGTGTATACTACTATAACCTCTAGGGTCTGTTCCTTGGAAAGTTAATGAACTAGCCCAAGTTGTAATTTTATCGTTATCCCAATACTGTCCAACAATGTCTTTGAATGTTGAATCGTCTGTCCATATTCTTTCATATCTAGAATTTGTACTGTGATATTCTGTATGTAATTGTAATTTAATTTCATCACCAACACCAGTAACTAAGTATGTGTTTAGATTTATAGCACCATAGCCACTCATCAACTTAATTAACATTCCGTTTTCTAAATCAAATGTCTTAGCATCATCTATAAATGTATGTGCAATTTTGCCGTTGACATCTGTTACTAAGTCAGTGGTATATGTGCCTGTACCATTAGCGTTAACACTCTCATATATTGGCATATCACTTACCCAATAGTATGAATTATAGTTTACAAATTTATCATCATCAATTGGTGGTGCAAAGCTGTATGTCTGGGCATTGTAGGCACTATTATAACTGTAGTTGTCAAAGTCTATACCAACGCTATTTGCAATATCGTCTGGTGTTAGCATACTATTGATTGTTGAATCTTCTAGTGATGTTACAATGCTTGGATCCAGTTGTCTGTTTCTGCGTACTGTTGCGTTACTTGATTCTTTAAGATATACTTCACCTTGTTTAGCAATGCCACCCTGAGTGCTACCAACGTATGCATCAATATCTTCTAGGCTACCCTTGGAGATCATTTGATCCAGAGTTGCATCCATCCATTTTTGATTTAATGGTGTGTTAAAAACTAACGGTAAGTAGTCAGTTGATTTGATCTTATTTGTTTTATAAGTTCCAGATCGCTTTTTATTTTCAGCAATTGTCTGTTTCTTGGATTCGTAGTTCTCGGACATTTTAAACCTTAAGCTGCTCTAATATTACTCTGTGTGATATTATCTATAATATCAATGTCTGTTGCTGATACATCAGGAATTAATAATTCTCCTCCTAATGGTGTAATCTGGAAAAGGTCTCCAAATACACTAGTAGACAGTTGTGGCACAATAACAAAACTGCTGATAATACCTGCTAGTTCTTTATGTACATATGCCGCCAGCTCAGTGAAGTAAAATGTTTCACCAAAGTCCCAATTGTCTATGTTAAAGAACTTACCAATCTCTTCTACTACTTTATCTTTTATTTCATTATCAGTAAATCTTGTGCCTGGCACTTTGATAATTCTAAACTTTGCTTGTAGTGATGCATCTGCTTTGGCACCAAACAATACTTTGTAATTTACTGGTCTGTAAATAATACTATCACTCATTGCCTTTTTACCTGTTTGCTGTGAGAAACTCTGCTTCAACTCATCAATTGTAGGTGGTACAGGTTTTACTAGATCCTCTCTAGTGTCCTTTAACCAATTTCTATATGCTGTGTCGTAGTAACGTGTTAACACAAAAACATCTATTAGGTTTGTAAAACTTGGATCAACAACTTCATTGTCTGCAGGAACATGTGTCCACTCAAAACGCAAATTGTCTTGTGCGTTTCCGTAAGCAGTACCAGTTCCTAGACCGGCACCTGTTGCTGTAAATGTTACACCAACTGTATTTGCACTAGCACCAAGGCCAGTAAAATCTGTTGTACCTACTGTACTAATTGTGTATGATCTGCCAACCACAAATGCACCAGCAGTTTCTACAGTAATACTATTAAAACTATCCGGATCATCTGGTCTATCATCATTGTTGTTATCTACTAGACTTAGAATAATTTTGTTCTGATTATATATTCCACTCTGGTCTCCCTGTGTATCAAACTCATATCCATATATGAAGAAGTCACTACTTGGAAATCCAGTTCTAGTTAAGTCCTGTAATTTAACTCTATCTCTTTGTTTCTTGTTACTTTGTTCATTTAGTTGAAACTCGTTAGTAATATTACTAAAATCTATCTGTGTACTTTCTAGAGTATAACGTAACACTCTAGTTGTGATATCCCATTTACTTGTTGCACTAGTTGAATCATATGCAATATGTATTGTCCAGTTATTATCTTCACTACTAGCATCAACCGGATTGTAAGCAAAGGGAGTAGGGAAAGCCGTACTCACTGCACTTGGCAATGGATCTCTGTCTATAATATCCCAACCTAAGTTTAAGAAATCATACTTTAGTGCAAAAGTTGTTCTATTACCTAGAAACTCAATAACGTTAGCTCTTTCAGTTGGATCAAACTGTCTTGTGTACGCTGGAATAATATACATCATCTTGTAGCCGTTTGGAATTGTTGCATCAAGACTAATTGCACCAAAGTTTCTGTTTGCTGTTAGTCCTGTTGGGTTACCATCAGCACCATCAATACCTAATCCACTTGCAAAAATCTTACTTACTTTTGCCCACTTAACTGTTCCGCCTGTTTCAAGTAATCCGGTCCCGGCATCTAATGCACTACCAAATTTAACAAGAGCACCTACTCTTAGATATTTTAGATAGTTGTTTTGTGTTTTACCAGTACGTTTGATTACGCTATCACTATCAGTAAAATATCCTGTGTTGGTAGTACCTGTTTGTTGCCAAGTAAACGGAAATTTTGAGTCTCCATTTCTATAAACTGTGTCTTCAATAGTATCAAATGTTCCTCTATACTCGCTGAAGTATAGATTAATTAGTTCATCATCTTGAATAATCTGTTTAAGTAGTTGATCAAAAACTGTACTAGGTGTCATATCTGTTGCATACTTAACTTTAGTCTGCGTAGTCTTTGTTACTTTACCGTCAGTTGCAAATAAATTTAGATTAGTATACGCACCAGTTGGATCATTAAGCGTTACAAAACGACTATGCCCACTATGGGTTCTATTAATACTTTTAATTTTTCTAATGTTATCGCTCTGTGTATACAAATAACTATTGTAATCATCTGCCGTGATCATGCGGTCCTGCGTTGCATAAATGCGTGGCGCATTTGTTTTTATATCGTCCAAACTTTCACTGCTACTAGCGTTGGTTACACTTTCTCTTAGTTGTACTGCAAGTACTGCCGTATAGGCATTACCGTCTGCACCTGTATAGTCTATACTAATACGTTTTGTTCCAATATCATCAGGTCTTAATACATATGTTAGGTTCTCACTTTTACGATACCATATACGAATAATTCCTTTTGGTGGATTACCAAAACTTTTATCAGCAAAACATACGCTGATTTTATTATCTTCTCTTGTCTTAACGCTGTAAATATCTCTAATGCCTTGCTCAATAAAATTATAGTTTGAACTTTGTCCGTAGATATTATCTACACTAGTCCATTTTTTATTAACTGTTCCATCTGCATTTACTGTCTGTACCCAAACGTCCGTTGAGTTGATGTTAGTCTCATCTATGTCCAGCGTCATTCCACTTAGTGATTCAGTAATGTTAAAGTCCTTAAATGTTAACTGTCCTTGTTTGAATCCTACAAAAAATCCTGTGTGGTTACTACTGATACTTTGTCCATCATTTTTATATTGGATACTAAATGATCCACTTGGATCAGGTGTATTTTCAATCATTTTCTTTTGTACAATATCGTAATCCAAACCAACAGCATTAAAAGATACGCTTGAACCTTGTGCAAGTCCAGTAAATGTAAACACAATCTGGTCTGATACATTATTTGTGTTATAGTATTGTGTAGATACATTATTTTCTGTTACTTGTCTACGAGGACTACCGAATTGATTACTCTGTACAAATAGGGCGTTCATTACTGTTGTAAAGTTATCTAGATTATCTGCTGTAGTTGTATTCTCAAAACGAATCTCATCTCCACCAAGCGTTGTGCCACTTGCACCAATAACATTCTCGTTTGTTTTTATACTTGTAACTTTTAACAACCCAAAAGGTGTAACGTTTCGTCTAGGTTTATATCCCAAAAACTCTGACAGTTTGAATACGCTGTCCTGCCTTTCAGCTGTGCTTAAAAAGTTATTTCTGCTGTTTAGATCTACTCTAAATGCTAAGTTATGCCCGAACTGTGCTACAACGTCGAGGAGTGCGACAAATTCTGCACTTTCTACCCAATCACTATAGCTTTCCGGATAATTATTACTAATGTACTCAATCATTGAAGTACGGATAGTATCAAAATCATATGCTTGGAAGTTTGCGTTCACATAAGATTCATAAACTGCTTTATAATCCTCTGCCGCAAATAACCTGCTCTGTCTTACCTGTTGTGCCATTATTAAAACTCTGCCTCTGCAAATTCTCTATCGAACTTCAATCGTAATACTGTCTCTGTCGTAGTAGGCAAATATAACAATTGTATACTTATTGTAATTGAACTGGAGTCTTCATCCACTCTAACATTCCTAGTCATTAGACTAAAACGTGGATCGTAAGTAACTACATCATTTACGTCTTGTTCAATTAGTTCTATCGTATTCTCATCCAAAGGTTGAAATACATAAAAGGGCAACATGCTGCCAAATGAAGGTTGACTCCACTTTTCACCCTTACGGATTTTAAAATGGTTGTCAAGGTCCTGTTTTGCTAGATCCAGCTTAGTCATTTGCTTTGCTGATCTTGTCTGACCTCGTGTTGTGTATCCTATACCTGTGCTATTGTTCATACTAATATTTAGCTGAAAAAAACCGACGTTTCTAATTTTGTACAGTTATAACTAAACTTTTATCAACAGACACCAGTTCTTCAGGCCAAAACAGAAAATCACGCCAGGATTCGTCTGGAATATATAATCTAAACAATTTTGCATTGCGATTTATGTCATGATAGCTAGGTTGATAAGGAATTGATATAGGTTGTTGTAGCTTGTTGGACTTTTTACTGTTACATGGCCTACATGCACTAGCACAATTTGTCCAGGATGTTCGGCCTCCGTGGCTTTTTGGGATAACGTGATCTATTGTTAAATCGCCTTGCCGGTGTTTTGTGCCACAGTACTGACAAGTATAGTTATCTCTTATAAACATGTTTCGCCTGGTGAATTTTGCTCTCGTTGGTAATTTATGGTAACGATTAAGCATTACAATACTTGGCATTGGCATTATAAAGTTCTCACTATGCAGGTGTTGATCCTCATAGCTCTTTACTATTTTTATCTTATCGGAAAAATATGCTTTGACGGCACTTTGCCAACTAATTGTGCTTAATGGTAATATGCTTAAAGGTTGTGCGTCTGCATTAAGTAATAATACACTCATGTCAATATTTATGTAGACAGATTTGATAGGTTGACAATTTGTCTTTTTCTAGACTGTGTCATTTTAGGTAGGAATCTTTTTGTTTCTTTATAGTATACATACTCTGCTTGGTTTAGAGATTTGGTTGTTTCAAATCCATTAGGGTATAGTGTTCTAATGTTTTGTAGTCCTTGTGCTTTGAGCAATGCTCTTGATTTAATACTACCATAGTCAGCTAACATCATAATCTTTGCTTCACCTTGTCGTACTGTTCTTTGGTTACCACTTAATACTAGAGCTGTTGCAACCCATTGCCATTCTTCATTAACAATATAACTGCTTATTTTAAACTGTCTATCCGGTGTTCCTGTTTTTGATATATCACCAGTAAAATAGAATAAACTAAACAGAGCATCATAGTTTGTTTGACTTATAAGTGGTGATGGTAGGATCTTTTTAAATGCTCTCTCTTTGTTTTTTAAGTCTTCAATAAAATAACTGTAGGCTTCTGATTCTGTTAGTCCATTACCATCATTACCAGTTCCAAATCCATAACCAATAACTGGTATTTTATTCACTGTATATGTAAAGGGTGACCATGATTTTTGTTTAATTATAAAACTTATAATACTACTACTTGCTTCCAGATCTGTCAAAGGTATTTTTGTATCTGTCATTGTGGAATTTAAGTTTGTAAACAAGTCAAACTCTATTAGATCGTTTTCTGATAGAGTGTTTGATAATGTATAGGTCCTTGGCATTTTAAGTATTACCCTCTGAATTTCTAAACTTTTCTTCTTGTTTGTTCACACCCTTCCAAGGATGATGTTCTGGAACCCTACTTGCCGCACTTGCTAGTACGTTCTTGTTCTCAACTAACTGGTTAGTAATAATTCTACTAGGTAGATCAGGAGTAGGTCCGTTCATATCAATCCTAGCCGCTTGTTCCATATAGTTACCTGCAATAGTTACATTGCCATTAAGTGCCGCCTGCACATTCATATTGGCCGCTGTGTATAAATTATAATCTCCGGTAGTTGCTTCAAGGTTAACGCCTTCAGTGCCTGTTGATCTAATGTTTACACCCATATCACTTTCAATATTAACATTGCCTTTTGCATGTATATTAAAATCTTCTTCACTATGAATACTAACACTTGTTTCACTATACACATCAATTCTACCTTCAGCATCCATTTCAACCCAGGCATTGCCTTTATGGTTAGTTATAAACATAAATTCGTTTGTGTCGTCTACTAATATTTGAGCACCGCCTCTAGTTCTGAAACGCATGTTTTTACTTTTGCCTTCAATATCACCATCATCCATTGATATAACATGTCCACCACGTGTCGTAATACCGAATACTCTACTAGGTGATTCTCTTCTAGCACTACTGTTTGAATGCCCTCTACTAAAATCTTCAGTTAATCCTTGTGTGGTTAGTGTTTCCAAAAACTTAGCATCAACTGGTTTTTTATCTGGATCTGTTTTGTCGTATGGATTCTTTTCGCCTACTGGTGCTAGTTTTCCATCTGGCTGGCCTTCTGCACTTGCTCTACCACCTAGCATATGATTTCTATCTTTTGAAATAAAACTTCCCATTAGAAAGCCTTCTTCTCTACTAGTTGTAAATGCAATTAATACCTCTGTGCCAACAGCAGGAGGTTGTGGCCACATGCCATAACTTTTTGGAGTACCGTTTGTTCCGCCTTCTTCATCACCATATTTTGTAGGATCAAAACTTCCTTCTAATGCTTCTGTTGTTCCACCAAATGGAGATACCAACAGTACGATTCTAGGAGCACTTGTACTTCCAAACTCTGGAATCTGTACTTCAATTCTACCTGAGTATAAGCTGTCTTTATTTTTAACTACATTACCAACGTATAAACCATTAATATTATTGATGCCACTGCCACCACCTTGCTTAACTCTGTCAGGTACTTTTGTGCCATCAGTTCTAACTAACATTATCTAACCTCCATCTCGTTCACTAGTAATACTGTACTTACATTTCTATTTCTATATGCTACTAGTTGCATATCAAATTTTCCCATAGTCATTGATGTTTCAATCTTTCTAACTTCATATACACCACTGGCCGCTACATCTATTTCTCCACCTACACTTGCATCTGGTTCAGTCATAGCTTCGTCTGGTAAATGGTTTAGGAACAATACAATACTATCTGTATTTAAATAGTTAGCAGACGTTACAACAGCATCATTTGTATATACTCCAGGTGTACCCATCCAAAATGGATCGCCCTTAATTTTAAACTTAACTTGAATGTAGTCTGTATTTCTACTTCTAAATTCTAAATCAGCCAATGCGTCTATTGTATCAATAGCACCAGGGCCCTTTGATTCGTTTACTTGTTGACTATCAGGACTTGCAATAGCATAAGCATATGCAACACGTTCCATAAATCCCTGATGTGAGCCGTCTACCTCGCTTAATGAAGTGGCATATGCACCGCCGGCGGCCTTGGGGACTGTAATTGGTGTTGGGTTAGTGGGTACATGTGATTGTTTAATTTCTGGATACGCTGCCCCGTTGGCAGGATCTTTCGCCATAAAAAATGCATTATCAATCATCAAGTCAAAACTCATTATCTCTGTATTACTTCCGTTATACAAATAGTTATATTTTTTTGTAATAGGTAAACTTTCAAATAGGGTACGTTGAAATCCTCTATCATTCTGTTTTTCTTTTTGTTTCTTAGGATCGTTTTGTGGTATACTATAAGTTATATCTAGATCAACTACTAATTCAATTTCCATTTCACTTGTGTCAGTAAAATCATCTGTACCATCACCAAACGTAATGTTAGGAGTTACACTGATTACTGTTCTCTTAACACCATCTGTTCTTTCCAATGCATTTAGTTCTCCTAGTGCAGGAACGTTTGAGGTTAAAAACTTTCTAAGATAACTTATTAAGTTTGTTTCACTATTAATATTTGCATTGATTGTATCTTTATCATCTGTATTCCTATTCTGTCCACCAGCCGTTTCGGCATTACTTGTACCAGCAATAGGTTTTGAACCTAGATCGAAACTTTCTGTTACACTTGCTTTACCATATGAATTAGGTCCTGGGCCATTACTTGGTACTGCTTTACCAACTGATGTTGTAGCATTGGGTCCTAGTGTTATCTTCCAGGTATGCTTACTAACAGGATCTTTATTTTCCGGTGACTTTCTGTATTCTATTTCTGATTCATTTAATTTTGCTTCTAAAAGTTTTAGGTATTGTTTTACTGTACTTGCACCTTCCACAACAATATCTGTTTTTACTTTGGATAAAGCAATTGCTGTCTTTGGAGAGTTATGTGCAATAATATTATGTTGTGTTCCACTCTCATTAATTGAACTTTGAATCTGCTTAAAAATTAGACTGTAAAAGAATTGTCCACCATATTTTATATTCTCTTTTGTTTCTGTATCTACTCCTTGAAATTCTACTTTTAAAACATACTTGGCACTCTGAAGTGTTATAAAGTTAAAGGGTCTACTATATTGTAATACTCTGTTTAAAAGTTTAAATCCTAATATCTCATACAAGTTAAATTGAAATACACCACTGGTAGTGTTACCACTTGAATTACCAGGAGTAACATAACTTATAATACTTAGGTTGTCAATAGCATATGTAGATGTTCCTCCACTTTCTGCAATTACGACTGCAAGTGGTTGTCCTGTACCATCTCTAGGAACCTCAAGGCTTGCTAAGGTATTTGGATTATTCCAGACACTAGGATGTACCAAGTATAATGTTAACTTGTATGTTGGACTGTCAACTGATGACATCCAATTGGGTGTGATTTTTACTTGTGTTGCCATATTATGTAAAGTTCGTAGGTATTTGGATCTCTAAACCCGAAACAAAATCCACTATTGGATCTTTTAGTGTGTCAGGATTAAACTCTGCGAATACCCACCATAGCCTTGCGTTTCCATAAAGTTCATGAGCAAGTTTATCAGGTTTGTTCTCATATGCAGATGTAATAGTAAATGGCTCCAATAACATTTCAGTTTTATTTCCTATACTACTTTCCATAATATCTAAGTAGCCACCATTTACAAATTTTGTAGTTCTATACATACTGTCTGTTCTATATTTTGTAGACATTAGTTAAATCCTTTTGTCAATGCTTTGCCTGTTGCGTATTCTCTAACATTAAATGTGTTCTGTACTTTTGTAGGAGTCTGTTGTATTGCTAAATCAATTGACATCACAAACTGTACAGGAATACTTGTTGAGTAATCAACTTTCCATTTCTCACTTCTTGATTCATTACTTGGGTCTTTCTTAGAAGGATCAACTGTTACAAAGTCAACGTCTTCTGCATAGGTATAGTTCACACTTCTAACCACTACAGGAATTTTCTCTGCGTTGCCTGATCCATACGCACTAAACAAGAGTACTGGAGGTGGGCTACCTGCAGTAGCATTTCTAGTCTTTGCATCACTTAGGAAAGCACCAAAGTCTCCTTTAGTTGCCCATCTTAAAAAGTGTAGGCTTGCTAGTGAATATTCTGACTCAGCAATCGTTGTCGCTGTGAATGTTGCTGTTATCTGGATAGTTGGATTAGGAGTATTTTGCCAATACTGTTGTTGGTAAACACTATGCGTTGTATCATAAGTTCCATAGCTGGCACTATAATTCCACATGATAGTGGGCGTATATGGAAACTGTATTCCAAATCCTGTTTTAAGAAGTGGATCCATCAATCCACCACTCATTAATTCATTGTTCTTTGCGTTTGTTGAGAATAATCTTACTCTGTTTTCACTAGGTATACCGGCTACAATTTGTGGCTTTACAGGATCAACTGGTGCTGTGTATTCCTCAAAACTATCCGGTTCCACAAAGGCTGGTCCGGATGCATCTTGTTTCTTTTCAACTACTGGTGTCACCTCGTCTGATTCAACTTCGCCCGTTGCTACTCCGCTCCAGTCTTGGCCTAATCCATCTAATCTTTTTTGTTCAGCAATGTTTGCCTTTAGTGCCTGAGCCTCTGATGGTTTAAGTCTTCCCTGATCAACTAAAAAATCTGCTTCTTTTTCACTAACAAGGGCATAACCCCCACTGTCTGGATTCTCGCTACCATCTTCATTAACAAACGGTTTAATTTTTACTGGAGCCCTACTTGGATCTTTGTTATCACCAGCTTTTGTGTAACTGGTGTCTTCATTTAATAACAGTTGGTTTGGGCTTATTTTTTCTAGTTTTGCCATTAGCCTTTTACACGCTCCTCAATAAAATTAAAGATATCAGTATCGAACTTACCAAAGAACTGTGTAAATAATTTTTGCTTTTCTTCTACAGGCTGCTCGCTTGCCATTACTTGTCTAAAATCTGTTGCACTCATACCACCTTCGTTAACTGGCATTGTTACAAAATAAACACGATTTTCATCTTCGGTTTGTAAGTTTGCTCTGTCATCTGGTAACTCTTGCAGTACTCCACCACTGTTTAATCTACCTGCATCTTTCTCACTAAACGCAAGAACTGTAGCAGTATTTGACTTAGTTCTACCAACAAGTGTAACATCTGGCCTGTATGGCTGTGTGTTTACAAACCTGTCTGTAGGTATATTAAACATTTGACTGGCTATTTTTGCCTTTTCTTCAAATGTAAATGGATCTGTGCTAAAGTCACCCTTGGAATGCATTGCTTGTTGTTTTGCTCCAAAAGTAGTAGCGATAAATACATTAGAAGCACCAAATTGTGATCCTAGTTGCTTATATAAAGCATAGTGTCCTTTATGCATAGGCTGAAAACGCCCTCCATAGAACACAGTTACCTGATCTGTTGTGGCTTCATTTAATAAATCTGTATAACGCATTATAAATCTCCTACTGGTATTTAGCATGGAAAAAACAGGTTGACATGATACCTAATAGGTGTTAGTATTAGTAATAACAAAGGAATAATTATGGCTAGAAACCACTATCTATCAAACAAAGAATTACTAAAAGAGATACATCGTTCAAAACTATCCTATAGTTGGGTAAGTGATGAGAAATATGAATGGAACGATCTAATTATTAATAGTCTGGATGAGATTAATCCAGAAACAATTGCTGAAGCAAAGCAGACAAGAGCTGCTAGGATGCAAAAAGAGGCACACGAGGCACAAGTAAAATTGTGGGAAAAAGGATTATTGGAAAGAAAAACAAAGCCCAGAGCTATTGACTTTGCAGTTGATCCTGATACTATTCCAGAAACAGATATTGTATTTCGTGTTATGACATTTGAGCATGTTCCAGAAGAGCCTGGAAGAAAGAGCAATCCTAAACAAGAAGCAGATTACCACACACGTTGTAACTTCCCTCCCTTTAAACATTTTGCACTAAAAGGTAAAAAATGGAGTGAGGTAGCTAGAAGTCACTGGGAGGGTGGTAAGGATAATGGACACTTTAGTATTACAAGTGGTAATACTACTGAAAGACTTGCTAAGATGTATATCATGCTATGTCATAGATATAGTATGCGAGGTAACTGGCGTGGATATACATATGTAGATGAAATGCGAGGACAAGCCTTGTTACAGTTAGCACAGATAGGTCTACAGTTTAATGAAGCAAAGAGCCAAAATCCATTTGCATATTATACTGCCGCCATTAATAATAGTTTCACAAGAGTATTGAACCTAGAAAAACGTAGTCAGAATATTAGAGATGATATTCTTGAGGAAGAGGGATTGAATCCAAGTTTTACTAGAACATTCAATGCAGAATGGGAACAGAAGATGGCCAATATTGCAGAAGCCAATCCACAAATAGAAGAAGAGACAAAGGAATAAATTTTGTTATTTGATGAAGTAGTAGTCTTTACCGATATCCATTTCGGTATGAAGAATAATAGTCGCCACCATAACCAAGATTGTGAAGACTTTATTATATGGATGATTGATCAAGCAAAGGCTCGTGGTATTACAAAATGTATTTTTATGGGAGACTGGCACCATCAACGTGCAAGTATTAACGTAAGTACACTCAACTATACTATTAGTAATTTAAGAAGAATCAATGATGCATTTGAAGAAGTGTATATGATTATGGGAAATCACGATCTCTATTATAGAGAAAAACGTGAGATCAATAGTATACCAATGGCAGAAGAATATACTAATATTACTGTTGTTAATGAACTATTAGTTAAGGATGATATTGCTATTGTTCCCTGGCTAGTTGATGATGAGCATAAAGCTCTTAGAGATCTAAATGTAAAGTATATGTTTGGACACTTTGAGTTACCTAGTTTCTATATGAATGCAATGGTACAAATGCCTGATCATGGACATGGAGTTAAAGCTGAAGATTTAACAAAACCTGAGCTTGTGTTTAGTGGACACTTCCACAAACGCCAAAGAGTAGGCAATATTATATATACAGGCAATGCTTTTCCACATAATTACTCAGATGCATGGGACGATGACAGAGGACTTATGTTCTTAAAATGGGGAGGACAGCCAGAGTATGTTGTTTGGCCTGATGCTCCTAAATATAGAACAATATCTTTAAGTAAACTTATTGACAAACCCGAAGAAGTGTTGTCTAATAAAGTACATTGTCGTATTGCACTAGATGTTCCTATTACATATGAAGAAGCAAACTTTATTAAAGAAACATTTGCCGCCCAATACAATCTCCGTGAGATTGCTCTTATGCCTAGCAAGAAAGAGGAACACACAAATGATTGGAATACTGGGATAGATATCGAAGTTGAGAATGTGGATCAGATAGTCCTAAGTCAGCTGGAAACAATACAAAGTGATACTATAAAAAACGAACTACTAATCAACATATATAACGGTTTATCAATAAATGCTTAGAATCAAGAATATTACAGTAAAAAACTTCATGAGTGTGGGTAATGTCACCCAAGCGATACAATTTGATGATCAAGGACTAACACTAGTCCTAGGTAATAACGTAGACTTAGGTGGAGACGGTTCTCGTAACGGAACAGGCAAAACTACAATAGTTAATGCCTTAAGTTATGCACTATATGGAAATGCTCTGTATAATATTAAGAAGGATAATCTAGTTAACAAGACCAATAACAAACAAATGTTAGTAACTGTTGACTTTGAAATGAATGGACAGAGTTATCGTATTGAACGAGGTAGAAAACCAAACTTATTCAAGTATATAGTCAATGATGTGGACAATGCATCAACAGATGAGATGCAGGGAGAAGGTCGTGAGAGTCAAGCAGTAATTGAACGTACATTAGGTATGAGTCATACAATGTTTAAACATGTTGTGGCACTTAATACATATACAGAACCTTTCTTAAGTATGAGAGCTAATGATCAACGTGAACTTATTGAACAATTACTTGGTATTACTAAACTTAGTGAGAAAGCTGACTTACTAAAAGATCTTGTGAAGCAGAACAAAGATAGTATTCAAGAAGAAACATATAAAATTAGAGGTACTGAAGAAGCTAATGAACGTATTGGTAGCAGTATTAAAGATCTAGAACGCAGGCAGTCAATATGGTTTACTAGACGAGATAAAGATGTTACAGATCTCCAACAGGAACTATCAGATCTTGAGAAAGTTAATATTGATGCTGAATTACAGGCACATATTAACTTTACAGAGTTTAATACTCGTAGAACACAGATAGATACAGTAAATGGCGAGATTGCACGTTTACAAACTACTATTGAACGTGAGCAGAAGCGTATGGATAAGGCACAAAAGGACCTGGATCATACTCTAGATCATAAATGTTATGCATGTGGTCAGGATCTACATGATGAAGCACATGAAAAGATTGTAGCAACTAAGACAGAAGCGGTTGCAGATTCAGTAAGACACATTACTTCTGACAGCGAAAAGATAAATGATTATAAGAGTGCCTTAACGGATATTGGTGAACTAGGCAAAGCACCTGTACTGCATTATAACACAGTACAAGAAGCATATGAACACCAAAACAAGATGAGTGCCGCAGGTACAGAGATTAAACGTAAGCAAGAAGAACTAGATCCATATGAGGAGCAAATTGATACACTTCGCAATACTGGTTTACAAGAAATAGACTGGAGCGAAGTCAATAGACTCACAGAGCTTAAAGATCACCAGGACTTCCTATTAAAGTTGCTTACAAACAAAGACAGTTTTATCCGTAAAAGGATTATTGAACAAAACCTACAGTTTATGAATAGTAGGTTAGAGTATTATATTACTCGTTTGGGATTACCACATGAAGTGCAGTTCCAATCGGATCTAACAGTTAGTATTATACAACTAGGACAGGATTTAGACTTTGACAATCTATCTCGTGGTGAACGTAACAGACTTATATTAGGTTTAAGTTGGGCGTTCAGAGATGTGTTTGAGAGTATGAATCATCCTATTAACCTAATATGTATTGATGAACTTGTTGATAGTGGTATGGATACTATTGGTGTTGAGAGTGCTCTAGGAGTACTTAAAAAGATGGAGCGTGAACGTAATAAAAATATTTTGCTTATTTCTCATAGGGACGAACTTGTTGGCCGTGTTAGTAGTGTACTACAAGTCACAAAGGAAAATGGATTTACAACGTTCAGTACAGAAGTGGAAATAGTTGACGCATAATGATTGATGATGATGACGATGCTGAAGGTTTCATTAGTTTGGATGACTTCAGCAACAAAGGATACAAGCAAGACGAAGAAGTTTTCACCACAACACCTGATTATGGAATACTAGAAGTTAAGAAAGAACTAGGTGTGGATATCATACAAGAGATAAAGAAGACGTTTGAAGATGAATGAATATGTTATTCCTTTAACTGATTTCTTGTGGAATAGACAGGACGTATTTGATATACAGGATAACCATCCTGACTATAAAGCTAATCCTCTCTGGACTAAACTAGGAATTGATACACCAACAGATGCATTGATGTGGGATCTAATGATATATCATTCGGACTTACGAAAATTAGAAGCACGGTTTAACTGTGTAACTGATAGTAAGTTCACTAAAATACTAGCTGGTGGACACATGCCAGCACATATTGATCCACGTAGGACTGCGGTAGTTATGTTTCCATTAACAGAATATCCTAGTCCTATAACATATTATGAAAATGAGAAAGAAATCTTTACACATCAATATGAATGTGTTACTGTTATAAATGCAAAGATACAACATGCTGTACCAAACAACCACAGGGACAGAATTTTCTTCCAAGTTAAATTAGATTTGCCTTGGGAAGATGTTGTATCGATGCATAGTGAAGGAACATTATATGACTAACTACCCGTTCTTTTACTTTTACGATTTGGAATTTGACGCAGATAAAATTTTAGAATTCGTCAACACTATTCCACAAAACCAATGGATAGGCCCACATATTGGAAATTATGATCCTGATGTTAAGGTTGAACCACATAGAGCAGACAACAAATTATGGACTGCTAATAATAGAGATACAGACTTCACAGCATGTGAAGAAATAAACAAGATTGCGAAATACTTCGATACTTACTATACGAGTATGATGATTAAGAAAAGTATAAATGGATTCAATGCTCCGTTTCATCCTCTGATGCAAAATGCAGACTACGATAAAAAACATAACATTGTCCGTACATTTGATATCATTGTTCCTATACAAGGTGGCTTTATGGAAAGCCCGCTCGAAGCTATTGATACAAAGACAGGTGAACATTATTCATTAGTACCTAAGGGTTTAGCTTTTATGGTACCAAATGATCCTAGTTGGCATTATAGTTGGTTAGAAACTATATACGATTTTAGATATACTCTTCATCTTCGTGGTGTAATGCCACAAACATATGAGAAGATAAAGGAACTATATCTTAAAAATGGGTGATTGGAAGTATAAAAGACAGATTGTCGAGAGTCTACCGGAAGACTGTGTCGGCTTTGTATACATCATCACTAATACTATTACAGGCAAAAAGTACATTGGCAAAAAACTGGCAAAATTCGCAAAAACAAAATATAAAATGCACACACAAAAAAATGGCAAAAAAGTTAGAAAAAAGATAAGATCAAAAATAGACTCAGACTGGCAAGAATATTATGGCTCCTCAAAGGCACTAACAGCAGATATAGAAAACTTAGGCAAAGACAAATTTAAAAGAGAGATATTGTTCTATTGTGCCTCAAAGGCAGAATGCTCATACGTTGAAGCAAGAGAACAATTCACACACAGGGTACTTGAAAGTGATGATTACTATAATGGTCACATACAAGTTCGTGTTCATGGCTCACATATACTAACAGAACAACTCTTAAACAATCCCACAGACACAAAGTCAAACTAATATAGGCAAAGAATGCTCCGATTGGTCGTGATAGCTCGACCCACCTTGAACGCATGGGAACGCATGTTTGGATCTGGTGTAGCAAAGTGTCACTGCGTTGGTTTGACAAACCGAAATGATCAAGCTCTTCTGACAATTGAAACTTGAGGGTAGCACAAAGTCGTTGATATGGCAATGTGTGTTCCTGCGTTATTAAGCAGTAAGTAAAAAGGTACCGCGTAACCGCCTTTTCCTAGCGTTAATTAGGTTTTACTATATCGATGTGTTGACTTTGACGGGAAAAGTCGATTTTGCATTTGGCCTTATCAGGCTAAGTGTGAATGACAGATCAAGGAAAAGACGTACATAAATACACTATAATATAAACCATATAGATATTAGTAATATTAATCGAAATACCGTTAGGTATTGAAGATTAGATGCCGTATGGCATCACTAATATAACAGCAAAGATATATAATGAACTTCGACATATTCAAAATGAAATTCCTTGAGTGGACAGAGAATGTAATTGAGCAGAAAAAAGAAGATGGTTTTTCTATCTGTCCGTTTGCCAAAAGGGCACGTCTAGACAATAAAATACAGTTTATAGATTGTACAATAGCTACCAGTGAGTTGCTTACATTTAACAAAGAACGATACGAAATAGGTATTGCTTGGTTGGGTGATTCAGTAGACATGTCTATCATTGATGAAGTTCTAGAGCGTTATAAGGCAGAAAATCCTGACCTATTATACTTTACAAGTACAACAGATTCAGGATACTTTGCTAAGAACTTTACTAATTGTGTGTTTATTCAATTAAGAGGTGATATAGATATGCGGAGGGAACAGTTACACAAAACCAAGTACTATGACAGTTGGCCAGAGCATTACTATAAAATAATAACCGGGCACTAGCGTTTCGCCTTCATATCTTCTGAACGCTTATTCATTCTCTCGATTAACATCTGAACAGCCGGTAAAGGCATGGTCATAATCTCTTGATAACCAACAGCACCACCACTATATAATATTATGTCTATGTAGTTTTCTTCAACGGCTTTTCTTTGCTCATCATATCGTTCTACAATCATTTGGATCTCCGACGGCTGACTAGTGGATATCAACCTACGAAAAAATTTGATACATCCAGTTCTACTTCTTGTGACCATTCATTAGAACATTCAATACATTTGGCTTTGAAATTTGTATCCAAGCCATCATCACTTAATGCTTCAATTCTATCTTTGATTGCATCGTGATCTTTTTTACTAATATTTTGTAACCACTCCCGAATCATATCTTTATCTACAATAACTTCTGAACTGTCGGGTGCCTGGACACTTGAGATACAACTTGTGATTACATCAATAGTTAGTGTAGCAAGTTCAACAAAAGTTTCTCCAAACATTTTAGATTTTGTATTATCATCTGCTTCACTGGCAATTAGATTATCTACCATCTTTTGTCGTTTGATATTTTGAATTTGCATGAGAGTCCTATCATCAATTGTATAGGGTCTAACTATTATCTTAAAGTTACTTTCCAGTCTTACTTCTGTATCAAATTCAACTTCTTTAATTTGTGATAGTAGTTGAGCACTATCAATGGTCAATTGATTAAGGTGTTTACATTTTGGGCATTCAAGATCTACGTCAAACTTGTTACCATAAGTTGCTTGTCTAATAGCAATTAGTAACACAAGCAGATCGTTAACTGGAATCTGTCTGGGATTTTGTATATCCGGACAGCATGATTCAAGTAGTGCAATATTGGCTTCCCCATTAAACAACGCATCAGGCGTTTTTGTTAACAGTTCGTCTCTGGCACTCATAGGATACACGGCTAGTTCATTATCAACACTTAATTTTGGCTTTGGATCGTACCATTTTGCCCCTGAAGGCAACGATACAAACACAGCAGGCTTTTTATATGCCTGGATTAGAGGATTTTCTGACATCTGGTGTTTTCTCCGAATAAATACTTATGTATAAAGCGTCAATAGTATTTATACATTAAATAGGTAGTTAATTATGGATATAGGACAAATTGCTAGTATTTTTTCTTCATTGCCCGAATGGGTATCAGAAGATACTATGCAAGGTATATTAAGATCACAGCGAAGTAATACTAATCAGAATATAGCTAAGATCAATAAGATTGCCTCAAAATGGGGTTTAGATCCTATCGAAGCTCAAATTGATGAAATAATTGACAACAAACAAAGAGGTATGCAGGATACTAAACGTATGTCTGCACAGACTAGATCAGCTATAAATGATTTACAGCGAGAAAACGATCCCATTCAGGGACTAGGTGCTGGTATTAGTTTGGTTGGTGGTGCTCTTGGTAATGTTGGAAAAGGAGTTGACTTCCTAACAGGTAACAAATTAAGTAGTCTTGCCAAGAAAAAAATAGGACCTAAACTATTAAAAGCAGGAAACAAAGGACTAGGCGCTCTGGCAGGAGTCGCCGGATTTACTGCTGGTACAAGTGCCTTCATAATGAGTTTAGAACGAGATATCCGTGCAATGGTTGAAATGAGTGTGTTTACCAATCCATCAGAAATGCAATATATTAAAGAAGCTGCCAATGGTGTTGGTATGAGTATGGTGGAAGCTACAAAGATGCTGGGCGGTAGTCAGGCAATGATAGCCGCAGTCGGAGACGGTGATGTAGCAACAGGAACACTAAGGTTTTTAAAATTTGCAGAAAAATTAGAACATATGAATGCTAATGGCAAAGGTGGTATTAGTGATTTTGGTTTAGGCGTTGACCAAATGGCTCAAAGACTGGCACAAGAAGCATCATTGCTATATGATCTAAACGAATTAACAGAAACAAATTTAACACCAAAGGGACAAGCATATAAAAACTTTGAAACAATGGAAGGTATGATGACCTATATGGCAGACTGGACCGGCGTTAGAAAGAGTGAATTACTTGACCAGGGTATGCAGGCTGATGCAATGATAGATTATAGAATGGCTCTCAAACAAAACAAAGCACATTTAGAAGCGGCCTATGGTGAAGGAACTGTGGTGGCAGTAGCAAATGGCAGAAGAAGATTAGCAATGCAATTGGCTATGGTTCCAGAATTACAAACAGAACTATTAGCTGGTCTTGATAAGACAATAAACGACATTCAATATAACGGAGGCGATTCAGTAATCTCCTTTAATCAAGAGTTTCTAGATAAGATGAATGTCCTGGATCCAGATGCAGCGAATAGAATGACAAAACTTATTAAGGATATAGCAACAGGACAATTTAAAGACGATCCAATACAACAGGATATAGAAGTTAAGAAATTCTTACAGTCAGTTGCAAATGCAAAAACTAAAGATGGTCCACAAGAAATGTTCAAAGCAGTTAACACGTTAATTACCACGACTAACTTAATTCCTAATCTTGATATGTCAGATAATGAGCAAAGAGAAAAAGCGGCAAATGTAAAAGCCAAAGCTGAAGAAGGCGACAACATGATTGATACAATAGACAACACTAGAAAAACATTGAGATCAGGTATTACGGCACTAGCACCCACAACAAATACAGTAGTTGATTTATTTGGAACTCTTACTACGGGTATTGGAATTTTTGGTTCAGCGATATCTATGATTCCTGGATTTGAATCCATGCATAAAGTTTTGGGAAAAGATGCAATTGGAAAGTATCGTATTGATCCAAGTACAACATATGGTCCGCAGATGTCTGATTTTGTTGAACCTACAGTACCAAAACTTTCAGATGAAGAAATTAGGAAACGAAATCACGAAGCTATGGTAAAAGGCCCACACTTGGATGGCACAAAGGTGGTTGTACCAGTTACAGTAACCGATCCAAATGAAAAATCTTTTCTAGGAAACATTTGGGATTCAATTACAGGAGCCGACGATGGTAAAAAAGAAAAAGAAAGAGTAGCAGGATTATCTACTCCAGAACTAACAGCAAGACTTGACGAAGTTAAAGACAAAATTAAACAACTAGAAATTAAAAAAGCAGAATCTAAAAACGGTTTTCATATAGATGGTATCAATAGAAGGATAGCTTCGGAAGAAAGAGCAATGGCTAGAATACTAGCTGACATAGTGGCAAAGACAAATCAATCAACACTCTCGGAGACAGTAGACAATGGCAAGTAGTTATAATATAAATTTACCTGATGGATCAAGTTTACCAGTTCCAGCTTGGGCAACAGAACAAACTCTACAACAACTAGCACAAATGTTGAATAAGAATAACTTATCTGTAGATATTATTACTGATCTAATGCAAGAAAATAATATGGACGTAGGTGATGTTGCAGCCAAAATGTCACAACTAGCTGATGTAGACAAGAAAGAACTGCAACAAAGACTTTCAGAAGCAAAGAAACAATCCAAGAGCTTTGGTGCTAAACTAACAGGCATAATGGACAAGTATAACAATACAGATAAACCATTAAGTAGTTTAGTTGATTTGGCTACCAACTTGGGTCGGGATATGAAAGATAGTTCTGGTACTTTTGGTAAAGACAAACAAAAAACAGCCGCCGGTGCAACGGCATTGACTGGAGTTATGGGTAAGCTGGGCAAGGCTATGGGTGTAGCGGGTGATATTGCTCTTGTATACGCTGGTTTTATGGCCGGTAAAGGTGAAGAGTTTGCCAAAGCACAACAAAATATGATTGATAGTGGTGCTATCTTCTTTGAAAATGCGGCGGCCTTTAATGCGTTACAGACACAGGCAAGAGATGCAGGCATTGGCTATGAGAAGTTCACAACTATTGTAGGTAACTTCGGAAGTGCGATGGTTGGATTAGGTGGCAACGTTAGTAATGGTGCTGTTGAATTTGGCGTTCTAGCAGAAAAACTAAATGATTCAAGTGATAAGTTCGGAGACTTTGGTATGACAAGTGAAAACTTGGCTGAAGGTTTTGCAGAGTTTATTGAAACACAACGTATGGCTGGAAATATAGATAGAACTCAGGTAGGCTACGGAGACAAGTTAGTCAAAGCATATCAGGAATTGTTAATTGAAACAGGTTCATATGCAAGTGCTACAGCATTCACAAGAAAGCAGATGTTGGAATCATACACAGAGGCTATGAGTGCTCCAGTATTTGCAGGTACAATGAAAATATTAGATAAACTTGGTGAAAATGCCACAAAAGAAGCGGCTCAGGCAATACAAGTACAGTTAAAGTTACTTGAAAAAGGTGGGGTTACAGATATAGCAACACCATTACTTGGTGCTTTTGAACAGGCGTTGAGTGCATCAACAGGCGACTTAAAGAGTTTTGATATTACTAGTTACCTAGCAGAAAATGGCGGTGAACAATTAATTGCAACACTCGATAATGTAAATTCTACCCTATTACAAGATATTAATAGATCAATCCGTAATGGTGAGAAGCTGTCTGGAGATATGATACAGCAGTTAATGGCGGCGTATGAGAGTGTTAAGCCAGGAATGGTTATTCCTGCTGGTGCAACAGATGGCTTAATGGGTTACATGAAGAGAACACAGAATCAAATGGAAGAATTCCGTTTAAAAACTAAAGCAGTTTCTGAAATGTCAGAAGAAGAACGTAAAGAACTTAAAAACAAACATAAGAAAGATCTAAAGGGTGCAGGACAGTTAACTAAAGTAATGAATGATGTTACAGAGGGATACCTAAACGCAATGGATGCCTTGACACTTCCAATGGATAAATTCGCTACAGTACTAAACACAGTAACAACTGGTTTGAGCAACGTGGCAGGTGGAGCCAAAAACAATGCTAGTGGTCAAAACTTTATGCCTGGGTATGAGGGATATTACGACATGGGTAAAGAACATAGATCTCCAAACAGAACTCCAATGGCGGCTGGTGGGTATGCTACCCCAGGATCAATAGGCATTGTGGGAGAAGAAGGTCCGGAATTATTACAAATGGGTGCCATGGGCGGAACAGTAATGTCTAATATGGTATTAAATAATTTGGTTGACAGCTTCAAAGAAAGCATGTATAATGAAGATAATAAAGCTATGGTATCTCCCAATAGTTCAATTGGCTCGTCATTAATTAGTGAATATGAACAGGCATTGGCAGGCGATACTTCGGAATCCGGTGAAAGTATGAAGGGTCTAGAAGAAATCTTAGAGATGAAAAAACAAACTGTTACATCTTTAAAAAATCTAGACAGCGTATTAACTGGTATGTTTGCTCTAAGCGAACAGCGATCAATTGCTTCTGAGATGTCTTAATTAAATTATAGCTAAATACATTAAATAAAAGGTTACAAAAATGAGTTGGAAGAAACATTTTACGAGATATGATGGTGACGCAAAAGCTGGCCAAACGAAGGCGAATCGTTGGCAGAGTTGGTTACCTGAAGTATACTCCGGCATGCCAAATCGTACAGAGCGTTATGTTCAGTATGATCAGATGGATCAAGACAGTGAAATTAATGCGGCATTGGATACTATTGCAGAATTTAGTACACAAAAAGAAATAAAGAACCTACTACCATTTGAGATCAACTATAAAGATGATGCAACTGAATCAGAAGTCAATGCATTGGAAACAGGATTAAAACAATGGTGTAATATTAATGATCTAGAAAGACGTGTATTCGGTATGTTTAGAGCATCAATTAAGTATGGCGACCAGTTCTTTATTCGTGATCCAGAAACATTTAAACTAATATGGGTTGATCCTAGTGATGTCAGTAAAGCGATTGTTAATGAAAGTAGTGGTAAAGAAATTGATCAGTATATCATTAAAAATGTTGCATTAAACTTACAAGACATGGTAGCAGTTGATACAAAAAAGACTGCCAATGTTGCACAAAAAGGACAAACAACAAGTTATACAACTCCACCAAATACCAATGCAGGTGTTTATCATGGTAATTATAATAGTAGTAATACTGAATATGCAATTGATGCCAGTAACGTTATCCATATTGCATTAACAGATGGTATGAGTGCAAACTGGCCTTTTGGAACAAGTATTCTTGAAAGTGTATTTAAAGTATATAAGCAAAAAGAATTACTAGAAGATTCAATTATTATTTACAGAGTACAACGTGCTCCTGAAAGACGTGTGTTTTATATTGATGTTGGTAATATGCCGGCCCATAAAGCAATGAGCTTTGTTGAGAGAGTTAAAAACGAAGTACACCAAACTCGTATACCTAATAAGACAGGTGGCGGAACAAATGTAATGGATGCGGCCTACAATCCACTATCAATTATGGAAGACTACTTCTTTGCTCAGACGGCAGAAGGTCGTGGTTCTAAAGTTGATGTGTTACAGGGTGGCGATAACTTAGGTGAGATTGATGACCTAAAATACTTTAATAACAAACTTATGCGAGGTTTAAGAGTACCAAGTAGTTACCTTCCAACAGGTGGCGAAGATGGAACAGCAACGTATAATGATGGTAGAGTTGGAACAGCTCTAATCCAGGAATTTAGATTCAGCAAATACTGTGAAAGGATTCAAGCAATTCTACAAACTTCACTTGATACTGAATTTAAACTTTTCCTCAGACACAGAGGAATTGAAATACCAAGTAGTTTATTTGATCTACAATTTACTGAGCCACAGAGCTTTAGTCAATATAGAGACATTGAACTAGAATCCCAACGAGCTACACTATTCTCACAGATTGAAGGTGTTGGTTACTTGAGTCGTAGATTCTTAATGAAGAAGTATCTAGGCCTAACTGAAGATGAGCTAGTTGAAAATGAACGTATGTGGAGAGACGAAAACGATATTAAGTCAGAAGCAGAAGTAGACTCTAAAGGAGATCTTGGAAGTCTAGGATTACGTTCAGGTGATGTTGAAGGATTTGAACCTACTGATGTCGATGCAGAAGTAGATGATATTGATGGAGATGTACCCGGCATTGATGATGGTGGTGAATCTCCTATATCAGGAGACGCTCCGGAGGAGAACTAAGATGAGATTTGGTGAATTAGCACAATCGGCTGAGAATGATGAGTACAATAAATGGGATATCGATGATACTCGACGCCCTAGACTTACATTAAGACAACTTAATAAGATGCGTGGCATGAGAGAAATCGCAAAGGCAGAGCATATTGAACAAGTTGATCAGTTTAAAACAATGTACGGTGCAACTGCTCCTGCCGAGTAAAACCCCTTAAAATTTATCTATAATCACCGAAAGCACGGTTTTAACCGTGTTTCGCCTTAGTTTACACCAATACGTCTTAAATATACATGTTATAACCTATCTATAGAAGGAGATTATTATGAGTGCTCAAGATCGTTATAAAAAAATCGTAGAGTCCCTAGTAAATGATGAGACAGATCAAGCGTCTGAACTTTTACATGAGGCTTTCGTAGAAAAAGCTCGCGAAATCTGGAATGATTTGCTAGAGCAAGACGAACTCATCGAAGATGAGATCGAAGAAGAAGATATCGAAGAAGCAATTGGTGATGAAAAATCTGGAGATTTTCTAGACGACATCGAAACTGATAAAGATGAGATTGAAAGTGAAGAAGCTTTTGGTGAAGCTGACGATGAAGAGGATGAAGGTGAACTTGATCCTGCTGATATGGAAGCCGAACTAGAATTAGCTGACCCAGACATGGGCGACATGGACGCTCCAGAAGGAGAAGAAGGTGTTGAAGCGGCTATGGATAATGTTGAAGATGCTCTAGCGGCATTGAAGGCAGAATTTGCATCTATTATGGGTGACGATGACGGAGAAGTAGAAGGCGATCCAGAAATGGATATGCCGGAAATGGAGTCAGAGGAACTAGCTTTCGAAGAAACTGATGAAGTTGATGAAGAAGTAGAAGAACTAGATGAAGCAGCAGAACTTAAAGCCGTTAGTGCCCCAGCAAACACTGGTGGAGACGATGGTAAAAAGTCCCCTATTGCAGACTTGAATAAAGGAAAAGATCCTGCTAAAGGAACTGGAGAGAACAAAGAGGCTTCTGCAGTTAACTTTGCTGGTGGCAATGAAAAAGGCGGTAAAGCACCTGCACCGAAGGCAATGAGCGTAACAACTCCTGCTGATGCTGGTAGTCCAAAGCCTGCTCCAAAGCCAAAAGGATAATTGATAATGCGTAATGTAACTCTAACTGAACGTCTATCTTTCGATAAGGCAAATATCATCGTTGAATCCAAAGAGGATGGCAACGGCGGTAAAAACCTATACATGGAAGGTATCTTCGTTCAGGGTGACAAACGCAATCAAAACAAAAGAGTTTACCCTACAAGTGAGATCCAACGTGCTGTTAAGAATATACAGACAAAGATCGATGAAGGGTTTTCAGTATTAGGTGAAGCGGACCATCCAGATGATTTACAAGTAAATCTAGACAGAGTGTCCCACATGATAGAAAAGATGTGGATGAACGGCGCTGATGGTTACGGAAGACTTAAACTATTGCCTACTCCAATGGGACAAATATGTATTACACTATTGGGGAACGGCGTAAAGCTAGGCGTGTCAAGTCGCGGCAGCGGTAACGTTACAGAATCAGGTAACGTATCAGAATTTGAGATACAGACGGTGGACATTGTTGCCAACCCAAGTGCTCCTGATGCCTATCCAGATCCACTCTACGAAGCTATTATGAATGGTCCTCGTGGAAATATTTTATTGGACGTAGCAACTGCAACTAATCATGACACAAAGGCACAAAAGTACCTCCAGGAAGAGGTACTTAGATTGATAAACAACCTAGGTATTAGGAGATAAGAATGGCTCATGCAATCGAACAACTCCTAAGTTCAGAAGTACTTTCAGAAGAGGTCAAAACCACACTTTCAGAAGCGTGGGAATCCAAACTTTCTGAAGCTCGCGAAGAAATCACTGTTGAATTACGTGAAGAATTTGCGAACCGTTATGAAGCAGATAAAGATCAAATGGTAGAGGCACTAGATGCCATGCTAACTGATACTTTAAAAACAGAACTAACAGAATTTGCTCAAGATAAGAATGAGGCTGTAAAAGCTAAAGTTCTATATCAAAAGCAAATTTCAGAACATGCAAAACTTCTAGATGGTTTCGTAATGGAAACCCTTAAAAAGGAAATCCAAGAATTACGTGACGATCGTAAATTACAAGAAGGTAACTTTGTAAAGTTAGAGGACTTCGTAATGGAGCAACTAACAACTGAACTTAATGAATTCCACCAAGATAAGAAAGACGTTCTCGCAGAGAAAGTCAAATTGGTGAAAGAAGGTAAGAAAATGATTGCCGAAGCAAAGGCGAAATTCATATCTAAAGCAAGTACTAAACTAGCTGGTATTGTAGAATCTACACTAACAGCAGAATTAGGACTACTTAAAGAAGACATTCAGAAAGCAAAAGAAAATAACTTTGGTCGTAAGATCTTTGAAACTTTTGCAGCTGAATTTATGAGTTCCAACTTAGCGGATGGTACACAAGTTTCAAACTTAGCTCAGGAATTAGAAAATATGAAGAAGCAACTAGCTGAATCAGAAACACTAATGGCTGAGAAAGACGGTAAAATAGTTAAAGCAGAAAAGAAAGCAGATCGTATTGCGGAAGCAAACGAACGTGCTGGTGTTCTAGCAGAACTACTTGGCCCTCTTGCAAAAGACAAGCGTGAATTGATGGGTAATTTACTTGAATCAGTAGCGACTACTAAATTAAAAGTGTCCTATAACAAGTATCTACCAACTGTTTTAAATGAAACAGTTAAAACAACAACAAAAGCGAAAACACTAAATGAATCTCAGAAGACTGAGATTACAGGTAACAAGGCAAAGACACAGGATACTGATGTGGACGCTGAAATTATTAACCTAAGAAAATTAGCCGGTATTAATTAACTTTAAAGGAGATACCAAAATGTCACAAAACCTATTTGAAAACTGGAGTGTAACTAAAGACGCTCTAACTGACGGTTTGACAGGCAACAAGAAAGTCGTAATGGAAACAGTTCTTGAGAACGCAAAAATACAACTTTCAGAATCAGCCTTATCAGGCACAACAATGGCAGGTAACATTGCAACACTAAACAAAGTTATCCTTCCAGTAATCCGTCGTGTCATGCCAACTGTCATCGCTAACGAACTAGTTGGCGTACAACCAATGACTGGTCCAGTAGGCCAGATCCATACACTTCGTGTACGTTATTCACAAGCAGCTGCAGGCGTAGCCGCTGGTGATGAAGCACTATCACCATTTGCAATTGCAAAAGGTTATTCAGGTAATGCTAGTACAGGAAAAGCTGATTCAACATCAGCATACGAAGCCGAAGCTGGACGTAAGATGTCCATCCAGGTACTAAAACAAACTGTTGAAGCTAAAACACGCAAACTATCAGCACGTTGGACTTTTGAAGCAGCACAAGATGCTCAATCAATGCACGGTCTAGACGTTGAAGCTGAAATTATGCAGGCTCTAGCTCAAGAGATCACAGCTGAAATTGATCAAGAAGTTTTAACTTCACTTGATACATTAGCTGGTACGGCTGCAGATACTTACAACCAAGCTGGTGTAAGTGGTACTCCAACATTCGTTGGTGACCAACATGCTGCCCTAGCAGTTCTAATTAATAGATCAGCTAACCTAATCGCGGCAAGAACACGTCGTGGTGCAGGTAACTGGGTTGTGGTTTCACCAACAATCCTAACAGTACTACAATCAGCGACAACTTCAGCGTTTGCAAGAACAACTGAAGGTCCTTTTGAAGCACCTACAAACACAAAATTCGTTGGAACTCTAAACGGTACAATGAAAGTATTTGTAAACCAGTATGCGGCAGATTCTGCCAACGTACTAGTAGGCTACAAAGGCGAAGGCGAAATTGATGCGGCAGCTTTCTATTGCCCATACATTCCGTTGATGTCATCTGGTACAGTACTAGATCCAGCAACATTTGAGCCAGTAGTTTCATTCATGACCCGTTATGGTTATGTAGAGCTAACTAACCAAGCTTCATCCCTTGGTAATGCAGCTGACTACCTAAGCAAAATTGCTGTTAACAGTGGTAACCTTAGCTTCCAGTAAAATTTATTTTACAAGGAAAACGAAAACAGCACCTTCGGGTGCTGTTTTTTTATGACAAAAATAAACTAAATACATATATAGAACGAATTGGAGAGTTTTGAAATGGCAACCATAATCAACCCTGATAACGGAGAGTTTATCGTAAAAGGAACTATAACGTCTAGTGCCTCAGGAGCGTCTAGTTCTGAAAAAATTAGAATTACAAGTACTGATGATATAGACCTAAATAGCATTCCAGTAGATTTTGCGTCCGCCGATGTTGCACTAAACATTGCAGGCGGTGTTTATACTGCTGGAAATCATTATATAGATGGAACATTTGTTGCTAACGGAGATATTGTATCTTTAGGTAACGTAGGTGGAAGCCTAAGTCTTGGAGCAAATATTAGTAGTAACCTCATACCTAGTACAAACAACAGTTTTAGTATAGGTAATGCTTCAAATAATTGGGCAAAAGTATATATGAGTCATTTAATCCTAGATGATGACGAACAAACAATTACATCTGGATGGACAGATGGAAATTCCACAAGTAAGATTACTTCAGGAACATCAAGCACTCTATCTTTAGGTGCTGGAACAGTAGGCGGAGTATATGTATTTTATGTTGATTCAACAGGTGCAGGTTCTGGAACAGTAACTATAACACCAGCCACAGCTAACGGTTTCTCTACTATGACATTTAGTAATGCCGGAGATAGTCTAACTGCTACATATAGGGCAGACGGTTGGACAATTATCAACGCTTTTAGGACTGCGATAGCTTAATAATATCGTATAAATACATTAAGGAACCAGAGGAATTATAAATTGCCAATTAATATAAATCATGCACAAAATAAACTCTCAACAGACAGTACGTTAACGGTTGATTCAACTAGTAACGTTAGTCTAAGTGGAACTTCGCAAATTAAAGATGCCGTTGATCCAACTGATGCACAAGATTTAACAACAAAGGCATACGTCGACTCACAAGTAGCAGGCGGTGGTGGCGATCTTACGTTAGGTACACCAACAGATGGAACTTTCGGTGATGGTTCATATAAAGATTTAGATTCAACTGCAACAATTACAGATGCAATTGATGATATAAATGAAACAATGGAAAACATTCGCAACAATACGTTTGTTCGTGATGTTGATTTTACTGCTGACGTTGATACAGGCGGCGCAGGTTTATTAGTAACATTAACAACCACAGTAGATGGAAATGCAAACCAATTTGTAATCGATTGGGGAGATGGATCAGGTATTGACACAGTAGTTGATACAACACCTTCACATACATATAATACAAATGTTGGAAGTCCTTTTAATGTTTCAGTAACTGCAAAAAATACAAGCGGTAGTGGATCTGGATCCAATTCAGTAGAACAAAAGAATTCTTTTATTACAATTTTTACAGCAACACCGGTTCTTAATTTAGCGGCCTATTCAGCTAGTGCAGGAGGTAGTCCTATAACACAATGGGACGACGGCGACACAGTATATTTTGAGAATACAACAACTAATACATCAGGAGCATCACTACAATATACATATAATTGGGGAGATGGAACAAGTATTGATACAGTAAATGCAGACTCTGATCCAGGTGGAGTAGGAGGCGGACGCCTTGCTCACACGTTTGCAACAGCAGGATCAGAAACAGAAGTTACTAGATTAGTTACCTTAACTCTTGTATCACATTCAACAGCAACACCATCAGAAATTCCAATTGTTGAAACTGATAGTTTTAAAATATATGATGAACATACTCCTAGTTTGACAATATCTGCCACTACAGGAATTAATGAATTAGCATCTAGTGGTCTAGATGTAACAGTAACAAACACGACAGAAACAACAATAGGTAGTTATTCTACATATGGTATTCAATATTTATGGACATGGGGTGACGGCACAACAGATTCTGTAAACACAGGATCTGGATTTTTTGGTGATACTGGAAATACTTTAGATCATACATATGTACTAAGCTCCAGTGACCAAGCAAATGGCGTTGCTCAAGATTACACAGGTAATCTACAAGTTATAAGTAATCATTCAAACAGTCCTTTCTCAAGTACTAACTTTACTGTTCACTTGGAACCAGATGTTAGAGCAAACATTGCCGGTACAGCCGTATCAATAAGTGATAGAAATGGTGATAACCAATTTGATTTATATGATGGTGTTGATTATAACGGTGTGAATCGTGCTTTATTCCGTGCTACAAATACATCACAAAACGGAGATGCATATGTATACGATTGGGGTGACTCAAGTGCAGATGAAAATGTTACTGAAGATGGATCATCACCAGGAACAATATTTGCCACAATAGATCATGACTATAGTGGTGAATCAACTGGTAATAAAACATTTAACTTTACAGCAAATGGTACACCTGATATCACAGCACAAACAGATTCAGAATCATTAACAGTACAACTTAATAGTGTTCCGGTAGCACCAGATGGATTAAGTACGAAGAGCCTAACACTACAGGATAGTTACCAAGGAATTTCACCAGCGTTAGCATATGGGTATACAGACAATAGTGCAACTAGTCCTCTATCAGTAGGAGAAAGTTTAACCTCAACAACAGCGAGACGTTATGCAACAGGAACAATTGATACCAATGTTGTTACCAATGTATATGATGCAACAACTGGTATAGTAAGTGCTAAGATTAACGGAGTAGATGTAGGTAATAGAACACTTTCAACAACTCTAAATGAAAATGGAACATATACTAAACTAATACTATCCAATAATGGAGATGCAAATACTACAATTAGTAGCACAACGTATCCAACTGGATTTTATCAAACATTCAATGCAAAGATAACACAAGCAATTGCAGATTATCCTGTAGGATTAAGTGATGAGAGAATTGAACACACAACAACTGGTAACACCAATTATGTTTCTGTTCTTAAAGATGATGTAACAACAACACCTACAGTAGATTTATCAAACGCAACACTTGTAGAAGATGTTGCTGGCACTTTGAGACAAATAAGTGGCATTAGTTATTATAATACTGGTTCTCCTAGTTTAACATTATCAGGTGTAGAACTTTATAATTGGATTGGCCAGTCATTTAGAGATGAAACAAATATATTTGAGATCCGTAATGGTACAAACTATGAAAGCACAAGCGGAGCAACTATTAGTACACAGTATAAAACTTATGCAGACCTACAGGGTGGTATAAACTATATTACTGGCGGAGCACCACATGCCAATACAGGTAAAGATGTTTCAAACAGTTATGAAATTGGAGCTCAAACAATTAGTTTAACTACAAGTACTACATATGGGGTTGAAACAATTAAGTTTAGAGCGTATAATGTAAATGGTACTGGAAGTTTTTCCGAATTCACAAATAAGAAGATACAGTATCACAAGTCAAGTCCTTTTGGAATTGTTGAAGATGATATAGACGTTAATAGTAGCCTGGGTAACGGAGACTTTACTGATAATGGATTGCGTATAGCAGACTTCTTAAGTGAGACAACTGATAATCCAGCAATTAATGGATCAACTAATTATTACACAAACAACTTATTTACAGGTGCCGAGACAGTACAAGGAACAAAAGAAGCTACAATTAGATTTGGAGTATTAAAAAACTACATAGAAGATTTAAGCACTGATTATTTGCCAGCAGGTCCTGATAGAAGTGGTGATAATGGAAGACAGTATTTTACTTTTGCTTTCCGTAGAAAAGTTGTTGCTAACTTTGATATTTCTATTAATTCATCAACTGGTATTGCGGGCGTTTGGATTGCGGCACCGGGTACTGGCATAGATAGTTCATCAGGATTAAATGGATGGCTAGATGCAACTGCACAATATTTAGGTGTTGGTGTGCCGGGTAGTAACACAGGAGCAGGCGGTAATGGTGGAAATGGGTGTGCTTTAACTGGTGGAGATGTTATTTCTACAGGAGTAAGCATAAACAATAGTTTTACACTTACATTAGGAAGTGAGAATATGAGTAATGCAACAGGAAATGTTGTGTTAGTTAGAATTGCATTAGATGGTAATGAAAGTATCTCAAGTCTAAGTATTGAGGAGGCGGCCTAATGGCAATTTCAGACGGCCAAAAACTTGACTTTGTATGGAAAAAATTAGGTTATGGTGCAGCCAAAACTGATTTAAACAGTAATAAACTAGCGGCCAACGAAGCCATTGTTAGTCCGCTATTACTCAGAGGAGATAAGATCCTAACAGATGCTGGCAGTATTCCAGCAGTTATTCCAGGATCAAGTACTAGTGCAGTTACAGTTTATTCTACTCCGGTTGAGTGTACAAATGATGTAACAGCGTCAGCAAATAGAACATGGAAAACAGACCTAACAGATTGGATTACCCCAGAATTTGGTTCAACATATCTAGTTAAAGTATACATCCATACGGCAGGAGATGCGGCCGGAGCCTCCGGTATTAGCAGACAGGTGTTTGTTACTGGTAGTGGTAATAATGACGAATGGTTCTTTGATTACCAAGCGGGTGTGTTAAACTTTATCGGTGATAATTTACCTAATGGAAAAACTTTTACTGGAAATAGCGTTTATATTTCAGGTGCTAGATATGTAGGAACATTTGGATTAAGTGCTTCTGCAAGTCAAGGTTTAACAATAGCAGAAGTAAATGACAGTCCAAACGTTAATGTTGGAAATGCTTCTCAAATTAGATTTAATACTACAAACGGTTTTGAATTAACGGACGAAGGATCAGGATCTGTACTAGTTGAATATACAGCAGGTGCAACTAGCCTTACTGATTTAAGTATCACAGACGGAACAGCAGGACAAGTACTTAGTACTGATGGTAATGAAAACTACTCATTCCAAGATTCTATTTTAACTGGAACTGTTCCAACAGGAGAGGTTTTTAATCCAGCCTCCAATCAAACTGCATTTACACTTGCAACAACTCCTGCAAACGAAGAAGCTATTGATGTATATGTTGATGGTGTTATACAAGTACCTGGAGCAAGTGAAAACTTTTCAGTTTCAACTAATACATTAACATTCACTTCAGCAGTACAGTCAGGCAGTGAAGTATTTGTTAAACACAGAACACCACATGCAACTGTGGCGGCTGTCAACGCAAATTCAATTACAAACAATAATCTAAACTTAACTTATACAAGTCATGAATTTACTGGAGACGGCACAACAACTGACTATACAATACAAGCAGAACATTCAGTACATAGTGTCCTTGTTTTTGTTGCTGGACTTTTGGTATCAACTTCCACTTACACAATTTCAGGAAGTACATTAACATTTACTACTGCTCCAACTGTTGGACAGGACATATTCTTTAGGTATATGCCAGTATAAAGTTACCCTAACAGTTATGTAGATCTCTATCTCATTTAAAAACAGACTACTTAACTCCTTTCACAATTATATAAATATTACTAGGAATAGCTCTAGCCAGCTATTACCTCGCCTTTGTCCTGAGGACAAAGGATCATTATAATGAATGGGGAATTTAAACATGGCTTTTAGACAAATTAAAACTCCCGCTCTCGCGAATCTGGCAGTAACAAATGTCAAGTTAGATGTAACGTCGATAACCGGTCAAACGGCGTTGAGTACAATATCTAGCAAGGCAAACGATGTTATTATGATTTTCGATAGTGCGAATTCTGCCTTAAAGAAGATATCTATTACAGACTTGATTACAACAAGTTTGACAACAACAGATCTTCCAGAAGGTTCTAACAAGTACTTTACAACAGGCAGAGTAGATACACAAATCGATGCATACCTTACAGGTGGCACAGGTGTTGGTGTATCTTCAGGCGAAATTAGTATTGGACAAGCAGTAGCAACAAGTGATTCAGTTGAATTTGCTGGTATTACAGGACCTTTAACAGGTAATGTAACTGGTAATATTGACGGTATCGTTGGTGGTAACACACCGGCTGCTGGTACATTTACAACAATTAACACATCAAGTAATGTGGTAGTTGGCGGAAACTTGACAGTTTCAGGAACAACAACAACTGTTAGCTCAAATGAAGTTAACATTGGTGATGCTATCCTACTACTGAATAGTGACGAAACAGGGTCAGCGTCAGAGAACGCTGGTATCGAAATTGAGCGTGGAACAGATGTAAATAAGACTTTAATCTGGAACGAAACTACTGACAAATGGACAGTTGGTGCAGAAACTTTTGTAGCAGGTGCATTTGAAGGAGACCTTACAGGTGATGTAACAGGTGACGTAACTGGTGATTTAACTGGTGACGTAACAGGTAATATTACTTCAGCAGGTGCTTCAGTATTCAGTGGTACAATCAACCTAAACGGTGCGGTTGTTTCTAATGCGGCATTTGATCTTACTGGTGATATCACTGGTAACATTGCTTCTGCAGGATCAAGTTCATTTGCAACTGTTGATATCAATGGCGGTGCTATTGACGGAACTACAATTGGATCCACCACACCTTCAACTGGTGCTTTCACTACAATAACTTCAACTCTTGGTTATACTGGTGCAGTAACTGGTGACTTAACTGGTGACATCTACTCAAATGATGGCGCAGTCAAGGTTCTTGACAACGGTACAGACGGTACTGATGCTACAGCGATTATGGATGTTACAGGTGACCTAACAGGTAATGCCTCAACAGCCACAACATTGGCAACTGCAAGAAACTTTAGTGCTACAGGTGACATAACAGCCGCCGCAGTATCATTTAACGGTTCTAGTAACGTTGCTCTATCAACTGCATTGGCAGCTTCTGGCGTAACAGCTGGTACTTATGGTAGTTCTTCAGAAATTCCTGTACTTACAGTGGATGCTAAAGGACGTATTACAGCGGCTACAGTAGCAGCTTCAGGTGCAACATTAACAATTGGTGATGGTGCGTCAACTGATGATGTTATCGTTGGTACAGATACACTAGCTTTTGTTGGTAGTACAGGCGTAACTTCAGCAGTTACTAACAATACAGTAACACTAAGTATTGGACAAGATGTTGGTACTTCTTCAGACGTAGAGTTTGGTGGAATTACTGGTTCATCTCTTACAGATGGTGTTGCTACACTTAATGGTAGTGGTGCTTTAGCTGGAGTAACAACATTTACTTCAACTGGTAACGTTAACATCAATAATACTTTTACTATAAACGCAACAACAGGTATGGCTTCCGGTAATTTAACTGGTGACGTAACTGGTAATGCAGATACGGCGACTTCACTTGAAACAGCTCGTGCATTAAGTTTAACAGGTGACGCTACGGCTTCCCTAGCAGGCTTTGATGGTTCAGCTGATGTTTCTGCAACATTAACTCTTGCGGCTACAGGTGTGGCAGCAGGTTCAACTGGTAGTGCAACACAAATTCCAGTAGTTACTGTTGATTCAAAAGGTCGTGTAACAGGAATGAGTACAGCATCTCCGGCAGTCAGTATTGACTATGCAGGTGATACAGGTACTGATGCCCTTATTACAAATACTGAAACACTAACATTTAGTGGTGGTACAGGTCTTACTTCAGCCGTAACGGCGAACCAAGTAGAATTTCTATTGGCAGATACAGCCGTTACAGCGGCAACTTACGGTACTTCAAGTGCAGTAGGAACATTTGCCGTTGATGCTCAGGGTCGTATTACAGGTGCAAGTGAAACTGATATTGCTATTAGTACATCGATTGCTGGTGACTCTGGAACTGAGAGTATTGCTCTTGGAACAGATACCCTAACAATTGCTGGTGGAACAGGACTAACATCTACAGCGGCTAGTGACACAGTTACTATTGCTCTAGATAATACAGCCGTAACTCCAGGTACAGTTGGTAGTGCAACAGAGATTCCAGTTATTACAATTGACCAACAAGGTCGTATTACTGGTACAACTGTAGCGACAACAAGCACTTCACAGACAATTGCTGGTGACTCAGGAACTGACCAAGTTGTTAGTTTCACAGACACACTAACATTTGAAGGTGGAACAGGTGTAACAACAACTGTAACAGATAACAAGGCAAGTTTTGCTATTGGACAGGCTGTTGCAACTTCAGACAACGTAACATTTAACAATGTAAACGTTTCTGGTACACTAACATCAGATGACTTAACATCAACTGATATTACAGTGGCTGGTAACGCAACAGTTAGTGGAAACCTAACAGTTAACGGTACAACAACTTCTGTAAATTCAACAACAGTACAGATTGACGATCCAATCTTTACACTAGGTGATAGTGGAATTTCCGCAGACGACAACAAAGACCGCGGTATTGAATTCCATTGGCATAATGGTACAGCAGCGAAAACTGGATTCTTCGGATATGATGATTCAGCTTCTAAGTTTGTATTCTACAATGACGCAACTAACACTGGCGAAACTTTTGCTGGTACGGCTGCTGATGCAGAATTTGGTGACTTAGTTGTAACTAGTGTAACTTCAAGTAGTGACTTTGTCGGTGACTTAACAGGTAATGTAACTGGTAACGTAACTGGTGACTTAACTGGTGATGTGACTGGTGATGTGACTGGTGATGTAACTGGTGATCTAACTGGTAATGCCGATACAGCAACAGCTCTAGCAACAGGTAGAACAATTGCAATTACTGGTGATGCAACATACACTTCAGGAGCATTTGATGGTTCTGCTGGCGTAACTGGTGCAATGACTTTATCAGCAAGTGGTGTAACTGCAAGTACATATGGTTCAGGAACAACAATTCCTGCTATCACAGTAGATGCAAAAGGTCGCATTACAGCCGCAACTTCAGAAACATTTGCAGTAACACAAGCAATTGCTGGTGACTCTGGAAGTGATAATGTTGGACTAGGTAGTGATACCCTAACATTTGAAGGTGGAACTGGTGTTACAACAACAGTATCTGATAACAAGGCAAGTTTTGCTATTGGACAAGCAGTCGCAACTACAGACAGCGTAACATTTGGTGACGTAACAACAACTAACGGTATTGCCATTGGCGGTGCTCTAGGAGTAACTGGTGAATCAACATTAGCAAGTGCTATTATTAGTGATTTAACAGCAACTCGTGTTGTATTTGCTGGTACAGATGGTGCAATTGAAGATAGTGCAAACCTAACATTTAGTGGTTCTCTACTAGATATTACTGGTGATGCTACTGCTTCAGGAACTATCACAGGTGGAACACTAACTGACGGAGCGGCAAGCTTCACAAGTGGTGCTCTAACAGGTGCAACCACTGGTGCATTTAGTAGTAACGTAACAATCGGCGGAACAGCAGGTATTACAGGACTAACAACAATGTCAACAGCGGCAGTAACAAGTACAAGTACATTTACTGGTGCAATTACAGCCAATGGTGGATTAGTTGGAGACGTAACTGGTGATATTACTGGTACAGTTTCAGACATTAGTAATCATAACTTAAACGGACTAGGCGATGTAACAATTTCTAGTGCGGCAAACGGTCAAGTTCTACAATGGAACGGATCTGCTTGGGTTAATGCTACTAAGTTCTTTGCACTAACATCTTTAACAGATGTTGGCGATAGTTCACTAACAGGTAAAGGCGATTATCTACTACAAGTTAAAGCAGATGCAAGTGGATTTGAATTAGTTGATCCATCAACTGTATCATTTAGTTCGCAAAATCGTGTCACAATAAACGGTGATGGTGTTGCAACTACATTTAACTTAGGATTTACTCCAAACTCAGCAACAATGGTGTTTGTGGGCGGTGTTATCCAGGATCCAAGTACACACTATACTATCGATACAGATAATGATCAGATTACTTTAGGCTCAGTAATGCCAACAGGTACATCAGCGGTTATTATGAGTACTGAAAGTAGTGCGGTACCATATGTTCCAACAAATGGTGTTGGTACAACTGAAATCCAGGACGATGCAATCACATCAGCAAAAATTGCCGATGGTAATGTTACTAGTGCTAAATTGGATACCAACATTGCTATTGCAGGTAACTTAACTGTTGCCGGTGATGCAACAATTAGTGGTAACCTAACATTTGGTGATGCGGCAACTGACACAGTTAGTTTTGGAGCCGATATCGCAAGTGATATTCTTCCAAATGCAAACAACACACTTGATTTAGGTGCTAGTGGTATAGCGTTTGCTGAAGTACACGCTACTAACTTTTACGGAATCCATAACGGTAACGTAACAGGTAATGTAACTGGTGATATTACAGGTGATGTAACTGGTAACGTAACTTCTGCAGGAACAAGTGATTTCTCAGGAACTGTAGACTTTACAGGCGCAACTATTACTGGACTATCAACTACACTAACAGGTAACTTAACTGGTAACGTAACAGGTAATGTAACTGGTGATTTAACTGGTGATGTTACAGGTGATGTAACTGGTAACGTAACTGGTGATTTAACTGGTGCTTCAGCTGGTGCACATAACGGTACAATTGGTGCAACAACTCCAACAACTATCGTTGGTACAACAATCGGTGGTACAGTTATTACAGCAAGTACAAACTTTGCAGGTGATATTACTGGTGATGTAACTGGTAACGTAACTGGTAATGTAACTGGTAACGTAACAGGTAACTTAACTGGCGATGTAACTGGTGATGTAACTGGTGACTTGACAGGTAATAGTGCTGGTACACATACTGGTGCTTCTGTTGGTGCTCACACTGGTGCAGTAGACGGCATCTTGGGTGGTAACACTCCGGCGGCAGCTACAGTAACAACAATGACAGCAAGTAGTGACGTAATTGTACAAGGTAACTTTACAGTTTCAGGAACTACAACCACAGTTAACTCAAATGATGTTAACATTGCAGACTCAACACTAACACTTAATAGTGATGAAGCTGGAACTCCTTCACAGGATGCGGGTATTGTTATTGAACGTGGTACAGCGGCAAATGTTAGTTTCTTATGGGACGAAACAGGTGACCAATGGACTACAGGTACAGAAGCAATTAAATCTGGACACCTATTACCAGCAGCAGATGATACTTATGACCTAGGTGCAGACGGAAACGTTTGGAGAGACTTATATCTAAGTGGAAGTACAATCAAACTTGGTGGTGCAACTCTTAGTGCTAGTGGATCTAACCTAAGTATGGGATCTGGATCCTTTGATCTAAGTAACAGTACAACTGCCAACTTAGCTGAACATACAGACTACAAGTATTATACTGATACAAGAGTTAGAACACACATCGAAGGTGCAGACCTGGCTATGGGTGCTAACAATATCACAACTACTGGTAAGATGTTATACAGTAACGTTTATAGTGCAGAAGGCGATCTTCCAAGTGCAAGTACATATCACGGTATGTTTGCACACGTTCATGGAACAGGATTGGCTTACTATGCTCACGGTGGAAACTGGGTCAAACTAGCAAAGCATGATGATAGTATTAAGAGCAATGCTAATGATACTGCTTCTGGACAAATTACATTTAGTAACTCAACTAACTCAACATCCGCAACTACAGGTGCAGTAATTGTAACTGGTGGTGTTGGTGTAGGTGGTAACATTTATGCTAGTGGTGACGTAACTGCTTACTCAGATGAATCCCTAAAGACTAATATCCAAACTATTGATAATGGTCTAGATAAAGTGATGGCACTTCGTGGTATTACTTTCGATCGTATTGCAGATGGATCTACATCAACTGGTGTATCCGCTCAAGACGTGAAGGCGGTTCTTCCGGAAGCTGTGGCAACTGATGACGAAGGTCTAATGGCTGTTAAATATGGTAACCTAGTTGGTCTACTTATTGAAGCAATCAAAGATCTTAAGGAAGAAGTTAACGAGCTTAAGACATCTGGAACTGTACATTAATAGTAAAGTTTACAGAATAAAAAACTAATACTGGAAACGGGCAGGAAACTGCCCGTTTTCTTTCGTCTAAATTAATCAAGTATTATTGCTAAATACATACATACAAGCAACAGGAGACTGAGTCAAGATGACCTTCAGACAAATTAACTTATCGGCAGTCGAAACGACAATAACAGCCCTTGCTGATCCTCTAATAGCTCTTAACTCCTCCGCATCTGGTTCTAATTCCAAAGATCTTGGGATATTAATGAACAGAGGCTCGGATACAAACGTTGCTTTACTATGGGACGAATCAACAGATCAATTTGCTTTTGTTAGTACAAGTGAAACAGGTACAACAGCAGGCGATGTAACTATCACAGCTTATTCTGATCTTAGACTTAATGATCTAACAGCAGATGATATAACTAGTGCTACAATTTCAGCAACTTCAGGGTTTACAGGAAACTTAGTAGGTAATGTGGTTGGATCCACAACAGGAATTAACTATGGAAATGTAACGGTTGCAGTTGGTACAAGTACATTTAATAATATAACAATGGCTGGTAACTTAATTGTTAACGGAAGTACAACAACAGTTTCTTCAACAAATACTACACTTGCAGATAACCTAATAGAATTAAACTCAGGAGCAGGCGATAATGATGCTGATGCTGGTATTGTTATTGAACGTGGTTCAACAGGCGACAATGCATTTATGGGTTGGGACGAAAGTTCAGATTCGTTTATTTTGGGAACAACTACAGCCACTGGTTCAAGTATAGGCAACTTAACAATTACACCAACTGCACTTCATCTTGGTAGTTTAGATATAACAAATACAACCGCTGGTAGTGATGCAGGACCAGTAATTACATTACACAGAGATATAACTGGTGCAGACGCAAATTACATTGGACAAATAAAATTTACTGCGGATAATGATGCTGACCAAAGCACAGTATTTGCAAAGATTACTGGTAAGATTGACGATGCTAGTGATGGCACTGAAGATGGTATTATTGAAATTGCACATAAGAAAGCAGGATCAAATAATATTAGTGCAAGGTTTACAAGCGACAAACTTAAATTAATTAATGGAACAGGATTAGAAGTTGATGGTGACCTTAATATGGGTGACAATAATTATCTTAAAATGGGTGATGGTGAGGATTTTCAAATACACCATGATGGTACAAACAGTATAATAAGAAGTACTAACCACCGAACTTGGATACAAACAAATAGTATATTAGAAATTAGTAAATTTGGTGGTGCTGAATACATGGCAAGATTTATTGCCGATGGAGCAGTAGAACTTCGTCATAATAATACGGCAAGACTTACAACAACCTCAACTGGTGCAACTATTAATGGAAGTCTATTAACCACTAACATTTATGGTGCTAGTGATACTAATACTGGTATTCAGTTTGAAGGTTCAGATGTGATAACTTTACATACTGGTGGAGCTGAACATATTCGTATTGATAGTTTAGGTCGTGCTGGATTCGGTATTTCAAGTCCATTAGCCAGAATCCATGCAAAACAACATAGTGTATCTTATGGTATTGTTGTAGAAGCTAATGGAAACGACTCTTGGTTACGATTACATCATAACGATTCTTTAGGTATAATTGAAACAACTTATAATAGTTCAGCAGGCTTTTCTCCATTAACATTTAAAGTAAGTAATGCAGAACGTATGCGTATTGATACGTCAGGTCGTGTTGGTATTGGTACTAGCAGTCCATCAGAAGTTCTACATGTAGTAGGCAACATACTTGCAAGTGGTGATGTTACAGCCTATTCAGATGAAAGATTAAAAGATAACATACAAACAATTGACGGTGCTTTGGGCAAAGTCAATAGTATGCGAGGAGTAACATACACAAAAGATGGCTTAGAAAGCTCGGGTGTTATTGCACAAGAAATTGAAAAGATTGCTCCAGAACTTGTTAAAGATGGTGAATATAAATCCGTTGCATATGGCAACCTAGTTGGATATTTAATTGAAGCAATCAAAGAGCAACAAAAACAGATTGATCAATCCAAAACAGAGATTGAGAATCTTAAAAAAGAGATAAGGGGATAATAAAATGGCTTTTAAGTTAGGAAACCAAACAGTTTTAAATTTAGATGCGGCAGGTTCAACACAAGTTAGTAGTGCTTCTGGAAAAGATGTTGCATTGTATCCAGATCAGAATGTTTGGATAAAAGAAGGTACTAAATTAATTTTTGAAGGTACAACACCAGATGCTCATGAAGCTAAGTTACAGGCAACGACAGTAACAGCAGATAGAGATTTAATTTTACCAGATGAAAGTGGAACATTGGCTACCCAATCATATGTTAGCTCTGCAGTAGGTGGTTCAGGAGCGTTAGCAACAACCGGTGGTACAATGACTGGTGCTATAGAAATGGGCAGTAACAACATTACTACTACTGGTAAAGTATTGTTTGCTAATATGTATGCAACTGAAGGTGATTTACCAAGTGCAACAACATATCACGGTATGTTCGCTCATGTACATGCCACAGGCGCAGGTTACTTTGCACATGGTGGTGCTTGGAGAAAATTATTAGATGAAACATCATCAACAACTACAGATTTAACAGAAGGCACAAACTTATATTATACAGATGTTAGAGCCGATGCAAGAGTAACAAACGCTCTTGGTGGAACAATTTCCTCTTTAACAACTAGCGGAAACGTGTTAGTTGGTGGAAACTTAACAGTCAATGGTACTACAAATACGGTTACCTCAAATGAAGTTAATATTGGTGATAATATTCTAAAACTTAATGCAGATGAAACTGGAGCACCTAGTCAAGATGCTGGATTAGAAATTGAACGTGGTACTAGCACAAATGTTACTTTCTTATGGGACGAAGCAAATGACAGATGGACAACAGGTGGTGAAACCATTAAAGCTGGACACCTACTACCAGAGACAGATGTTACATATGATTTAGGTTCAAGTGCATTAAAATGGCGTGACTTATATCTGAGTGGTAGTACAATTAAATTGGGCGGAGCAACGCTTAGTGCTTCGGGTTCTAACCTAAGTATGGGATCCGGATCATTTGACTTATCCAATAGTACAACTGCTAATTTGCCGGAACATACTGATTACAAATATTATACAGATACAAGAGTGCGTACACATATGCAAGGTGCAGATTTAGATATGACTACAAATAAAATATTGTATTCAAATGTCTACGCCACAACTGGTGATTTACCAAGTGCGGCAAGTTACCATGGAATGTTTGCCCATGTACACGCAGAAGGTAAAGGTTATTTTGCACATGGTGGAGCATGGAAAGAATTAGTTGATACAACAACTAGTAGTACAATTAACTTACAGCTAAATAGTATTGGAGCAGGAACATCAGCCGGCGGTACAGCAGGTGATATTCGTGCAACAGCAGACATTACAGCATATTACTCTTCAGATGCAACGCTAAAACAAAACGTTGTACAAATAGAAAATGCATTAGATAAAGTCAACAGAATTCGAGGTGTTGAATTTGATTGGACACCTGAGTACTTGGGAGAAAAAGGCGGAGAAGATGGTTATTTTGTCCGCAAACACGATGTAGGTGTTATAGCACAAGAGGTAGAAGAAGTATTACCTGAAGTAGTAGGCACCAGAGACAATGGGATAAAAGCAGTACGCTATGATAGGATTGTAGCCTTGCTAATTGAAGCCATAAAAGAACAACAAACACAGATTGATGAGCTAAAAGAGTTAGTAAATCACAAAATGAATAAATAAGACTGTAATCAAATAAGGAGAGTATTACAATGGCATTACCAGCAACTGGTGCCACAATTAGCATTGGCACAATTAGAACATACTTCAGTTTATCAGGACAAAAATCCCTGCTAAACTTGGGAAATCATATTTCACCATCTGTAACAACTAATATCAGACTATCAGCTACATTTGGCGGATGGCAGAATCCAAATCAATGGGGTACAGATTCAGGTGTTGCACCGGACCAAGATGAATACGGTTCATCTAACTACTAAGATTTATATTAATCAGAGTCTGTTGTTTTTTACTTGACAACAGACTCTATTAATGTATAATATAAGAAGAGAAACCTCACAGTAAATTCACACAGGAGAAAAATAAATGAGTATTCGCACACGTTTCGAAATAGAAACATTTGTATTGGGATCACACCCCACACTAGAAAGAAAAGCACACGCCATTAAAGTTGAGTATGAGGCTGCCAAAGCATCTGGTCATCCAGACTTGCCGGTTTTAGAAGCAGTATATAACAACTTTGCATTAACAAATGATATTGATGCATTGATTGCCAACATTGAAACCACAGAAGAGACATATTGGGTAGAACGTTTAGCACGTTTGGCCGCAATTGATATCTTAACTATCGGTAAAGTACAACCTGAGACCATGCACCACATGGCATCACTAAATGATGATGCATTCGCGGCCAGTGTAAAGAGTGCAACTGTACTAGCTAAAACACTTAATGAATCAGTACGTGAAATTGAAATTGAATTAGGTACTGACTTAGTCCAAGACTAAATGGTAAGTATACCTAAATTCCATTATTCAGTGGGTACAAACGCCAAGGTTGCAATTTGCGTGCCTGTGCGTGATACGGTAACGGCAGTATTCACACAAAGTCTTGCCATGCTTACTAAAAAGTGTGGCGAGACTAAACAAAAGATATCACTACACATGGTAATGGGTAGTGAAGTTGCAATGCAACGACAACAACTAGTAGACGAAGCAATGGAAACTGATTGTACTCACATACTATGGTTAGATAGTGATATGTCATTTCCAACAAATACATTACAGGCATTGTTATCACACGATAAAGATGTCATTGCATGTAATTATAGTACAAGAATAGCACCACATCGACCAGTGGCATTTAAAAGCGAAAATGATTTAGATGTAAGAGTTGAAAGTGGTATCGGAATACAAAAGATATTTGCAGTAGGTATGGGTTGTATGTTAGTAAAACGACAAGTATATGAAGTAGTGGTTAGACCACATTTTAGTGTTACTTGGAATGATGATTATACTAACTTAGTCGGTGAAGATATATACCATTGTAATAAGGCAAAAGAAGCTGGGTTTGATATCTGGCTAGAGAATGATTTAAGCGAGAATATAGCCCATATTGGAACAAGGGCGTTTACTATTAAAGGTGATTGTTAATGTTAGAATTTAAAAATGTAAAGTCAGATTTATTTGATTTTAAAGGACAGTCAGTTATTACTCCATGGGATAGACTAAAAAAGTTTATATTCCAAAGTTACCCAGTAGTTGAGATTACAGAAGATCTAGAAACACTAGACGAACAACTTGAGGTAGCACTAGCACACCAAGGTCAGAGTAATATGATATGGCTAAAGAATAAAAATACGGTGGTCAGAGAAGATTTCCCCTGGCATTATAGACCTAGTGATATGGGAAGACAGTTCGTACATAAATTTCCAAGAGTAGGTAAACGTAGTAAACGGGCAGTCAGGTGGGGAGAACTAAAACTAGTTCCAACTACTGGTTTTGCTCACGGTACTTTTAAAAACAGAATTAATGCAAGTTATCACGATGCAGATTTTGAGATATTTATGATCAGCTTCCATGAAGCAGAAGCAGACAGTAACTTTGCAAAACTAAAAGCACAGTATCCTGATGCAAAACATGTTAAAAATATTGAAGGTATTGGTAATGCACACAGAGAAGTTGGCGAACTATCAACTACAGAAATGGTTTATATTGTTGATGCAGATGCAGAACTACTTGAAAAGTTTGAATTTGATTTTGTTCCTCCAATGGCAAAACGACACAACACAACATATGTGTGGAGTGCAAGAAATCCTATTAACGGATTAGAGTATGGCTATGGCGGAGTTAAATTATTTCCTCGTACACAGTTATTGGAATTAGGACATGAACTACCTGATTATACAACAGGTGTTGCATTCTACCAACCAATTGGAGATGTATCAAACGTAACAAACTTTAATAAGGATCCATATAGAACATGGCGTAGTGCATTCCGTGAGTGTGTTAAACTAGCATCACAGATTAATCCCAATGCTCCCAAACAAGAAACAGTTGACAGATTAGAAACATGGACTACAGTTGACAACGGAGGACGTTTCGGACGTTATTGTATTAAAGGTGCATTAGAAGGAAAAGCATATGGTCTTGAACATAAAGATAATGTTGAAGAACTGAATAAAATTAATGACTTTGATTGGCTACGTGAACAGTTTGTTGCTAGTATGAAGAAACGTATTACTGCAGATTAATCTACTAAAGTATCTAACCAATTAGAACCATCTACGATACTAGTCTCGTGGATGGTTTTTATTTTCTTGATTATGTCTTTATTGTATAATTGTGCCTTAGCACCATTGTGTAATGGACGAGGCCAGTTACCCATCTTAACCCAACAGAATCCATTGCTTTCATCATTTAGTTGTGGTACAAATTCATCATAAACTGTTACAACAAACGTATTGTATACAAAGTTTTTATCTGGACTAGTGAATTTGTTTAGTGGATATACTTTCTGTATATCGGGTAATAGCCCAATCTCTTCTTCTAATTCTCTTAATAGTGTTTGTAAAGGTCGCTCATCTTTTTCAGCTTTGCCTCCAAAGAATCCCCAAGTACGTGGATGGCTTGTATCGCCACTTCTTTGTTGTAGCATAATTCTACCTGTATCCATAGCAAGTACTAAGCAACCACTAGCGTTCATAATCTAATTCCCTAATGACTGTGTCTTGAATTTTTGGATAGTCTACTAATTCCTTTGTCAACATATCGTGAAACTCATCTACTCTGTATAACTTGTTGTAACTATGTAACACCTTAAACAGTTTATAATAAAAAGAAGGAGAGTCGTCATTTGTTTCAAAGTATAAATGTTCTTCGCCATTCCTACACCAAAACAGATTGCGTATATGATGGAATGCTAGACTCCATGCTATTCTAGACATTGTGGATTGTTTTTCTACATGCATATCCACAAACTCTACTTCAATTGGTAAATCCATAATATTCTGCTTCCATTCATTAAATAATCTAATAGTGTGTAATGATGAATAATTTGGATTTAGATATTCTTTTCTTGATCTATATACTAATACATGCTTTATATTTGGGTGATCTCTATGTAGCTCTTGAATAAATCCAGATGACAGTACCTGTAGGTTTAAGAATGACGCTTCAAAGCATACACTATCAGCTAGTCTAAGTCGCGAGTTCACAACCCTTACAGTTTCTAGAGCACTACCTTTTTTATTATTTAAGAGTTCATGAATACATTCATGACCGTCATACCTTATCATCTTAGATATAAATCCGCCAGAATCCTGCTTTATACATACCTTCATGGCTATTAAACCAATCAGTACCATTCCATTCCAATTGATCAGTGGATGAAATATTTGTTACATATTTTTGATCACTTACATTACTACTATCAAAACTTACAACCCATGCAGTACCGTTATATTCAATAATATCATCTATACCTGCAACTGCATTAGTCCAGTTTGTTGATAAAGGTAAGTCCTGAGTCAGTAAGTATCTTTGCCCTATTGCGGCCGCCGATACAGTACCATCACCTGGATAGTTTGACTGTGGGTCAATAACTGCATCGATTGCCGATAAGCTATTTGATGGCAATGTGCCAGCATCCACAGTAACAACTAAAGCATTTTTGTTAACTGAATCAAACTCAAGTCTTCCGATAATATCATTATCGCTATCGCTTGGATCACTTGACTTGCGTAGTCTAAGTTGACTGATACCTTCTCTTAAAGTACCAAACGGTTTAAGTTCTGTTGCCCACTCTAATATGTTACCACTAGCATCTAAATTTGTCCCATCCTTATTATACAAGTAAGCCTTGCCATCTTCATATTTTAGCTTTCTATCTTCAAGAGTAATTACTGTATATTGTAATGTAGTTTTATCAAAACTTTCATTTGCCTGAAACTTATCTAAATTTTCATCATCTAAACTATATAGTTCGTTAATAATATTATATATAAGTTTTTGTTGTTTAACCTTAGCTGGTGGATTAATGAATACGGGCATGTTAAATGTTAAGGTAGCAACATCAACGATATCATCTACACTTGAACCTACACTACGGCTACTCCATATACTGTTTGTCATCTCAACATAACTTAATGCTGACCAATCAAAGGGATTGTTACTTGTTCTAATATTAAGTGTGGGATTAAACAGTACCATAATCTGTTCCAACAACTGTAATTTTTGATCTGTGTTTGAAGTCCATATGTCACAGTTCATAACTAAGTTATAAGGAACCGGTGCATGTCTTTCAATAGTATATCTATTACCCACTTCGTTTTTATACTTGCCAGTGGTATCATCCATTTTCTTCTCATATACTTGTACTTTTTCTTCATACTCTTGGTAAGTTCTGCGATCAGCGGCTAGGTTAAGTTCAGTAACATAACAACTAATAAACGGAACAGTATTAACAATATTCTCTGAGTTCTCACGAGTAATATGTGCGGCCATACGATTTACGTCACCATAACGAACAGGTGTTTTTTGGTATATAGGTAGCCTATCATCATTAAGGCCCATCTGTACATTAAAGCCACTAAACAATCTTATAAATTGTTGAATGTATCTTCTTATTTGTTTATCATAAAAATATTGTTGTGGCATTATTCAAAATCACTCTTCGGTTTAATAACGTTACTAAGTGGTTGTCTTTCATTAAATTCTTCATTATCAATAATTGTTGTTGCGTCATTGTTAATGTATGAACTTGCATTGTAAGTTTTATCACTCCATGTGACATCAGTCACATTATCATATAATCTATTCCATCTGCTACCACGAAAAACAAATAGTCTGTTTGGTTTAAAGTCGTTACGGACAAAGTAATCGCCATCATTTGGTTCTGTTGGAAACTGGTCACCTGTTGATAATACTTCTCCATGTTCATATACTTCCGAAGTGTCAGGTTGTCCGAACAAGTGTTCAGTTAATGGTAAGCCTAATGGATCAGCCTCTTCGGCACTTTTTACAATAGCATTACTAATATTAAGTTCTGTTTTGTAAGCACTAAGATCGTTCTTGAGACTTCCTGGATCATTTGCAGTACCAAGTATATCTGAGTATTCTTGTGTATCTGTAAGTGGTGCAACTTTAACACGCCAAATATGACTATACCACGTTTGACTAAAACCTTCACTTCCACGGTTAGCATCTTGTACTACATAAAATTTGTTGACAGCATCTCTGTCATGATCCAATAATAGATCATCTCTTAGGTGAGGCAACTCTAGAACATCGCCAGGCATAAGTTTACGACCTAGTTTCTCAACCATATCATTTGTATGGAATGTAATAAACAAAGTGTCATTAGTTAAAAACAATCCAAACTGACTTAGATCAAAGTCATTATCACTTACATTATATACGCCTCGTAATTCAAATATATCTGGATCATACTTACGATCTCTGTTTTCCATGAATAACAAGTCTTGTATCTTTGTTTCGTTAATGAAGCCTTCTGGATTTGTTTCATCACCAGTAATTAGATCCTTTTCTAAACCACTACCATAGTTAGGTTCACTAGGATCTTGTTGAGATAATTGTTGTTTAGGTCCCAAGTACTTGTGTACATGTACACCAGTTCCACCAATGTCAAACTGTTCACGGACATTCCAGTCCATAAATTTGTAATCGTTACCCTTATAATTTCTGTATAAACTTAGTCGTGGCATATCAGTTCCTCTTATAATGTATTTATGCAGAAAATAATAGGTTGACAATGTCGTAAAAGATGCTATACTGAATAAGTATTAATTATTAGGAGTTATCTAAATGGCTAAAATTTCAGTACCCAAGAAGTCTCGTAAAACAAAGAACCGTGCTGCCGTTAGGCGTAAGACTGGTGTCATTACCATTAATTGGGATGGTGCAATGGAAATGTCAGGGCAAGAGTTCGGTAAAAAGCGAAGAAATGCAACTGATGAACTGTATCAAACAGTTAAGCATGTCGAGATAATTCCTTTCCTTCACACATGGATGAAGAAAGAAGAATATAGTAAAGACGACATTAAGGCAGTTAAGGCGGCTCCACATGTGCCAATTAATGCGGCCATTAATGCTAAGTTACTATTAGATGGTATGCCAGACTTACATCAAGGACATGTAGACTATTGGACTGCATTACCAGGCACTGGTGATGAACTAGCACCAGCAAGTGATTATATAAAAAGAACTATTGTTATTGCAATTAAAGAAGGTACTCCTTTAGTAGAAGCAAAGGCTGAAGCTGATGCATTACAGAAAGAAAAGAATACAAAGTACTATAAACCTTCAATACAAGAAGTTATGAAAGAAGCAAGTGTTCGTATGACGGAAGAGATAGAGGAGTTTGTAGAACAATTTATTATTGACTGTGATCCTGCAACTGTTAAGAATTTTGAACCACATAAAGTATTAGTAAAAGTAGGAGCAAAGGCAAATCATGCTCGTATTATTAGAACACTTTATGAGGGAGAGTTTAGTGAGTTTACAGAACTTATGAACTTACCTAATGCTACACAACGTAAGAAGTTAAGTGAGCATGACTTAGATATGATTGAACAACTAGAAGAAGGATATGCTCATTTTAGTACTGCCCAAAAGAAAGCGGCACTAGAAATGTACAAGAAGATTCTTGATGCTTGTGATATGATTATTACTACACAGAAAGCAACTAAGAAACCTCGTAAAGTAAAAGAGAAGTCAGCTGACCAATTGGTTGCTAAGATGAAGTATAAGAAGGTTGATAGTAATTATGGCATTGCTAGTGTAAGTCCTAGTGGTTTAATTGGTGCCGTATGTGCCGTAGTGTTTAATACTAAGAATCGTAAGTTAGGCGTATATGTTAGTGTAGATGAGGATGGATTTAAAGCAAGAGGTACAACTCTACTAAGGTATAATGAAGATACAAGTCTACAAAAGACACTTCGTAAACCACAAGAGCAACTAAACATCTTTAAGAAAACGACAAAAGCTAGAACTATTAAAGAGTTTGAGTCTACTAAGACAACAGAAACAAAGCTCAATGGTAGGTTTAATGATGAAACTGTTATTCTGGCTGTATTTAAATAAATACAGTTAAGGAGAATAACATGAGTGCAAAATCAGATGTAATTAAAGAAATGGAACTACGCCTAGGTGGTGGCATGGTTGATGTAGAGTTGGACCCAGAGCATTATGAACTGGCAGTTAATAAAAGTCTACAAAAATACCGACAACGGGCAGAGAATTCTGTAGAGGAAAGTTATATATTTCTGGACTTACAAGAAGATCAAAATGAATATACTCTTCCAGTAGAAATTGTTGAAGTTAGAGATATCTATCGTAGAACAACAGGTGTAAGTAGTGGAACAGGTAATGATATAGAACCTTTCCAGGCCGCATTTATGAATACATATCTTTTAAATTCACAAGGTAGTGGTGGTCTTGCAATGTTTGATTTTATGCATCAGTATCGAGAATCAATGGGAAGACTATTTGGTGCTGAAATGATGTTTACATGGCGTCCTCAGGATCATAAACTTCTAGTACACCGCAAAATAAAATCTGCAGATACATGCATTTTGCATTGTTATAATCATCGTCCAGATCAAAACATTCTTGTTGATACATATGCAGGACCCTGGGTTAAGGATTATGCATTTGCTCACGTTAGACTAATGTTAGCAGAAGCACGTGGTAAATTTACACAGATTGCAGGTCCACAAGGTGGAACTACAATGAATGCAGATCAACTTCGTACAGACGCAATGACTGAAATCGATAAACTTGAGCAAGAGCTAACACTATATAGTGAGGGCTCAACAGGTTTAAGTTTTGTGATTGGTTAAACATATACATTGACAACTCAAAAATTAAAGCATATAATAATATTATGAAAAAGGTAATTGGTATATGTGGCTTAATAGGCCACGGTAAAGATACTGCGGCAGGCTTTCTAATCTCAGAAGGCTTTCAACGTATCAGTTTCGCAGGTGTATTGAAAGATGCATGTGCTAACATATTCGGTTGGGATCGTATCCTACTGGAAGGTAACACACCTGAAAGCAGAGTGTTTAGAGAAACAGTAGATACTTGGTGGGCTAAACGTTTGGATATGCCAGACTTTACTCCAAGACTAGCATTACAAGTAGTTGGTACTGATGCTTTAAGAACACATTTTCATCCAGACATCTGGGTTGCGGCCTGTGAACGCCAAATTGAAATGACAGACAATAACGTTGTTATTAGTGACTGTAGATTCTTTAATGAATTAGATGTTATTAGACGCTTGGGAGGATCAACTGCCGTTGTATGGAGAAATGAACGACCAATGTGGTGGGCTACTGCTACTAGTATCAATACATGTGGACATAAAATTCCAGAGCATAACAGTATGTCAGTAGTATTTCCAGAAATACACAAAAGTGAATGGAGTTGGGCAGGGTGGAAATTTGATTATGTGATAAATAACACCACTTCTCTTGAAGATTTAAAAACTCAAGTCCTAAATAGCCTCAATTAAATACATATATAACTCTATAATAAGCACTATTTTGGCTTATCCTATAAATACGAGTAGAACAAAAATGTTTCTACAAACGTTATTTTTAAAGGAGAATTCCAAATGGCAAATCTTGTTTCACCTGGCGTACAGGTTTCAGTAACAGACGAGTCAGTATACGGTCCTGCAGGCGCTGGCACAGTCCCAATGTTGTTTATTGCAACAGGGCAAAATAAAACAGATCCTACGGGCACAGAGACTGACGGTATTGCAAAATATACCAAAGCCGTTAATTGTGGTAAACCTATCCTAGTAACATCACAGAGAGAACTAACACAGTACTTCGGTAATATTGATTTCCGTACAGTAAGTGGTACAGTTCAACAAGGTGATGAAACTAATGATTATGGTCTACTAGCGGCATATAGTTTCTTGGGCCAAAGTGCGGCAGCTTACATTGTGAACGCAGACGTAAACGTCACACAACTTCGTCCAAGTTCAGCTGAACCAGTTGGTCCAGCGGCTAATCTAACTTATTGGGTAAACCCAACACTATCAAAATATGGCATATATGAATATAGTGCCGCAAGTATTTGGGTAGCACAAACACCAACAGTTGAAATTGTAACAACTGCCGGAACTGCATCAGCAGCTGTTGTTAACGATACTTACTTAGTAGAAGTTGTTAACGGTGCTTCTAATACACAAATTATATACTACAAAGGCACAGGCGGCAATTGGGTAGCAGTAACAACAGCCACCAATGCCACATATGCTCCACACTATTCAGTTCCAACTTCACCAAGTACAGGTGATATATGGGTTAAGACAACAACTCCAGGCGCAGGCTTAGATGTTGATATTTCACTTTACTTAACTTCAACTGCAACATTTGTAGCAAAAACACCAGTTTATGCTAATGATCATGCAACTGATCCAACAGGCGTTGTAGGAGACATTCAACAAGATGGTACTGCAGGCGTAGCCAATAGTAACTTGTCTGACGGAGAGATTTGGCTATCAATTAACGATGGTACTGGCGTAGTTGAAATTAAACGTTGGGACGATACAGCGGCTCAAGAATGGGATGATATCTCAACTTCTTCAGCAACTGCAACTGGCGGATACATTATGAGTGTATCAACAACACAACCTTCAGGTTCACCAGTAAACGGTACACTATGGTTTGACCCAGACGTAAACGACTTAGACATTTATGAAGCTGCTCTAGACAGTGGTGTACAAAAATGGCTTAAAGTAAGTGACATCCAGTATATTAGTACTGCTCCATTAACAAATAAAAGTGGCGGAGCTCTAGGAGACGGTGACTATTGGATTGATACTGATGCATCTGGTTATCCTGTAATTTACAGACATAACGGAACATCATGGATTGTTAAAGATAAAACAGACCAAAGCACAAGTGCAGGTGTTGTATTCGGTGATATTACTGATTTAGCAAGTGCAGGCGGCGCCTTTATTGCGGCTGCAGGCGTATTAGCAGGCGGACCTAATCCACTGGTATATCCAGTAGGTATGTCAGCAATTAACATGTGTCGTTCAGCAGCTACTGTTAAAAAATACAACAGTTCACTATCAACTACATGGAAATGGCGTAACTTTGCAGGCAACCAAGCAGATGGTTCAGGATCATTTGGTAGACTTGCACAACGTAGAGTTATTACTAATGCACTTCAGTCGGCGGCTGGTGCAACAGAACTTCGTGAAGAAGCAGTACAATTCCGTTTAATCGCTGCTCCGGCATATCCGGAACTATTTGATGAAATGGTTACACTAAACAGTGATCGTAATGAAACAGCATTTATTATTGTTGATACACCATTCCGTATAAATGCCACAGAAGCAGTTACATGGATTGACGGTACTGCCGCAACAGAGAACGGCGAATCAGGACTAGTAGGAAAGAATACTTATTCAGCAGCTTATTACCCAAGTGTACTAACAACTGATCCAGTAAGTGGCAAGAGCGTTGTTGCTCCTGCATCACATTCAGTACTATACACATATGCATATAACGACAACGTTAGTTTCCAGTGGTTTGCTCCAGCAGGACTAACACGCGGTATTGTACAAAATGCAACAAACGTTGGTTTCCTAAATAGTGAGAACGAGTTTACTCCACTATCACTAACACAAGGTTCACGTGATGCAATGTATGTTAAGAAACTTAACCCAATTGCAAGATTTCCTGCAGAAGGAATGGTTGTATTTGGACAGAAGTCATTACATTCAGGTGCAAGTGCATTAGATAGAGTTAACGTAGCACGTTTAACAGCATATCTAAGAGAACGATTTGCAGTTATTGGCAGACCTTACTTGTTTGAGCCAAATGATGCAAACACACGTTCTAATGCTAAAGGTACGTTTGAAGGATTTATGTCAAACATACTAGCACAAAGAGGTGTATTTGACTATGCAGTAGTTTGTGATACAACAAACAACACTCCTGCGAGAATCGATGCTAATGAATTATATATTGATGTAGCGATTGAGCCAACTAAAGCGGCTGAATTTATATACATTCCAATTCGTATCGTTAACACAGGCGAACTTAGTTAATAAACATATACTTAACTACAAGAACGGTGTCCAGAAATAGGCGCCGTTCTTTTTTGACTGTTTTGCATAAATAATACTATAGACAAACACTTTTAAAAGGAGATTTAAGATGGCTGTAATTGCAAATTTTGGTGTACCGGTATCCGGAGGTGGTGATGCCACTCTAATGCCGAAACTACAATATCGTTTCCGTGTCAAGTTTACAAACTTGGGAAACAGTAACAACGGAGCTCTAGTAACTAAGAATGTTATTAGTGTAACCCGTCCAGCACTAGACCATGAAGATGTTACAATTGATGTATACAACTCAAAGATTCGTTTAGCTGGAAAACATACATGGCAGGACATTACACTCGTTATTCGTGACGATGTAAACAGTGATGTTATTACACAATTAGGAAATCAAATTTCCGCACAAGTTAACCATGCTGGTCAGAGTTCACAAAAAAGTGGCTCAGCTTATAAGTTTGGAATGACAATTGAAACACTAGACGGAGCCCACGATGAAGGCGATGCTGGTGTATTAGATAGTTGGGATATTGCAGGTGCATTTATTCCTAGTATCCAATATGGAGATCTAAACTACAGTTCAAGTGAGTTTGTTCAGTGTACTATAACTATTCGTTATGATAACGCAGCTCATAACATTGGTACAGCAGACGTACTAAGTGGTAGCACAATTACAGCTGGAGCCGGAGATAGTTCAGCAGTAACAACTACAACATAAGAAGATAGAGAATGGGATACAGTAAATATCTAGGTGATGCCGCATCAGTATTATACAATACTGAAGGCAACCAAATACAGTCATTTATACCCAGAACTAGATTTAATTTCTGTGTCATTTTAACTCTTGTTGGTACTGATGGTGCTGACAAGAGTCTTTCTTTAAAGAAAATTTCAGGCGTAACAATGCCTAGTTATTCAACTAGGACACAAACACTAAATCAATATAATAAGAAACGTGTAGTACAAACTGGTGTAGACTATCAACCAGTTCAACTTACTGCATATGATGATTCCAGTGGCCAATTTGAAGAGTTCCTTAAAAGCTATAGTAGATATTATTTCGGACAAACACTTACAGTAGATGATGCAAGTTCATTTGATTATGATTTACTTAATGATTCATTTTCTAGTACTAGTGGGTACAGCCAAGCAGGTCTAAAAATAAGAGATACTAAAAACTTTATTAAAAATATGAGAATCATTAGAACGTCTAGTCCAGAAGACGTTAATGTTATTACAATATATAATCCTTTTATACAGAGCATTACACCAGATGCACTAAGTTACACAGAAAGTACACCAGTTAGTTATAGCCTAAGTTTCATGTATGAAGGTTTTGATATAAGATCTGGAACCCAATCCCAAGATTTCTTTAACGAATTTTACCAACTAGCTAACGACTAAATAATGTTATGGTTGCAAAGTTTAATCAAGGAGTTTATACTCTCACTAACCCTAAAAAGTATATAGGTAAAAGTCAGCCTAGATATCGTAGTGGTTGGGAATTAGCAGTATTTAGAATGTGTGATGCACACCCAAGTATAGTAGCCTGGGGTAGCGAGACACATAGGATACCCTATAAGAATCCGTTAACAGGAAAGAATACAAACTATGTTCCTGATCTATTGTTGGTATATAATGATAGAAAAAACGAACGCCATGCAGAGATTGTTGAGATTAAACCAAGTAAACAAATATTAGGTGAAGCAAAGACACAGGATCAAATGGCGGCGGCTGTTGTTAATCATGCTAAATGGGAGGCCGCTAGAGCTTGGTGTAAAAGCCAAGGATTAGGCTTTAGAGTTATTACTGAAAATGAGATTTTTAATAAACCTCAAACCTCGAAACGAAGGAAGAAGAAATGACAAAAAAATTAGAAGAAGAATTTAACTTACCACCTATTGAAGATATTTCATTATTTGGTGAAGAGTCTATACCTATTGAATCTGGTGAACCAACCATTGAAGCTTCAAAGCAAGACATAGCATTAACACAAGGTACATTAGAAGTAACCCAACGTATAGATAGTGCTTTACCAATAGTACAGGGTTTAGAACAATTAGATAGAGAAATGGACGAGTATGCTGTAAAGGCAATGAGTACATTTGAGGACTTGGTTGATCTAGGTAAAAATGTTGAGGATAGACATGCGGCTCCTATATTTGATAGTGCAGCCAAAATGATAACGGCGGCTTTACAGGCAAAACAGGCTAAAATGGATAAAAAGATGAAGATGATAGAATTACAAATGCGTAAAGCAAAGTTAGATCTTGATACCCGTAAGGTAGATGCTAGTCTAGAAGGCAAAGAAGATGCTCCCGAAGAGATTGAGGGCAAGTTTATTGGAGATCGTAGCAGTATGTTAGCCGAGATCATGAATAAATTGAATGAAAACGATAAATAATAGTAGCGGAGAAATGTTATGAAATCTTATAAAGAATATCTAAAAGAATCAAAACAATCTTATAAGTTTCGTGTGAAATTAGCTCAAGAGCTTTCGGATGAACAAATAGATAAGATTGAACGTCATCTTGGAAAGTATGATGTAAAGAGCGTAAGTGCTCCTAAAAAATTAATGCTACAAAGCACACCCTATGATTTTCCTACCCTACGTGGATATGAAATTATTGTTATGGAATTTGAAACAGACAGAGTTGCAAGTGCCTATCAAATACAGGTGGAGCTCAGTAATTTGTTGGGTCTGGGAGAGGGTCTAATGAAAGTTCGCAGTGAGCATGAACCATTAGAAAAGCAAGAACAATCAGCATTGGAAGGTTCGGATAAAGATGCCGAAGCCCTACTTGCAGATGGTAACTATAGTGAAGCTGAAAAAATTGACGGCAAAGATTACTATGGTGACAAGTACAACACTAAGTTCGTACAGGAATTACTAGCTCTCCGAAAAACTAAAGAGAAGGAAAGCAAATGAGCGACTTAGACAGAATTTTAAAACTATCTGGTTTAGTACAAGGCAATGGCTTTGAAGCACCAGTACAAGAGGGCAAGATGTCCGATTTAGATATTGATGCACAAGACAATAGCAGAGAAGCCTTTATTGAAATGCATTCAAGTACATTAGGCGGCGCAGAAGCAGCCGGAAAATTTTGGGACGATTCTAAAGAATCAAGAGAAGTAAATGAAGGACCAAGTGTACCATTAAAGAAGTATAGTAATAGTGGTGACTCACAAGGCAAACATGATATGAAAAAACCAAAACATGATGGTTCACCTGATGATACTTACAGTTCAGCACCAATACAGGATCGAAGACGAGATGCATCAAAGGATAGACCAGGTCCTAAATCCACACCAACATATCCAAATAGTGGCGACTCACAGGGCAAACATGATATGAAGGTACCAACAGATTACGGTAGTGATACTTATAGTTCAGCACCAATACAGAAACGAAGACGCGATAAATCAAAAGATAGAACAACAGAAGCAGTAGGTTCCTTTGCAGAACCAATGTATGATTTATGTGATGAAGTAGGTTGTGATCCAGATCATCCAATATTTGCAGAACTAATTAGATATTTAGATGGTGATACTATTAAAGACTTTGTAGACGAATATCGTAGAGTTAATGACTATGGCAATGGACTAGAGCCTGATAACATTAATGCTGGTGCATATGAGTCAGAGGTTACTGAAGAGCCAGTACAAGAAGCTGAAGGCAATAGAACAATAGAAGTCAACAAAGACATTCAACTAGCAGGCGATAGCATCTGGGATAAACGCAATGAAAACATGACACAAATGGTTCATGTTAAAGAAATTGAAATTTATGAAGATGAAGATGGTTATCTAAGTGTTACAGTTGAACATGATGGACCTTGGGAAATTTATACTGACACAGCATTTCCAGAAGCAATTAGTGAATTATGTGATTGTGATCTTGACTGGTCAGAACAAGGAATGCAAGACGAAGGAATGGCACACCTTGAAGGCGAATTAATGGAAGCATACGAAAGTAAGGGTTCTATTAGCGAAACATTTCATACAGAACTTATGAGAGAACTAAAAGACTAACTGTCCACGAGGGTGGTTTTATTGATTTTTAAAGGAGATCAAACAAATGAATGAACTAGAAAGAATTCTTAATCTAGCAGGAGTAAGTTATGAGGCTCCAAAGAAGATTGAAGAAACAACAGAAATTGCTGAAGATAATCCAAATTATGATTCAGCACCGGGTGAAGAAGCTGCGAAGGCGGCAAGAAATAGACGAGATGATGACCAACTAGAACAAGACTACCAGGCTAATAGACAACGTAAAAAACGTAGAATCAAAGATCTAATATCCAACAATCCAGCAAGTGAATTTAGTCACATGTATAAAGAAGATGATCTTGATGAAGCACCAAACGAAGGTAACGAATTTTCAGGCAATCGTAAGGCGGCTATTGATGCTGGCGAAGACGAGTTTGAAGTAGACGGAAAGAAATATAAAGTCTCCGGAAACAAAAACGAGTCAATCGAAGAAGACGAAGAGCAACTAGACGAAGAGCAAAGCCAAGCACAAAAAGACGCATTTGCAAAAATGTTAGCTAAGAAAAAAGGCGACAAAAAAGACACAATAGACCATGAAAAGCAACATGTTAAAGAAGACGATGTTGAAGAAATTGTAGAAGCAGAAGAAGGCAAAATGCCATCCAAAGCAGAAGTAATGAAATGTTGTGAAGACGGAATGAGTGAAGCAGAGATTTGTAAAAAGTATCCAGATTGTGATCAAGAAAAACTTAAAGAGATGTGTAAAGATTGCAAAGCGGAAATGAACGATGTAAAAGAATCATTAGAGGTTGTTGAAGAATCACCTACAATGGACACTACACAGTTAATTACATTACTTAAAAACTCAGGTATTAGTGAAGATCAGATTGCTAATCGTTTAAAAATAATTGAGGAAGAGTTCGGAAACACTCCAGAAGGCGTTGGTGAAACAGAGCCTACAGTACATGGTAGTGATGACAACTATAACTTTGCACAAGCAGTAAACCTAAGTCTAAAAAGATATTTGGATGCACATGATATGAAAGTTTCAGTAACAGAGCATACAAAAGAAGATTTAACAGCAAAGTATCTAGCTTCTAAGAAGTAAAATGCACGGATTAAACTATTCATTGAATGGTGATATACGAAGATTGAACATTGATTCCAGTAGCAGATGTAATCTATCATGTCCAGGATGTGGCAGGACAAGAGACATTGCTAATGGAACTAATGGTTCAATTGAAGACATGCCAATGGAATACTTCAAAGCACTGGTACGTCCAGAAAATAGAATTACCCAACTAACATATAATTTTGCACTAAGTGATCCTATCTACAGTGGTGTAGTTCTAGATCAACTAGCACATATAAACACATTAGACAATAGACCTATTGTCAATTTTAGTACCAATGCGAGTGGTCGTAAACCCAAATGGTGGATTAAATTTGCAGGTCTATTGCGAGAACGAGATAAAGTAGAGTTTGCAATTGACGGACTGGAAGATACTAATCACTTATACAGAGTTAATTCAAAATGGGATAGTATTATGTTGGGTGCTAAAACCCTAAGAAAACATTGGAATCCACCGCCTGGTGGGGGAATGATGTGGCGTTATGTTATATTTGAACATAACTATCATCAAGTAGCTGAAGCAAAAAAACTAGCAATTGAACTAGGCTTTAATAGATTTAGGCCTGTTGTAGGGGATAAAAGAACACCCCAACATATGCGATTAAAAAGTAGAACTTGGGAAGAGATAGAACATGATCTATCCTAAATGCAAACATAAAGAAAAACAAGTACCTGCTGTTAGATATGATGGCTATGTGGTTCCTTGTTGTCACTTCGGAAACTGGAATGATATTGAAGTATTCAGAGAACGCATGGGAGATCTTGTGGAAACAATGCATATAACTAATGGTACTCTAGATGAAATTAATAATAGTCTAGCTTGGAAGTTTATTGAAGATAGTTTTGATAATGAACCATTTGCTAGATGTGTTCAACATTGTAGTGATCCAGAAAACTACAAAAAAACTAAAAGTAATGTAGGAGCAGACTTTAAAGTAATAAGTTTAGAATAATGATGGTTTGGGAGACATTTATAATATGCTTGGTATTCTTATTAGTTATCATGGCGGCCATGAGTATAGGCCTCCTGAGAGGCCGACGTGTAAAAGGGAGTTGCGGTGGTGCTACCGGCGTTTGCTCTGTATGTGGCGAAGACAATGCAAAAGAAAAGATAGTTATCAAAGGTGAAGAACATTTAAAACGTCCTGAGCCAACACGTTACGGAACGTGGGAAAGTAAAGGCACAGATGTCGACTTTTGATAAATATGTAGGTAACGCTTAGGACCCGCTGTTACAGGCGTCAAGGTTACTGTTTATCCTTAAGGACATGGTTCGCTACTCTTGTCTTTTAAAAAACAGACTTTTAACAGATAAATATTAATATGAATAAATTATTTGCATTTGGTTGTAGTATGACAAGAGGAGATGCATTAGATGATATATGGGATTTCGAACTCAAGCAGACAGATCCAGATGCAGGTCCAAGTAAATATTCCTGGCCACAAATCCTAGCAAACAATATGAATTTAGATTGTGTTAACTTAGGAGAAAGTGGTGCTAGTAATAAACAGATTTGGTATAGATTGGTAACTACACATATGACAGAAGTCGATATAGCATTTGTACAATGGACATCAGTAAATAGATGGTGTGTACTAAATGATGACAAAATACAACAGATTAATTCATTTCGTACAAGCAAACAATCCCTAGCATATTATGGGAATCTACACACTGATATTGATTCAGACTATGATGCAAATTTAAGAATGAGTCATGCAGATTATCATGCTAAAAGTATTGGGGTTAAGTTATATCATCTAACATTTGATAAATCAAGTCTATCCGATAACTTACCTTTTAATACAACAGAAACACTTAATAGTGATTTACATGAACTTCAAAGAGATATCCATAAAGAATATACAACAGATACACAGGATTTTAATACTGGACACAGCATGACAAGAGGATCTGCCAATGATAAAACTGATAAAAAATTGGGACATCCTTGTGCTATCACACATAAATTACATGCATACAATCTATACGAGGAGATTTCCTAATGGCAGTAGATACCAAACTAACTAAAACTCCCTATAAGAGAGAAGAATACACAAGTGATCAACTGGTTGAACTTGCCAGGTGTGCGGCTGACCCCAAACACTTTATGCTAAAGTATTGTTATATTCAGCATCCTGTTAAAGGAAGAATGTTATTTACATTATATGATTATCAAGTTGGACTGGTAGATGTATATCACAATAATAGATACAGTATCAGTATGTTAGCACGACAAACAGGTAAGTCAACCTGTGCGGCAGGATATCTGTTATGGTATGCTATGTTTAATCCTGATCAAACTATTCTAATCGCGGCTCACAAATACAGTGGTGCCCAAGAGATTATGCAACGTATACGATTTGCATACGAACTATTACCTGACTTTATTAGAGCTGGTGTAACTGCTTATAACAAAGGTAGTTTAGAGTTTGATAATGGAAGTCGTATTATTGCACAAGCAACAACAGACAATACAGGACGTGGTTTGTCTATATCACTAGTATACTTAGACGAGTTTGCATTTGTTAGACCAACTATAGCCCGTGAGTTCTGGACCTCACTATCGCCTACACTAGCAACAGGTGGTAAATGTATCATTACAAGCACTCCTAATCAGGACGATGATCAATTTGCACAAATATGGAATGAAGCCCTAAAAAATATTGATGAATTTGGTAATGAAACTACAACAGGCAGGAATGGATTCGCACACTTTTTAGCTAATTGGGAAGTACATCCTGATAGAGATCAAAAATGGGCAGAATTAGAAGAAGCTAAAATTGGTGAAGAACGATTTAGACGTGAACACAACTGTGAATTTATTGCATTTGATGAAACACTTGTAGACAGTATAAGACTAGCAATGATGGAAGGTAAAAACCCATATGCTAAACAAGGACAAGTACGTTGGTATAAGCCTGTAGTTAAAGAAGCAATATACATGATTGGATTAGATCCTAGTTTAGGTACTGGTGGAGATAATGCGGCTATACAGGTATATGAACTTCCGGGTATGAAACAAGTAGCAGAATGGCAACACAATAAAACACCCGTTCAACAACAGATTCGTATACTACAACAGATAGGCAATTACCTAGCAGAAGAAGGTGTTAATAAAGATAATGTATACTATAGCATAGAAAATAATACTCTTGGCGAAGCTGCTCTTGTAATGCTGGAAGAGATTGGTGAAGAGCATTTAGTAGGTACAATGCTAACAGAACCTAAACGTAGAGGAATGGGTAGAATTCGTAAAGGTTTTACTACAACACACAAAAGTAAAATTGCCGCCTGTGCCAAACTAAAGCATTGGATAGAAAGCGATAGAGTGGAGATTGCTAGTAAGAATCTACTTCGTGAGTTAAAGACGTTTGTAGCCAGAGGACAAAGTTTCTCAGCAAAAGAAGGTGAATCTGATGATCTAGTAATGGCACTTATACTTGTTGTTAGAATGGCACAAGAAATTACAAAATATGATGACAATGCCTTTGATGCATTAACAGAAATGAATGAAGATGATTACGAAGAACCTATGCCAATGAGCTTTTTATAACTCTAAAGGCATAAATACTATTATAGGAGAACACTACACGTGACTAACATAGCAGATGAAATATTTAATATACTAAAAGGATCAAACTATAAGGTGAGACTTTTTACATCTGAAGGGATTAAAACACTTAATCCAGAAGAAGCCACACGTTTTTATGCTTACGATCAAGACTTAATGATCACCCTCAGACAGGATGAAGCAAAAAACGAAATAGTTGTTCAAGCTGGAGCCGGATACGATATTCCAGGCAACAAGAAATTATTAGATAGTGTCAAATCAGTGGCACACAAAAATCTAGGAGAGTATACTGTGAGAAAATTCGATAAAGAAATTGCACCAAAAGACTTTGCACACCAGAGTGTTAAAGAAGGATTTAGCAAACCATTTGGTAGCGTAAAAACAAGTTATATCCAAAGCCCTAATGCAAAATTAGTTATTAAGCATAAGCAAGGAATTGATGAAGAAAGACGTGGCGCCCGTAGTAGAAACATTCAAGCACTCTTTATTGAGAACTCACAAGGTGAAAGATTTTCGTTCCCCCATAGATATATGGCAGGAGCAAAAGCGATGGCGATGCACGTCAATGAAGGCGGTACTCCGTATGACGACAAAGGGGCAGCAATCCTCAGTCTATGTGAAGAGATCGCAGAACTTAACAAATTTGTAAGGCACGTTAAGTCAAATAATCTAGTTAACGAAGATAACAGTGATATTGTAGAAACAATTAGTAATAAATTGGGTGAGTACAAAAACACAGTTAAAAGTTTGTCAACCCTCAGAGGTTATAACAACTTTCAAGTTCAAGAGAATAAAGAAGAAATTAATGAGGTTGACGTTACAGAAAAATTCCTCTACAATACGTTCAAAACTGAAGAGCTAAATTCAATACTCTCAAAAGTTGGACGTATTGTAGCAGAAAACACAAGAAAAGAAAATGAAACAAAGGCAGCTATTAAACGTGTTGTAGACATTATTAATAGCGGAGCAGATTTAAAGATCACCTATAGTGAAGATGATCCAGAGCATCCAGATAATGAAGATCCTAAAAAGTATGCAGGACAATCTGGAGAGATGGCAAAAATGGCTTCACTACTATCATTCTTAGGACAGCGATCCAAGAACGATGATTTGTGGAACGCCATTACTGATCTAACAGGTGATGGACAACATATAAATAGTTTTAGCAGTAGAATAATTCAAAAGATTACTAATTATATTGCTGCCAAAGCACAGGCAACTCCAGCAGTTGAAAGTATTATTGGATTAGACGAAGAAGCAATTCTTGAACTAAGAAAGAAAATATCTTAAAATAGTTCAAAAAAGTACTTGACAGTAAGTACTATAAACGCTATACTGTAAAGGCTAATAAAGGCAAACGTAGTTAAGAGCTACATTAACAAAGTGATACACAATAGTATCGCTACTAACAAAGGCTAATATAGGAGAATATCATGGCATCTTTGGCAGAAATTCGTGCGAAATTACTTGCACAAGAAACAAAATCCTCAGGAACACGTTCCTCAGGTGGTGGCGATAACGCCATTTTCGCTCACTGGAATATTCCAGAAGGCACTTCCGCAACATTGCGTTTCCTCCCAGACTTAGACGAAACTAATACGTTCTTTTGGAAAGAACGTCAAATGATTCGTATGGAATTCCCTGGTGTAGTAGGTGGTGATGAACACAAACCTGTTACAGTACAAGTTCCTTGTGTTGAAATGTGGGGAGATAGTTGCCCAGTACATGCAGAAATACGTCCTTGGTTTAAGGATGGTACAATGGAAGACATGGCTAGGAAGTATTGGAAGAAGAGAAGTTATATCTTCCAAGGCTTTGTAACACAGAGCGAACTACAGGAAGATACGGTTCCTGAAAATCCAATCCGTAGATTCGTTATAAGCCCACAAATCTTTAAGATTATAAGTCAGGCTTTGATGGATCCAGACTTCCCAGAAATTCCAACTGATTATGAGGCAGGCACAGACTTTAGAGTACAGAAGTCTACTAAAGGCCAGTATGCTGATTACTCAACATCTAATTGGGCTCGTAGAGAGCGTTCATTAGATCAAGTGGAACGTGATGCAATTGCAAATAATGGGTTGTTTAATCTCAATGACTTCCTTCCTAAGAAGCCAAGTCCAGAAGAGGTTGGTATTATATTTGAGATGTTTGAAGCAAGTGTAGATGGTCAGTTATATGATCCTGCTAGATTTGCCGATTATTATCGTCCATATGGTGTAGAGGCGCCAGGCAATCGTAATGCAAATACTTCCTCAACTCCGGCACCTGCAATAGCACCGGCTCCAGTAGTACCTCCAGTGGCACCGGCTCCAGTAGCACCTGTTCAAGAAGCAGTAATGCAACCAGCGCCTGTGGCAACACCTGAAGAGATGGGTGCAACTGTAACGACAGCACCTGCAAAGACTGACGATGCATCAACTAGTGCGGCGGACATCTTAGCAATGATTCGTCAACGTAAAGAAAATTAGGAGCAGTAAAAATGGCTAGACCTTTTGACGTAAGTAAATTCCGCAAAAGTATCACCAAGGCAGTTCCAGGTTTGAGTGTTGGGTTTAACGATCCCGACACTTGGATCTCTACAGGAAATTTTACCCTTAATAAATTAATTAGTGGAGACTTTGAAAAAGGTATTCCACTAGGTAAAGTTACTGTACTGGCTGGTGAATCAGGAGCAGGAAAAAGCTACATAGCCGCAGGCAATATTGTTAAAGCGGCACAAGAACAAGGCATATTTGTTATCTTAATTGATAGTGAGAATGCACTCGACGAAGCATGGTTACATGCATTAGACGTCGACACAGGAGAAGATAAACTTCTCAAACTAAACATGAGTATGATTGATGATGTTGCTAAGACAGTATCAGACTTTATGAAGGACTATAAGCTGGAATATGCAGATAAAGAAAGCGAAGAACGTCCTAAAGTATTGTTTGTAGTGGATTCCCTTGGTATGCTATTGACACCTACAGATGTTGATCAGTTCCAAAAGGGTGATATGAAAGGTGATATGGGTAGAAAACCTAAAGCACTAACATCATTAGTTCGTAACACAGTTAATATGTTTGGCGAATATAACGTTGGGCTATTAGCAACTAACCACACTTATGCATCACAGGACATGTTTGATCCAGATGATAAGATTAGTGGTGGACAAGGCTTTATCTATGCAAGTAGTATCGTTATTGCAATGCGAAAACTTAAATTAAAAGTAGACGCAGATGGTAATAAGACTACTACAGTAAATGGTATTAGAGCTGCATGTAAGGTAATGAAGACTCGTTATGCTAAACCTTTTGAAAGTGTACAAGTTGAAATACCTTATGAAACTGGTATGAGCCCATATAGTGGACTAACTGAATTCTTTGAAGCAAAAGATATTCTAAAGAAAAGTGGTAATAGTCTAGAATATATTAGTCCAGTTACTGGTGAAGTAGTTAAAATGTTCCGTAAACCTTGGAATGCAAACAAAGATGGTGCATTAGATAAGGTTATGATGGAGTTTGGTTCATTACCAGAAGAAGTGCAGGATGCAAATCCTGATGAGGTTCCTGATATAATGGTTGAAGAGGTAGAAGTAGATGAATCTTAATGACAGTGACCTAGAGTTTATTTTACAACTATATGACGTAGGATATTCGTTTATGGCTGATAAGGCTAAAATGGATTATGCAGAAACCTTTGTATATAAACTTGTAGATTATGGATTCGACGTAAAGTCTAATGCAGTTGAAATAGGAGAACATGATGAATACTTGGATAAAGCAGTTGATACTGTTTTGGAAGAGGATGAAAGTGAACCTGAAGACGAATGGCTGGATGAAGAATTCGATACAGAATGGGATGAATAAATCTCATGAGTAAATGGTATAGACGAGTAACGTCAAATATGAGTGATATCGTGGAAGCGATATCACATTTTGAGAAAGAAATAGATGAAGCGAAGTATGAATGTGGAATGAAAGGTAACCTCGAAAAACAGAGCCGTGACATGCCTGGTATCGTTGAGCACCGTTTTAACCAACTTCAAGAAGTAGAAGCTATACTCGAATACCTCAATACTGAAATGCGAAAAACTCGCAGTAAAATTTTCCGTAAGTTTCTAGAGTCTTATAATAGGGCACTCAGTTCTAGAGACGCAGAAAAATTCGTTGATGGAGAAGAGGACGTAATATCGCTTCAATACCTCATCAACGATTTCAGTCTAGTTCGCAATAGGTTTATCGGTGTTATTAAAGCTCTGGAGGCAAAACAGTTCCAGATTAATAATATCGTTAAACTTAGGGCGGCGGGACTAGAGGATATTTCTTTATAAAAAAACACTTGACACACTGGCTAATTGTGCTATTATAGTAATATAGGACAAACAAGCTAATAGGACAGTGAAAATGGCTAAAAAATCTAAAATTATCAGCGGATACAATCCACAAGAAGTACTTGCTCTAGGAGTACAAACCTACAATGCACAGGGCTTCGTTCGTAGTGGCGATGGGTATATTAAAGTAGACCCAAATACAGGTGAGAAATCAACCGAAGTCAAGGATAACAAATCGCTTATTCTTGATCTAATCGCTGATAACACCCGCCCTTCCCCAGAAGATATGCAAGAAGCACAAGTTATCATGGACAAGTTCAGTGGTAAATTTATGTTGAAAAAACTACAAGGTAGTTTAACTCGCTTTGAAACCAGTGTAAGTGAGGCGTTCACTAATGATCTTACTAACTTTACTGTTGCAGTTATTGCCAGTATTCCTCATATGAATGTTATTGACAAAGTAAGACAAACTATTACAGATAAAATTGAAGAGTTACGTTTTAAAAGTGATTACTTTGGTGATGTCCGTACACGTTATGATCTTTCAGTAGAGATTATTGATGTAAAGTTTATTCAAACATCAGGTGTATACATGATCACTAGTGTATATAATGACACAGATATTATTAAGTTTTGGTGGAGAGATCAGCCAGATATCAGTGATATTATTAACGGTAAAACTGTTACTATTCGTGGAACAGTTCTCAAACATGAGAATAGTAAGTATTCCAAAGCAAAAGAAACAATGTTAAATCGTGTTAAAATTATGGGAGAGCTAAAATAATGAAATGGGACGAACCAGAGGTTATGACTGTAACATGTACAGATAACGATAAGACTGCTGAAGTTACTATTATCCGTAAATCACACGATATCATTCGTGCAGAACTACAAGGCATACCATTAAACTTTAAGAAATATAAGCCAGGCGTATATATTGCTAATATGAGTGGTATGGAATTTGTCCTTAAAACAAAATAAATTTCAAAAGATTTATAAGCATTTGATATTGCTGAATAAAAGAGTCAACTCTTTTCTTGACAGTAAGGCATATCGGTGTTATAATCTTTATATAATTAGATATTAAACACAAACAGGAGTTTGAATTGAGAACAATGGCACTTAAGACTAACCGCAAGTCTAAAAAAGCGGACTCTATTATTAGTGTAGTTAACGATGCAGTTGATAATCCTAACGAAACAGATGACCAGATTATTGAAAGACTTCGTACAAGATTTGAGATACTTGATGATATGACACAGGCCTCAATAGATGGTGTTGTTAGAGGTATGGTAGTAACAGGCCCTCCAGGCGTAGGTAAATCATTTGGTGTAGAAGCACAATTAGAAAAGAACAGTTTGTTCGATAAGATTGCAGGCAACAAGTTACGTTTTGAAGTTGTTAAAGGCGCCAGTAGTGCAATTGGCTTGTATAAGACACTATACCAAAATGCAGACAAGAACAATGTACTAGTATTAGATGATTGTGATACAGTATTGTATGACGAGACAAGTCTTAACCTACTTAAGGCGGCACTAGATTCCAGTAAGAAACGTAAACTTAATTGGAATACAGATAGTTCATTGTTAAGACGTGAAGGTATTCCAGACTGTTTTGAATTTAAGGGTTCAGTTATTTTTATTACTAACCTAAAGTTTGATAAGGTACGTGGTAAAATTAAAGACCACTTGGATGCTATTATGTCACGTTGTCACTACTTAGACTTAACTATGGATACAACTCGTGAAAAGGTTCTACGTTGTAAGCAGATTGTTAAAGATGGTATGCTTAATGAATACGAATTTGACAAGGCAACTGAGGATCAAGTTGTAAACTTTATGATTGACCAGAAGGATAAAATGAGAGAGATCTCACTCCGTATGGTAACCAAGATTGCAGACCTTCGTAAAGCAATGCCAGAGAAATGGCAAGCAGTAGCTGAAGTTACTTGTATGCGAAGGATGTGATAAACCCCCCAACTATGAGCCTGGCATTCATTTGCCAGGCTCTTTTTATATCTTGACAAACAAACTAGATCGTGTATAATAGTATTATGAGTTGTAAAATAATCCTAAAAGATGAGGTAAATTGTAAGATCGAAGGCTTAGATCTCGATACTCGAAAGAAGATTGAGAAGAAGCTGAAGTTCTTTATGCCCTATGCATACCATGTACCAGCATATAAGTTGGGCAGATGGGATGGTTGTATTAGTTTCTTTACTATTGGTGGAGTAACATACAGTAATCTGTTGGATGATATACTTCCAATTATCATTGCAGATGGTTATGAAGTAAATGTAGAAGATCACAGATCACAAATAAAGTTAGAGTTTGATATTGTTGATGAGACTACATTCCAACATAAGAGCTGGCCTGAAGGTCATGTCATGGAAGGGCAACCAGTAACACTTCGTGATTATCAGATTGAGATTGTAAACAAGTTCTTAGAAACTCCACAATGTCTACAGGAGATTGCCACAGGAGCAGGTAAAACACTTATCACAGCCGCTCTTAGTTCAAAGGTAGAAGAGTATGGGCGTTCAATTGTTATTGTGCCTAACAAAGACCTAGTAACACAGACGTATGCAGACTATAAAAACTTAGGTTTAGATGTTGGAGTATACTATGGTGATAAGAAAGAATATGGTAAAACACATACTATCTGTACATGGCAGAGTTTAAATAGTATTAAGAAGCAATTTCGTGATGCAAAGACAGACTTTAGTCTACAGGACTTTAGTGAAGATGTAACATGTGTTATAGTAGATGAGGTTCATCAGGCTAAAGCAGAAGTACTTAAAGAGCTACTAACAAAAGATTTTGCACATATTCCTATGAGATGGGGATTAACTGGTACTATTCCAAAAGCAGATCATGAAAAGATTGCACTAAAAGCCTGTCTAGGTGAGGTAGTTAATAAACTTGCTACTGAAACACTACAAGAAGCTGGCGTACTTAGTAACTGTCATGTGAACGTAATGCAGTTAGAAGAAACTGTTGAATACAATAACTATCAAAGCGAACTAACATATTTAACCAGCGATAAAAAACGTATGGAATATATAAGTAAGTTGCTGGAATCTATAGGAGAGAGTGGTAACACACTTATATTAGTTGATAGAATTAAAGCAGGTAACCTAATAGTGGATAATATCCCAGGTGCTAGTTTTGTTAGTGGTAGTATGAAAAGTGCTACTCGTAAAGAACATTATGATGAAATTAATACTGAGGATAAACAAATCCTCGTAGCAACGTATGGTGTGGCGGCCGTAGGTATTAATATCCCTAGAATCTTTAACTTAGTTCTAATTGAACCGGGTAAAAGTTTTGTAAGAGTTATACAGAGTATTGGACGTGGCGTTCGTAGAGCCAACGACAAAGACTTTGTACAGATATGGGATATAACAAGCACGGCTAAGTTCTCAAAAAGACATTTGAGAGAAAGAAAGAACTTCTATAAAGAAGCCAACTACCCATTTACAATAGAAAAAGTTAGATACAAATGAAAATATTAACAGTAGAAAATAAAATATATGATTTAGATGAGATACCGGATCAAGTAGATGATCTACGTTATGGAATCTTAGATTACAGTGATCCAAAGAATGTGGACTATTATTTTGTCCCACTAGTATTCCTGGAAAGTTTTTATAGTCCAGCCGCAGTAGTGCAAATTGGAGACAAACAAATTAGTGTTCCATTAGATTGGAGTGTAGTTATCTGTGATCGTGAAGTTGGAGAGCCTGAAGTATTAAATCTAATGAGTCTAAACGACAGAGGATTTAGTGCTTTTGCATTTAATCCAGTCAATGGATTTAAAGCAGAATATCTTGATATTCAAATAACAAATGTATATACAGATATTAAATGGTATGCTCCTAAACTTAAATTTGGACACCTATTATGTGTTCCAGTATCAGACGAACCCAATCCACTATGTTGTCTGTTTGTAAAAGAATCAAGTAAGATTCCTGAAGTACTTGATATTAATGTGATGTGGTAATGAGTAAAATTACAGAATATGCTGAGGAATTTAGTTTCTTAGATGATGAAGACAGATTAATGCATCTTATTGATTTGGCAAAGCGACCAGGTAGCTTACCAAAAGAACTAAGATCAGACAACAACCTTGTAAATGGTTGTATGAGTCAAATTTGGGTAGATGTAGGTTTACAAGATCAAATTGTTAGTGTATACTATGATAGTGATGCAATGATTACAAAAGGTATTACCAGTGTTGTAGCAGATTGTTTTACAGGACTAGATCTTGCAGACGCAAAGTTACTTACAAAGTCTGACTTTGAAGAATTAGGCATAAAAGAATTGCTATCTGCACAAAGACGTAATGGCTTAGGTAGTCTAATAGATACTATAAGCAAAAGGGTACATAAGTTATGAACGCAAAATTAACAATTAAAGAAGAGATGCGTTCTATTGATGTTAAGGATAGAACTTGGTATAAAAGTCTAACTGACGAAGAGAAGAAGAAGGTTGGTATATGGGTATTGATGCGATATGCAAGTAGTGTTAAACACGGCATTAAAGACTTCGAGGAACATTATCTTGAATGGACTAATGAGCTTGTTAATGTACACTTCAATACACTAAGACATCATCCAGAGCTACAATACCAGTTACTACAAGCAGTAGGGTTAGGTAAGATACAGTATCATCCATGGATTGCTCCAGGCAAAAAAGGTACTGATAAGCCGTTGTTTAAGTTTTTTAAAGACAAACACCCTGAATATAATGATGATGAACTTGCCATATTCCTATTACAATATGACAAAGATGAGATCACAGATATACTAGAGCAGTATGGATTAGAGAAAAAAGATATTAAAAAGTTATTAAAGTAATGTTTAAATGTGAGTACTGTAACAAGACTTTTAAAAGAGAAGGCACTCTTGCAGTACATGTCTGTGAGCCTAAACGTAGGTTTCAACAAAAAGACAGTAAGCATGTACAACTAGCATTCCGTAGTTATCAGTTATTCTATAGGATAGGAACCAACAGTAAAAAAGAAAAGTCATATGAGGATTTTTCAGGTAGTCAATACTATACTGCATTTGTAAAGTTTGGTAGTTATTGTATTGATCTTAAGATAGATGATGTGCCAGTATACACAAAATGGTTACTAAAAAACAATATTGCTATTGATAGATGGTGTAGTGATAGAAACTTTAATACATGGATTAAAGAAAGACTTAAAAGTGAAAGTTGTGATAGAGCAGTAGAACGTACTATACTCTTTATGCAGGATTGGGGAGAAGATAATGCTAACGAATGGAATAATTATTTTGACGCAGTACCGAGTAATCTGGCAGTATTCCATATATGCAGTGGAAAAATTAGTCCGTGGGTATTATATGCGAGTAACAGGGCTCAATCATTACTTGATCGCCTTAATGAAGAACAAATTAAAATGATCATTGAATACATAGACCCACATGTATGGCAAATTAAAATGAAAAGGTTTGAGAAAGACTTTGATTGGGTAAAACAATTGTTAAAAAAGGCACACTTATCATGAACAACCACTTTATTTTCGATGTAGACGGAACACTAACACCAAGTAGAGGAGAGATCAATCTAGGATTTAAGCAGTTTCTAATAGAGTTTGCAATGAGAAATAAAGTCTATCTAGTAACAGGTAGTGATAAACCAAAGACAGTTGAACAGATAGGCAAAGACTTATACGACAGATGTCATACTGTATATAATTGTAGTGGTAATGATGTATGGCAACGTGATAAAAACATATTTACAAATACTTGGAAACTGTCTAGACCGGCAAAGAAGTGGCTACAGGAACAATTAGATGCAAGTAATTTTGAATTGAGAACTGGATTACATTTTGAGCATAGAACAGGCATGGTAAACTTTAGTATAGTTGGACGTAATGCTACAATAGAAGAACGTGCTGAATATGTAAAGTGGGATAACAAAAAGAATGAGCGTAACACAATAGCAAAGGCATTTAATGCCAAGTTTAAAAAACTAAAAGCACAGCCTGGCGGTGAAACTGGTATTGATATATATCCAAAAAACTGTGATAAAAGTCAGATAGTTCGTGACTTTACATATGATGATGTGTTATACTTTATGGGAGATAGAATGGATCCAGATGGAAATGATTATCCATTAGCACAGGAAATAGATAAAGGTGCAGCCATTGAAGTAACTGGTTGGAAAGATGCATACGACAAACTACTGATGTTAAGAGTGTTAGGAATAGCTAGATGATTGTAAATACAGATATTGATATTGATGTAGCCAATAGAAATAAACTATTGACTATGATTAAGAATACTCCTGGAATGATTGCAAGGGACGGAAAACAAGTTAAGCACAATACAGGTGTTTACTTTCATGAAGTACCCACAAATCCATTTACAGACTTGTGTACAATAGATCATAAGGACGCAGAAAATCTAGGTTACTTTAAGATTGATGTACTTAATGTGAATATATATGAGGGAATTGAAAGTAAACAGGAACTAGATAAACTTCTAGATATGCCTGTGCAATGGGATCTACTGAATCACCAAGAGATAGTAAAGCAATGCTTTCATATACATAATCACTTTGAGGTAGTGAAACGTATGCAACCCAAAAGTCTTGAACAGTTGGCGGCAGTACTTGCAATTATCCGTCCTGCTAAGAGACATCTAGTTGGTAAAGACTGGAACACAGTTTTTAGTAGTGTATGGATTAAGCCAACAGACGACTCTTACTTCTTCAAGAAGGCTCATGCACACGCCTATGCAATGGCAATTATTTTACAACTGAATAAGTTAGTTAGAGACTCTTCTTCACAAGACTAATGCTTCGTCTTTTAATACGTTTAGTAATTGAGTTACTTAAACGTACTTCGGGACCAGTAATAATCTCCATCTGTTTAACATTAAAACTTTGACTACAATAATTAAATGGCCACCTATTTAAAAGTGCAATGTTAATTGGCAATCGACGATTTGTCTCCCACCACCATTCTTCACCAAGCTCTAAGAATAAAGACTTCTCTTCTCTGCCTTTAAGACGTTCGTAGACATACATACTCGCTATTTGAGTATCTATATTCTGCATAATTCCGATATATTCGTTTCCGGCATAGGATATGACAGTCAGGAATGGATATTCCTCTAAAAATTCTTGATACTTTGTTATCATTGTACTTCTATTTAGCAAGTAAATTTTTAGGCCAGAGAGCATAAATACTTATATACAAGGAACATTAGATGAGCAATTACAGTACTAGTTATAACATAAGCCAGACGGGCGATTTGTATACACTACAGGATCACGGAACTTCTACAGGGCAAAGCCAGTATAATAGTAGTCGTGGAACTACAGTTAACAGTCCTCTGAACTATAGGAAGTTAGAAGCATTCAAAGGTTTAGATAACGAGTTTTGGTTCTACGTTAAGAATCAAGATAGAAAACCTATTATGCTTAATAACCTAACAATTAATGCTAGTTTAATATTCAGAGAGAATAAGAATACTATTGTGGCAAAAGCATGTACTATTACAGACTATGATTTAGGCACATGTAAACTTGTATTGAAAAGCAGTGATATTGCTGATGCAATTTCAGGATTATATGATCTTGTATTAACGTACACAAATAACGAAGGTTTAGTACTTCCACTCTTTGCTGATACTAACATGCGACCTACACTAACTGTTGAAATTAGTGAAGATGCATTTAGTGTTCCACTTACTACACAAACAACCACAACATGGTTATATGACGGCACAACTAATAATATTGGTGAAAAACTAAACGGGCCTAAGCACTATCAAAAAGTACAAGGTCTAATTACGTTTGCTGTCTATTGCACAGGTTACACTGGCAAGTTCTACTTACAGGGTTCAACAAGTCCCTATCCAGATGACTCAGACTGGTTTGATTTAGAACTAGGTGCGGCAACCGATTTCTACCAATTCAATGCATTTACTGGCATTGAACCTTTTACAGTCACATCAAACTTATATTATGTAAGATTTAATTGGCAAAAGACTGGAGCAACTGGAACGGTTGACAAAGTTGTAATAAGGCTGTAGTATATATGTATGAGCTTAATAACAAACTACGTTAAATCTATTCTCCCTGTCGGCTGGACTAGTTCCCCATCAGGCTGGACTCATGGAAATTGTCCCATGTGTGTGGTTAATGGTGAATCAAGGCCTGATATAAAAGGTAGAGGTGGATTTCGCTTTGAGGACGACAAGTTTAGTTATAACTGTTTTAACTGTGGTTATAAGACTGGCTGGAGTCCTGGCAAAGGTATCAGTAATAAAGTTAAAAGACTACTATTACGGTTTGGTGCTGATGAGAGTGATGTACAGAGACTACAACTAGAGTTATTAAGAGAAGAAGATGTTGCTACTATCCTACTGAGGAAAGAAGCAAGGAATACTCCTATTGTAATTGATTGGGAAGAAATGGCATTGCCTGAAGGTGCCCAACCAATTAATAATTACAAAGGTGAAGTACATTTAGACTTTATAAAAGCAGTAGAGTATATACATAGTCGTGGATTTAATATTGATGATGATAGATTTATGTATAGTCCGGCTTCGGCTCCGGGTAGAATGAAGAGTCGCTTTATAATTCCGTTTCATTATAAAGGTAAGGTTGTAGGTTATACTGCACGTTGGATTGGCAAGCCACCTGAAGGAATGCCTAAGTATTATAATCAGCAACCTAAGAATAACTTTATATACGGATTAGATAGACAAACAAAAGATAAAAACATTGTCATTGTTACTGAAGGTCCATTAGATGCTATTGTAACTGATGGTATTGCTATTGGAAGCAATAGTATAAATGATGATCAGGCCAATATTATTGACAACTTACAGAAGCGTGTTATACTATTGGCAGATAAAGATTTTGCAGGAATTAAGGCAGTTAACACGGCAATCGAAAGAGGTTGGAGTGTTAGTTTTCCTGAATGGACTGATTGTAAGGACGCCGGAGATGCTCTGGAACGATATGGTAGATTGTTCACAGTTCGTAGTATCCTAGACGGTGCTATAAGCAATCCAACTAAGATAAAACTACTGGCACAGAAATATTGTAAGTGAGGGAAATATGAACACAGAACACAAAGACTATGGATTAGAGGTACAGAAACTATTTGTAGAATTCCTAGCACAGGATCAAGACTTATTTGTCCGTGTTAATAACATTATGAGTCCAGAGTATTTTGATAGAACACTTAGAAAGAGTGTTGAGTTTATACAAGAACATGCTAATGAATATGGTGCTTTGCCTAAACGTGAACAAATAATTGCAACAACAGGATTAGAACTTGCAGGTATCCCTGATGTAGATGATAGACATAAAGAATGGTTTGCAGATGAGTTTGAAAACTTCTGTAAACAAAAAGCTCTTGAAGGTGCTATCCTAAAGAGTACTGACTTATTGGAAAAGGGTGAGTTTGGTGCTGTCGAGAAACTTGTTAAAGATGCAGTACAGGTTGGACTTGCTAAACACATGGGTACTAATTATTGGGAATCGCCTAGTGAACGTATTGAAAGAGTACGACAAGCACGTGGTGGCACAAGCACAGGCTGGAAAGCAATAGATCATAAACTATATGGTGGCTTTAACAGAGGTGAACTAAACATATTTGCGGCGGCTAGTGGTGGAGGTAAAAGTTTATTCCTACAAAATTTAGCATTGAACTGGGCATTAGAAGGACATAATGTTATCTATATTAGTTTAGAGCTTAGTGAAGAACTATGTAGTATGCGTCTTGATAGTATGATTACTGGTATGAATACAAAAGAAGTGTTCCGTAATGTTAGTGATGTAGATTTAAAAGTTCGTATGGCAGGTAAGAAAGCTGGAGTACTACAAATTGTACAGTTACCCAGTGGTATTACTGTTAATGATCTAAACAGTTATATGAAAGAGTTTGAGGTTAAGAACAACATTAGGATTGATGCAATGTTAGTTGACTATTTGGATCTAATGATGCCAGCACAACGTAAGGTTCCGCCTAGCGACTTGTTTATTAAGGACAAGTTTGTAAGTGAGGAATTGCGTAACTTTGCTGTCGAGCATCAGCTACTGTTCGGAACTGCCTCACAGTTGAATCGTAGTGCAGTTGAAGAAGTAGAGTTTGATCATTCGCATATTAGTGGTGGTTTAAGTAAAATCCAGACAGCAGACAATGTTATTGGTATCTTTACTAGTAATGCAATGAGAGAACGTGGTAGATATCAAGTACAGTTTATGAAGACTCGTAGTAGTGCTGGTGTGGGACAAAAGGTTGATCTAAACTTTGATGTAGAGGGTTTAAGGATTACAGACTTAGATGATGATGAGGCTGATGCAAATCCGGTGAACAATACAAGTGCAATACACGATAAACTTAAAAGACAATCCCAACTAAAAGGACATGATAACAATTTGTCGGAAAATATGGCAGTTGAAAAAGCAGTAGGCAATGTGGATAGGATGAGAAGTATCCTTAAAAAGCAAGACTAAAGTATCATTAATAGCTAAATACACATAGTAAGGAAACTAGTCATGAAAAAACGTACAAGATCATTATTAGAAGAAATTAATAGTATTGCTCCTAGTAGACACAAAACTAATCTACTCGAGAGTAGAGGTGTTAATGCAATTAGTAGTATCATTCATCTATTGGAAATGATTGATCAGCAGTATGATTCAGAAGTAGCTACCGACCTCCATAAACGTGTAATGTTAAGCATTAAGAACAGAGATGCTGATAGGTTTATGCGAGGAATTAAAAAGATTAGAGATTAAAGTATGAAGATAGAAGACATCTTAGCAGGTTCAAAAAAGAGACGTAGCCGTAATAGTAGAATGCAACGTTTAATTCAGCCTGATAACCTATACCGTGTGGAACCAAAAAAATTATCAGAGGCAGCTCGTATTCAACACGTTGAAGATTTAATTCTTTGGGACGGCAGTGAAGGAGCAAAACGTAGTTTAATGACTCTGCGTAAAATGGAATCAAGTCCTGGTGATGCAACTATTAAATGGGACGGTTCTCCAGCAGTTATATTTGGGCGTAATGAAGCAGGTGAGTTTATACTTACAGATAAAAGTGGCTTCGGTGCTACAACATATAATGGTAGGGTAACAAGTGCAGATCAGTTAGCTAGTATGTTTCTTAATAGAAAACAAAAACCAGATGCAACTGCAAAAGATATCCAAGGCAGAAAAGATTTTGCAGAACGTATGAGAAATGTATGGAGTGAATTTGAAAATGCCACTCCTGCAGACTATAGAGGCTTTGTACATGGTGATCTGTTGTATTATACAACTCCACCAATGGAAAAAGGACGCTTAGTGTTCGCACCTAATACTACAAAGTATAGTGTAGACCCTAACAGTAGAATTGGACAACAAATTTCAGACTCAACCGCTGGTGTTGTACTACATGCTTATATTGATTTAGATGGTAATACAGGCAAAGTAGATGCAACTAAGTTTATTAGTAGTGGGTTACTAGTAGTTCCACCAGTAGTAGTTACACACCCTGCACAAATAGATGCGGCGGGATTAGATCAGCTGGAATCATTTGTTAGTAGTAATTCAAATCAAATTGATGCAATGTTTGACGTTCCAGCAGAATTACAAATGAAGAACTTTAGTAATATGCTATATGATTATATTAACAATCAAACAAAAGCAGGCACACTAGATGGCTTAGGCGGAAACTTTATACAATGGGTAGAAGGTAATGCAAAAATTAGTGCTAAGAAGAAGAGCAGATTGTTGGAGTACATACAACAACATGAAAAGGCTTTCCTAGCAGTATTCAAAATTATTAGTGATGTTATGAAAGTAAAGAATGATATTATTGATCAACTAGATCAACAACCAGCAGACATTACAGCAACAACTGATGGAAGAGCTGGTGGTGAAGGTTATGTAGTGGGCGGCGATGTTAAATTAGTTAATCGTAAAAACTTCTCACAAGCAAATATGGCGAGGACCCGTTAATGCAAAAGAAATATACACCAATGGAATGGAGTTTAATGGAAGGTGGACATAGTTTACCTGAGAAAGAACAAACATTCATTCAATCACTTGGCGAAGCTCGTATGTTTCGTGGTAGAGACCAGATAGCTGGTCAAGGTGCTAGAAGTGTTAGCGATCATACATTTGTAAGTCTAATGAGCTTATATGCTATGAGTCAAGACTATGACTATGCTCCTGTAGCCAAAGAGTATGCAAAAAGAACTCGTGCATTAGGTAATTTTAATAACCCAAGTCCAGGTGGTACTGATTTGTACCAAACAATATACAGTCTACAACGTCCAAACTTAATGCCAGGTGATAAGAGTCAACTATTAATGAATAAGGTAAATGTAGACACGCCAAGAATTAAAAGATTCCTAGATAAGATTAGAAATGGTACTGCTTCTAATTCAGATGCACAGCAGTTCTTCTTTAAACTTGAAAGAGATCTCAAGATACAAGATCCAAAGCTAAAAGCGGCTAGACGTCTAGTACAAAATTGGGATAACCTAGGAACACAACAAAGACAGTTAGTCGGATCACAACTTATGAGATACTATACATTGTCTGCTAGACGAAGTGATCTAATGCCATTGTTTGCCAAGTATTCAAAAGATGCTAACCTAAACTTAGATAAAGAAGAAAAGAAATCTATTGCACAAAGAGTGGCAAGGGGTGCAGGACTATTTGCAGCCGGCTATGCATTGAGCAAAATAGCTAAAGGCTAATATGACACAAAAGATTCACGGTACTAGACGACCCGGAGAAGTACTTTCCGGTGATATTAATTTTCTAATTGCATACACTATAGTAGACATAACTGATTCTGGCGACAGTAATCCCAAAGGTAATAGTAAAACTTACCGACAATCCCAAAACACAAATACCTTAATACAAGTTCTAAGTATGAGAACACAGTTAGTATTATCAAGTATTACTAAATTAGAAACACAGGACCTAGCTGATTACGACTTTGGTAGTGATTATACAGGTACAGGTACAGTCTGGCAACTAAAATTTGCTAGTGAACATGATGCAGTATGGCAACGTGAGGGTAATCCTGTATACTGGGCAACCAATGACTGTAATGGTGTTCCTGTTAACAATAGTTTAGACGAAACACATAATACGATTGATTACTTTGAGACAGCAGATGCACAAAGTAAAAATTTGTACTTTACTTCCAGTACTTTTTTATAAATACATATAACGTACAAGAAGTACTTAATTTGAAAATCAGCTCTTTAAGAGACTAGATTGCGGAATTAAACTATGGCAATGCAACAGTCAAGACTAGAGCGTGAAAATCTCGAGGCCCATGTAGATTTATGTGCAGAGAGATACCGCGTAATGGAAGAAAAATTAGACAACTTAGACAAAAGATTTGATCGCCTAGAAGAGGCATTGAATAAGATAAGTGAAAAACAAGCGTCAGACAAAGCAGGTGGTAATAAACTTATTATTGGTGCGGCGGCAACAGTTATTGCAGGATTGTTATCAACAGTAGTTTTATTATTGTTGAATCTTCCGGGATTGGGTGGTTAAATGTTTTTCAATGAGGCTTACAATACTGTAGTTAGTGAAGCAAAACTTGTCTTTGCAAAACGAGGTAATTCAGTCGTTAAGAAATTTCGTTGTACAGTAGGTAAACGTAAAGGAAGAGTTGTAAGCTCTCCAGCACAATGTAGTGCTCCTATAGATTTAAAGAAGAGATTTACTCTTAAGAAAACAAAAGCTAGTAAGGGTGCTAGAATGACAAAGAAAGCACAAAGAACAAAACGTATTAATCCTGCTAGTAAGATTGTAAAGCAACTTAATAAGGCAAGAAGATAATGGAACAAAAAGTAACAGAAGGTGATGTTCAAGCAGGTATAGAATTTATATATCATATGCGAGAACATATAGTAGATGTAGGCATAGCAACAGTCTACCTATTCGTATGTTATGGATTGTATCTATATTTAAAAAAGGTGATAAAGTAATGGATGTAAAAGGCAACAGTATTATTGATACAGTAATTGAATATGCTAATGTAAAGTTTGGAGTTGAACTGGACATGGAAGAAGTTAGTAAACAACTTAAGAACATGAACTATCGTAACACATTAAACCTAGTAGATGCAATTAAATCAGAGAATGATGAAATGTTTAGTAATAACATAGATATGAGTGTAACAAATGAATCAGCCGTTGATGACGACAGTCTAAAAGGTTTCGATCCTAAGACACAATATGCTATTAAGAGACTACAAGCCAAATATCCACACAGTGAAGACTTAATAAGTGCTCTACTTGCCGATGTAGAAAAGAATGAATTAGATGGTGATACGGCAGACGAACAGAATAAAAAACATTTACATGATTTAGAGAAAAGATTAGTTGATGTAATTAAAAAGAACCAATTGAAAGAAGTAGATATTGAAGAAGCTGGTTATGGAACTGGTGGAGCACAAAGTAACGCCAGTATACAAAACGCCAATAAGAAAAGTAACGTAGCAAATCGTAGAGCAAACAATATGAATCAAGATCAGGTAAGAGCTGGTACAAACAAAACTGGCGGAACAATACCAGGTGGAAATAAACAACCTACAGGTACTGGCGGCGGACAAGGCGGAGCCGGTGTTGCTGATCCTGATGATATTGAAAGAGCTGACAACCAAGCAAATATTGATAGTAATTCACAACGATTACAGAATCAAGACGCAGAGATACAAAGACTTAAATCCTTAGCAGGTGTAAAATAAAATGAAAATGGTAGAGAGCCCTGGTGGCATCAATATTATAATCAGTAATTTAGAAAACAAGGTACTGGAATGTATGACTGAAGAAGTATGCAAAGCAGACCTAAGTGAAAGAGATCAAGACGTTGCACAATCCCTAGTAAACAAAGGTGTGGCAATGAAAGTACGTCGTGAAGGTAAAACCTATTTTAGTAAAGCCAGAGGAAGTTTATAATGTCAATAGAATCACGAGAGATGAAAGCCATCTTACAAAAATTGCAGGACGCTGAAAACGGCCAACCTGCCAAACTATCTGAATCAGCTTCAGAAGTAAAGGCACACGTTACATCAAATCCCAACAGTCAAGAGATGTTTAATATCCTTAAAAAATTAGAAGATGCCACAACCAATGTAGCAAAAACAATTAATGAAGATAGAAACACAGACGAAATAACAGCAGTAGGGATTGCTAATAGAAATAATAATATCACAATGGGTGGATACAACGTTATAATGGAAAAACGCCATTTAGTTGAAAACTTTCAGAAAACATTTTACGATATTAGTGATGCTGACGGCAATATTCTTTATAGAGATATTAGTTTATTTGAAACAGCAATGTCGATTCTTAAAAACTTAGTAACAGAAAATACAAATAAAATTAAAAAGATTGTAGATTTGGATTCCAGATATAATAGTTACTTAACTGAAGCGGCAACACACAAGCATCGTGGTAAAATGATTAAAGAATCTTATAAGAAAGATGTTTATTCTGCAAAGCAAAGTGCGGCAATGAGCAAGGCTAGTGGTATTAAGAAACAGATTAAGTCCTTAATTTAATCTGCAATTAAATTCACAAAAGCATAAATACATTATATACAATTAAAGCGAGGTATACCATGATTTTAAACGATTTACAAGAAAAAAAGTTTGCAAAACTTCACCGTACGCTAACAGAGGTTTTCAATATTGATTTCAATTTTGAAATGCCACTTGAGAAGATTGAAAAGGTAGCAAAAGTTACTGAATCAAGACTTGAGGAACTGCGTAGCAATGGTGCAGATGCATCTAATAAAAACTTCCAAAAACTTATGCTAATTGCAGAGGGATTGAAGCTAGTAGTTACTGAAGTAGCACCAGCTAGACAAGACAAAAAGATTAAGATTAAAGAATCAGCAGATTTAGATCAAGCAGAAGTATTACTGGCGGCAAAGCAAGTAGCTGATGATCTACAAAAAATGGCTGAGAACTTAGCAAGTATGCAAGTTGAAGACCTAATGTCAATTACTAATGCAATGAAGGAAGAAATCGGACTTGCAGAAGCAGAAGCCTTTAATATGGCGGCTGAGGCAGCAATTGGTGGAGCTCTAGAAGCAGTTAAATCAGCAAATGATGGTGTTAACAATGCTCTTATGGTTGCACAAGGCCAAGCACCAGCAGACGATATGGCAATGGACATGGGTATGGATCCAGAAGCTCCAGCAGAAGACCCAATGCCAGACATGGAAGCACCAGAAATGGACGCACCAGAAGATGAGTTTGGTGGAGCCGATGCTGCTGACGCAATGGCAGATGACACTGGTCGTGAAATGAAAGAAGATGCATATTTAAAAGCATTGAAACTTGTTAAAGAAGCACAAGCTGACGGCAAGGTTAGTAAGGAAGTTCTTAAACAAGCATTCGCAGTAATGAGAAAGTAATATGCGACTAGCGGATCTTATCAGGGAAAATGCAACAAGTAAAGATGCAGTACTGGATCTCTTAACGGCTATGGCTGGTGAGGGATTGGATAGTATTCCTCTTGAAACACTTTCAGATGAATTATCCCATCAGGGAATTGATTTAGATGAAAATGCCCTTTTTGATTTATTAGGTAGTCTCGCAATTGTAAGGAACATCAAAGACGGTGTTGCCTTTTTCAATACTGATAGTGATCAGAGTCATAATGCAACTGATCTACCGGATCCAGGAGTACAGAAGAACCAAGTTAAGAAACTTGCTAAGAAACAAGTAGACAAAGAGATGAAAAAATGAGTGTAGGATTAAACGCATCACAGGCAAGATCAAAGAGTCGTGAAGACATTACAATCTATAATGAGGTTTCGACTATCATGTTAGCAGTAATTACGGCAAGTGCCGCAGGTGAATTCGTTGCTTACATAGACGATAAAACAACAATGACAGAATCCTCACCAACTGAAGTAGTAACAGGATCAATAGCAAACCCTACTATTAGTGTTAGTGATTCAATTATACTCGGATCAACTACTGTAGTACTTGGAACAACAGGTACTAGTTTAAACGCCGTTATTGCTGATATTAATGATGCAGGAATAACTGGTGTTGTAGCAAGTAAAAATGCGTCTAACAATCTAGTACTAACGTTTACTGGACAACCTAGTGTAACATGGACTTATGAGATTGGAGCAGGAACGGCAAATACAGCTCTTGGATTAACAACAGGTGTTGCAAATATTACTACTCCAACAAGCGTAAATTACTTTCAAACTTGGCAAGGCACAAGAACAAATAGAGGCGAAAGTCAACAGATGGATCAAGTAATTAAACACTTCCAAAACATGGGTTTTAAGATTGAACGTACTACTAATACAACCTCACAAAACACATATCAGTGGAATCTTTACTGGTAATTTCAAAATAACTCTTGACAACAACAACTAAAGGCTATACTATATGAGTATGGTAAAAATAAAATCTCCCTACGATTATAAAGAGCTACAACGTACAGAAGTGGACGGCAAACGTCTATATATAAATCCTTATGGAGATCCTGTACCAAGTGTCACAACAATATTAAGTGCTACACAACCTGCTGAAAAACGAAAAGCCCTAGCGAATTGGCGTAAACGTGTTGGTACAACTGAAGCACAACGTATTACTACAACTGCCGCTAATCGTGGAACAGTTATGCACAATATATTAGAACATTGGGCATTAGGTAAATACGAAACATATAACCCTGGTAACAATATTGTACATCAACAAGCAAAAGCAATGGCACAAGTTGTAGTTGAAAATATTGAAAATGATGTTGAAGAAATATGGGGAACAGAAGTAAATTTAGTAGCAAAAGAACTATATGCTGGTACTACTGACTTGGTTGGTATGTATAAAGGTAAGCCTACTATCATGGACTTTAAACAAACTAACAAGCCTAAGAAGCGTGAATGGATTGATGATTACTTCCTCCAAGGCGCCGCTTATGCCAATGCACACAACGAGATGTTCAATACTACTATAGAAAACATAGCAATTTTTATGTGTAGTGGTGATTGCCAGTGGCAATTATTTGAAGCAAATGCTGAAGAATTTAAGATATGGGAACTAAAATGGGCTCAACGTTTACAACAGTTCTATGGTATTTGATGCTAAATACATTATACGGAGAATAAACAAATGGCAGATACTATAGCAAAAATTCAATTGAGGAAAGGCGTACTCGCTGATCTTCCTATCTTAGATAGTGGTGAAATGGGATATGCAACTGATGCCCAACGACTATTCATTGGTAACGAAACAATTACACGAACAGGCGATGGAACAACAACCGATTTTGACTTTGGTATAGACTTTGATCCATTAGTAGCTTATGCAGTCACAGAAAACGGCTCAGCAATTAATCCAGCATCAATTACTAAATTGGGTGATGCCACAACAGTTAGGATTACACCTGCTCCAGCAAATTCTAGTGCCGTTGTATTATCATATAATACAGAAGTATATACACTAAGTCCAGATGTTGGACTAGATATTCCACTAAGCAGTACGTTAACTAATCAAGCATCGGCAGTCACTGCCGGTATTACTATTGATCCGACACGTTATGATAGTGTAAATATTGAATATACATTAAAGCACACGACTCATATTAGAAAAGGTATAATTAGAATTGGTATAGCCGGAGTATCCGGTAATGTTACAATTAATGACGAACATACATCTAGTACAACTACTCTACTTGATCATACATTCTCTGGTGCTTGGTCGGGTTCTCCGGCCGTGTGGACCTTACAATATACAGCAACAGATACAACTGCAACAACATTTAGTTATGTAACTAAGAACTGGAAGTCAGTATAAACTAAAATGACAAAGAATATCTGGATGTTATCTCCAGATGACCGACTACGTGAGTGGAGGTCGTTTAGGAAGCAAGTTAGTGCCTTAGGTACTGAACAACAATTAGAATCTGTAATCGCCTGGTGGAAGATGGCACCATTAGGTACAAGGGTTATAGATATCTATAATTCAAATGATTGGCCTGATCCTTGGGAATTGATACACAAGGGTGAGTTCGACGAAAATGCCATTGCACTAGGTATGGCTTACTCTATTCAGTTATTAGAGAAGCAGACTGAACTGTGTTTACTACAAGATAGAATAGATCATTTCCTAGGATTGATTGTTTTAGTTGACAAGACGCATATACTAAACTATACTTATGGTATAGTAGAAGAAGCAACTAAAGTTCTAGATAATAGTGAAATAGTACAGAAATGGAACGTAGAAGATTTAATAAAGCACAAGTAAACTTCCCCCATCTAGTATTAAATAGAAGACGTTAAAAAACATAATAGGTAAAATAACATGACAAAAGAAATTGGCGTACTCAAACGAGATGGCTCGAAAGAAAAATTAGATTTAGAAAAGATGCATAATGTAGTATTTTATGCATGTGAGGGGATAACAGGTGTTAGTGCTAGTGAAGTAGAAATTAAAAGTCATTTACAATTTTACGATGGTATTAAATCAACAGACATACAAGAAACATTAATCAAATCCGCCGCTGATTTAATTAGCGAAGAGACTCCTGGATACCAATGGGTAGCAGGTAGACTAATTAACTATCATCTTCGTAAGAATGTATATGATAGTTTTATACCCTGGCACCTCAAGGATGTTATTACAAAAAACATTGAACTTGGTTACTATGATGCAGAGATAACAAACTCATATACAGAAGAAGAACTTAATTTAGCTGATTCATATATTAAGCACGCCAGAGATGAAAACATTGCTTATGTAGGTATGGAACAATTCAGAGGCAAGTATCTTGCACAGAATCGTGTGACTGGTGACATTTATGAAACGCCACAAATTACATACATGATGATTTCATTAGTTTTATTTGGTAACTATCCTACAGACGAACGTATGAAGTGGGTTAAAGACTACTATGATGCAGTTAGTAACTTTGATATTAGTTTGCCTACACCAGTTATGGCAGGAGTTCGTACTCCACAAAGGCAGTTTTCTTCCTGTGTTCTAATAGAAACAGATGATAGTTTAGATAGTATTAATGCAACATCAAGTGCTATTGTTAAGTATGTCTCACAGAAGGCAGGCATTGGTATTGGTGCTGGAAAGATTCGTGCTATTGGTAGTCCGATTAGACGTGGTGATGCAAGTCATACTGGTGTTATTCCATTTTATAAATTATTTCAGTCAAGTGTTAAGTCATGTAGCCAAGGTGGTGTACGTGGTGGAGCGGCAACTCTATACTATCCTATTTGGCATTTAGAAGTAGAAGACTTACTAGTACTAAAGAATAACAAAGGTACAGAAGACAACAGAGTAAGACACATGGATTATGGAGTTCAGTTTAATAAACTTATGTATGAAAGATTACTTACAAATAAAGATATAACTTTGTTCTCACCTGGTGATGTGCCAGGACTTAATGATGCATTCTTTAATGATCAAGATGAATTTAAAAGATTGTATGAAGAAGCAGAAAGTAATACAAAACTCCGCAAGAAAACAATACCAGCTGGTGCTTTATTTGGTATGTTTATGGAAGAACGTAAGAATACAGGACGCATTTACTTAATGAATGTAGATCATGCAAATACCCATAGTTCATTTGATGAAACAGTAGCACCTATTCACCAATCTAATCTATGTTGTGAGATTAATTTACCTACTAAGCCACTAAATCATATTATGGATGAAGAAGGCGAAATTAGCCTCTGTACTCTTAGTGCTATTAATTGGGGCAACATCAAGACTCCAGCAGACTTTGAAAAACCTGCGGCTCTGGCAGTTCGTGGACTTGATGCATTATTAGATTATCAAAATTATCCAGTATTGGCGGCAGAACTTAGTACAATGAAAAGACGTCCATTAGGTATTGGTATTATTAACTTTGCATACTGGTTGGCAAAAAATGATACAAGCTATCAGGATCCAAATCTAGAACTAGTAGATGAATGGTCAGAAGCATGGAGTTATTACTTAATTAAAGCAAGTGCAGACTTGGCAATAGAAAAAGGTAGTATTAGTGGCAACATGGAAACAAAATATGGTATAGGCATTACACCTAACCAAACATATAAGAAAGAAGTGGATGAGCTAGTACCTCATGTTGAAAGACAAGACTGGTCGGGTTTACGTGAACAGTTAAAAGCAACAGGTATTCGTAATAGCACATTAATGGCACTTATGCCTAGTGAAACGTCTGCACAAATTAGTAACAGTACTAATGGCATTGAACCTCCTAGAGCGTTTGTGAGTGTAAAGCAGAGTAAAGATGGCGTTTTAAAGCAAGTTGTTCCTGGATATCCACGCCTTAAAAATAAATACGATTTGCTATGGGATCAGAAGTCACCTGAAGGTTACTTAAAGATTATGGCAGTTATGCAAAAATATATTGATCAGGGTATTAGTGTAAACACAAGTTACAACCCTGAACACTATCCAGACGAAAAGATACCTATGAGTGTACTATTACAACATCTTGTAATGTTCTACAAATATGGTGGTAAGCAACTATACTATTTCAATACCTATGACGGACAGGGCGAGATAGAATTTAAAGATGAACCGTTAGCACAAGGAATAGAAGATGACGCAGATTGCGAAGCATGTACGATATAGAGGACAAGGAATAAGATGACTGTTTTAAACATAGACAACAAGAAAAATCACACAGAAGCTAATGCATTTCTAGACGAAGCTCTAGGCATGCAACGTTACGACACAATGAAGTATAAGCAGTTTGATAAACTAACTGACAAACAACTAGGTTTCTTTTGGAGACCTGAAGAAGTTGATGTAAGTAAGGATTCCAAAGACTTTAAGGATCTTACTGAACATGAGCAACACATCTTTACAAGTAATCTAAAAAGACAGATCCTACTTGATAGTGTACAAGGGAGAGCACCAAACGAGGCATTCAGTCCTATTGTTTCTTTGCCTGAACTAGAAAATTGGATCATTACTTGGACATTTAGTGAGACAATTCATAGTAGAAGTTACACACATATTATCCGTAATATCTTTAGTGACCCAAGTAAAATCTTTGATGAGCTAATGGATTCGCAAGAAATTGTTGATTGTGCTGGAGACATTTCCAAGTACTATGATGGACTAATTGAAACGAGTATGTATTATAGATTACTGGGAGAAGGCAAACATAAAGTAAACGGCAAGACTATAAATGTTGACCTATACGATCTAAAGAAGAAGATCTGGTTATGCATGAATAGTGTTAACGTACTAGAAGGTATTCGCTTCTATGTATCGTTTGCATGTAGTTGGGCGTTTGCTGAACTTAAAAAGATGGAAGGCAATGCTAAGATTATTAAGTTTATTGCCCGCGATGAGAATGTGCATCTTGGTTCAACACAATACCTAATAAGTAAAGTACTAACAAAAGAAGATCCAGATTTTGCAAAGATTGCCGTTGAATGTGCTGATGAAGTTCAGCAAATGTTTGTAGATGCAGTTGAGCAAGAAAAAGATTGGGCGAGCTATCTATTTAAAGATGGATCAATGATTGGGCTTAATGCACAATTATTAAGTAACTATATTGAATGGATTGCTTGTAAGAGAATGACAGCATTAGGATTAAAATGTCCTTATACAACCACACAAGCAAACCCATTGCCCTGGACACAGAAGTGGATATCAGGAGCAGAAGTACAAGTTGCACCACAAGAAACAGAAATCTCCAGCTACGTTATTGGAGGTGTGAAACAAGATGTTGATACTGAAACTTTTGCAGGACTAAGTTTATAAACAGGAGCCGGCAATGTCTCAAAACATTGAAGTTTATAGTAAAGAGAATTGCGCCTATTGTATCAGAGCCAAACGCCTACTTGAAAGTATGCATATACAATATGTGGAAAAGAAGATTGGCGTAGACGTCACAAGAGAGCAACTATTAGAAGTAGCACCACAAGCCAGAACAGTACCACAGATTGTTATTAGTGGTAAAGTTATTGGTGGCTATAACGACTTAGTTGCATACATGGAAAACAGTAATTTTAACGGAACAGGATACGGATCATAAAATGTTAATAGAAGCACCATATAAGGTTGGCGATATCGTCAGCATCAAACTATCAAGTGGCGAAGAAATGGTAGCCACTCTACAATCAGAAACAGACAGCTTAGTAGAGATTAGAAAGCCTCTAATGTTAGTAGCAGGAAAAGACACTACAATGGGACTTGCTCCCTTTATGTTTACCGTCGGTCCTGATGCTAAGTACAAAATCAAGCTAAATAATATTATATGTATAGTAAAGACGGAAAAGGATGCCGCTAGTACATATACACAGAGTACATCAGGTTTAGCGGTAGTTAATTAATGGCAGCAGTTCATAGAGATACAGATAGTAGAAGTTGTGGCGCCAGTACAATTGCGGCTAATCCCAACGTTTTTACTAACAATCTCTTGACTGCTATAGACGGAAATCCCAATAGTCATGGTGGTGGAGGCTTAGTTGCCGCCAACCCCAATGTTTTTATTGGTAATAAGTTAACAGTAATACAAGGTAACGGTGCTAATCCGGACAGTCTATGTCCTATCCCTGGCGGGCCACATTGTAGTCCGTCAGCGACAAGTGGCAGTGGCAACGTGTACATAGGAGGTTAACATGGTTGACTTTGTAGGCGGCGTAGCCAATGCTAATGAATATTTAAATAGAACAGTTAGCATACCAACAAGTGTAACAGTTAATGACCTAGGTACTGTAACAACTACAACAACAGACGTAACAGTTAGAGAGATTATTTGTAGCCTACTAGCTGGTAATGGTATTAAACTTCCAAATCTACAGATTTGTTTAAAGGTAAACTTGGGTAGACTTATACCTGAGATACCGGCGGCTCTTGCAGACCTAAGAACGGCACTAACACAAGCTGAACAAGAACTAGAAAACTTTATAGCACATACAGACATTGAGAATGTACTTAATCGTATGAACTCCGCCATTGCTGAGGTGGCGGCTGTTGCCAATATGATTAACTTTTGTGGAACACCGATTGTACCTAGAGCAATACCAAACGTACTAGCAGACGCTTTCGGTAGTTTTACAGGTGCTGGACATGACCTACTAGATAGTTTAGGCACACTAGCAACTAGTGAAATTGGTGGTTGTATTAGTACAAGCGGTGGATTCAAAGCAGACTTATTTACAGGTGGACTACTAAAAGATATTGGTGACAACCTAGCCAATATTGCTAGTCTACCAGCATCAATTACTGATCAATGGACTGCAACTGCAAATAAATTTAAAACAGATATGAAAGCACTAGTTGAACTAGAAAATAAGTTCGGTAGTGGATCAACAGAGAGCAAAGGCGGTAGTAACTTTGCACCAAATAATCGTGTTAACACAAATGTAGGTGTTGCAATTGATGTTGAAAATATGAGTATCCAACAAGCACAAAGACTTGGTGCTGGATTAAAAGGATCATATGATCAACTAAAAGGATATGAAGTAGACGGTCAGGGAAATAATATCTTCCATTATATACTTGAACCTGAAATGATTGCTAAACTAGAGGCTACAATTGATCCAGTTAATGATGTAAGCGATCGTATACCAACATATGATTATTGTGGTAAAGTAATTGGATATACAGATGTTCCTAAACAAACTACAACAGCAAAATCAACTGGCGAGGCGGCTGTTCTACCAACACAGCCTGGACTAGACGGTATATCAACAAGTGGAACTATAGTAAATGCACCACCAAGTTCAACAGTAAATCTAGGAGCACCAACTAGTAGCAGTGGCGGAGGAGCATCGGCAAGTGGATATGCAACTGATGCCGATTTGGCATCTGCTATTGCAGGAATAACAGTCGTACAAAATGCAGTCGGAACGGCAGGACTAACATATAGTGGTACAAGCCCAGGAGTATTAACATATACACCACCTGATCTAACTGGCTTACCTCTAACAAGTAGTTTAGCAAGTGTGGCCTTTAATGGTGACTATAACAGTTTAATTAATAGACCAAGCACATTATCAAATCAGACACTAAACACAACAGATTCAGTAGTATTTGCTACTGTAACAACTACAAATTTCAATACAACAGGTACAGGCACAAGTAACTTTAGTGCTGTCGATATTACAATGAATGCAAGTAATAGAACAAGTGTACTTGGCGGTCCATTTCGTTTACCCAACTTAACTACTGCACAACGAGGTGCAATCGGATCACCAGTGGGTGGAGATATGATATTTAACTCAACTACAAACAAGGTTAATGTTTATCAGGGAACTGGCTGGATCAACTTAGATGATGGCTCAGCTGCTTAATGGAAGAGTATCTAGTAACTCTTAAAAAAGGTGTTGACTTTGATGCATTTTGGCAAGACATGGAAACACCCGGTGGATTATATATCCCAGATAGAAGTGTTGATGTATCCAATAGAAAACCAGCAAGTACTCGTACAACCGGCTATCAATTAACAGCCGAAGAGGCTTTGACCCTAGAAAACGATCCAAGAGTATTAGCAGTACAGACTAACGTTCCTATAGATGCTAAAGGTATAGATGCTATACAGAGTGGTGTCTTTAGTAGAGCAAGTAGCAAAAACGGTGCTTATGTTAATTGGGGTTTACGTTGTTCAAATGTTAGTATTATAGAATCATCACCAGGAAGCCAATTTAGTCATACATTAGATGGAACAGGTGTTGACATTGTTATACAAGACAATGGTGTGATGACTGGACATCCTGAGTGGGAAGATGCCAACGGTGTTACACGATTAAAAGAGATAGATTGGTATGCAGTTACTGGTGTTAGTGGATCAATGAATGCGGCTCACTATGGCGATGTAGGACCTCATGGTACACATGTAGCTGGAACCGCCGCAGGCAAAACATATGGTTGGGCCAAGAATGCAAATATATATTCAATGCGATTTGACTCAGGTGGTGGTATTGATGATACTGATGTATTTGATTTAATTAGAATATGGCATAATCAGAAACCAATTACAGCAACAGGATTTAAACGGCCTACTATTGTTAATGCTAGTTGGGGTTATAGATGGTATTATCCAGGCACACACCCTAGTCAAACTGGTACAATAACAGAACTAAATTATAGAGGAGCCAACGTGGGAACCTCAAGGGCAATACAGTATGGTAACACCAACACCAAACATAACATGTCAGGCGTGACGGCTATAGATGCGGCTTGTGAAGACATGACAGATGCTGGCGTTATATTAGTTAAGGCGGCGGGTAACTATTATCATAAAACAGATATACTTGGCGGAAACGATTACGATAACTATTATAAGTGTAGTACTACCTGGGCTAGTACTGTATCAGTCGGCTCCCCAATTTACTATCATAGACCCGGTACACCACATAGCGATGATACAATAGTAGTGGCAAATGTAAGTAATGTACAGAGTGGTAGTTTTGAGAATTTATCCAATTCAAGTGAAAAAGGTCCACGAATAGATATTAGTGCTCCTGGAAGCCAAATAACAAGTGCAACAAATACTACTGGATATGGTGTAGTATATGATAATGACTATCCTCCAGACAGTAATTATAATATTTCTAGAATAAGTGGAACTAGTATGGCAAGTCCACAAGTTACAGGCGTTCTAGCATGTTTTCTACAGATTAATCCAGGTGCAACTGCACAACAATGTAAAGCCTTTCTAACTGCCAACAGTAAAGCATTTATGAATATGGGCACCGGTACTGGTAATGATTATGGCAATAATCAAAGTCAACAGGGTGGTCCTAATAGATTTCTACACCAACCGTTCAACGGTTCACAAGTTCTTACCCTAACTGGATAAAAAGTAAGATTAATTCAGAAAAGTAATACATTTAGGTTGACAATAGTGTATATTGTGTTATTATAAGTATATTAATAGAACGTAACCAATAACGGTATAAGAGGTTAAAATAAATAAAATGAGAGCTCAAATCTATCCAGATGGAGTGAAGCGTATTAATGCAAAAATTGAGATTCCAATGACACACATTGATGTCGCTGAATATGTATTAAGTGCTATAGTCACTGAAAATGTAAATTTAGATCAAGTACAACGGTTAAACAAACGAGAGTTACTCCGTGTTGCCAAAGATGAGATCTATACCCAGGGTGTCGATGCACCCAAGCAACAACTTAAAGGTGTTGATAACGAAACGAATATTATTGTTCGCAATTATGTAAAGAATATGTTTCCAGAGTTAGTCTAAATGGCCACTGATAAATATGACACAAATTTTGGCGAAGTTATATGGACAGGTATTACATGGACTCCTGAAAAAGGATACGCCTTACCTGTAGAAGATCAACAATTAGAACTGTTCATTGAACCAAATAAACTTGGTATAGATGTGCAGAAAAAGGTTGACAAACTGTATAAAGATGCTACTATTAATATAGTTGTTGAAGAATAGGAGAATAAAATGTTAAATAAATTTAAAAAAATATCTCTAGGTATTGCTATAAGTACTGGCTTAATGGTATCAGGCTGTGCAACTAGTATGGCAGGTCCTGCCACCTACAATCAAAATGCTACAGTAATTGGTGCAACCCCCAAGTACTCAACATCAACACAAAGAATTCCATTTCAAGCATGTACAATGGTAGATGTTCCAATTTACCAACAGTCGCAACAAAATAATAACTCAGCAGGTAATACTCTAATGGGTGCTATTATAGGTGGTGCTATTGGTAACCAAATAGGCAACTCCAAGGGCAATGGCGCCGTGGGTGCAGTAATTGGTGGACTGGTTGGTAATTCGCATGGTAAGTCTACAACAAACACAATTGTTGGATATAGACAACAGAACCAATGTACAACAACATATACTAATGAAACTGTTGAAAAGTTTATTGGTACATATGTCACTGTAGAATATAACGGCATGAAGATGTCTTATACTACACAACGACAAGTTAATGTTGGTGATACTGTAAGAATTAGAGTTTCACTTAATAACTAATTAACTGCCGCAATAGCTCAGTTGGTAGAGCAATGGTTTTGTAAACCATAGGTCCCGAGTTCGAATCTTGGTTGCGGCACCATTTTATAGGGAGATAAAAGATGGCTAAAGTAGGAGAACTAATAACACAAGCGGCTCGCAAACAAGCAGAAGGTGAGATTGCAGTACACCTAGCTAACATTGAAGTATACAGGACAATGCCAGCTGGTATTGGCGAACATTCAGATGTTACAGAAGCCGTGATTGCAGAGTTAAACAAACTTGCAGAAGCAGATGATAGACTATCTATGCTTAACAAATACTTTAGCGAATAGGGTAGTTACTTAATAAACTCACATAGGCCAACGGTTAGCCTATTAGGACAAAGTATGCGCCTATGGTGGAATTGGTAGACACGCAGGTTTTAGGTACCTGTGCTTTACGGCGTGGGGGTTCAAGTCCCTCTAGGCGCACCATACCAAAACTTGTAGATGAGATATTATATCACTGTATGCAAGTAGGACAAAACGACTTGGTGGAACAAAATAAACGGACAACGCGGCCACCTGAAAGAATCCGCAACGATAGGAAATACTTATACAAAACAAATATTAAAGTAGCCCTGGCAGTTAAATGCTAGGGTTACATTTTCAGAGGATACAATAAATGGCAGATCAAGAAAGACATATGGATTACATGACTAGACGTTTAAGAGAAGAACGTGAAATTGATGAAGCCAATCAAATAAAGACAGTACAAAATATACAGAGTCAATTGACTAAACTAGAAACTAAAATAGATAGTCTAATTGAGCTATTATCGGTAAAGTGTTACGGTAGCACATCAGTCTCCAAAACTGAGGGCCTGGGTTCGACTCCTAGTACCGATGCCAATAAGAAACTTGATCATTGGATGGAAATGCATAACAGTAGCCTAGATCATGAAGGTAAAATGAAAGCAAACTTTTGGAAGGAATAGAAAATGAATCCCAACCCACACTACATAAACATGCTTATTAATATAGGTATTTTTGGATTACTCATTTACGTTGCAATAAACGTATAAACGAATGGACTGTTAGCTCAGCTGGATAGAGCATTTGGCTACGAACCAAAAGGTCGGGAGTTCGAATCTCTCACAGTTCACCAAATTATAAATAGTTTAAATACTATTAGAAAGAGAAAATAATGTCAAAAGAAGATAACACAGGCAAAATGGAAGTTGCTATCAGAGTATTAGGCAACGAACTAATTGCAATGAAAATGGTTGTAGACGACTTTAAAGTTAAATGGTTGATCTATGGCGTAATTACTATTGTAGCATTAGGTTGGTCAGCAAGTAGTTTTGGACCAGCTCTATTTGATATGGTATCCACTACTGAATGATTGACTACTTTGAAAAAAATCTAGAGGCACTGGCTAGACAAGGTGTTACAGAGTTTCAAGCAAAGTATAACATGAAAAAAGACGGATACTACCATAAGTTTATTGCTGGTGGTATTACACATGCTTTTTTAAAGCATAACGATATTGACCAAATGGTTACTTCAGTAAACCGTCATTGCGATAATTTAATTGAACAATATAAGGCATGGCCAGAACTGGGCGGAATATACTTAAAGTGTCGACAGGTAGACTTTCACTACTTTTTAAACACAGAGGAATTAATTAACAAGTTTGATAATACAGATGCCTATCTAGACTATTTAATTAAAAATGCAACAGATTTCTCCAGGGCAGTTCATCCCTGTCATTTCAACGACTGGCATACCTGGAATGTAGCAATACAAAAAGATTTAAGTTGGATTGTAGTTGATATGGATGACCTAATACAATGTGAAACAACGTCAGCAGAGGTTTATGAAACAGAGTTGATATATAAAACAGCCCGTAAAGGTGCTTCATTTGGAAATCCTCACATACCTGGAGAATCACTAACAGGTGGTGATCTTGATCCAGATTATGTTGAACAGTATATAAAAAACTACTTTATTAAAAACCCTGACTGTCTAAGTTTTCTTTCAAAACCAAAGAAGTATTTCGGCCATAATAGTATAAATGGTAAAGAATAGTGTTAACAACAGTATACGGTGATAAAAACGGAACACAGGATAGCATAGCATGGTGGTTATGTGAGGAAGACGGTATAGGTCCTCAAATCTATAATGCACCCTGGCGTACAGGCAAAATCCAAGCAAAGTTTGATGATCCCATGCTAGGAACACTAGTAGAGGATTGTCGCTTATATGAGGAGCATGATGAAACAATGCGACTCATGGAAAACACAAGTGATGATTTTCTCCAGCCCTGGAGAAAACACGAAACTGCACATACAAATTTAGTATGGAGTAACTATTTCGGTTGCTTATTAAATCCCCAACAAAAAATTATTAGTGATAAACTTATTATTTGTCGTGAAACACAACAGGAAGATTGTTTTCACTACATGATCAGTCATGCATTTAAGTTGCTGACTGCTGAAGGGATAGATGATGATAGTGATATATGGTGGCGTGATCATGTATATGTGGAGGGTAAACATATAGGTGATTGGCATAGATTATGGTACAGTCTATATCATGATCAAATGTTAACCGCACATTCAGAAGGCAAACTACGGTATATGTGGCAGTTAAACTATATGCATTGGGATTTATACCATGCTATTCAAGAAGGCAAAAACACACATGGTATTGAGTTATGCGATCCAGATGATTTAGATAGATTATTCCAAGAGAAACTTGATCCATCTGATTTTACCTTTGAAAATATACCCGATATTGAACAAACAATTAGTAATAATACTGGACTTGTAGTTGATGATCCACAGTGGTTTAGTTCAGCAGACGTTATACTAGACTACTTAGACATCGCTTGGACCGACAGTTTAAAACAAAACCTACAAGAGTATATACAGATGTATACACAAAAGAGACAATGGTATGATGAAAGATTTAAACTTTATCTATAAGAATCTAAGACCATGTAATGTTCTAGTATTACATCAACCCGGTGCTGGTGGGCAGTTCTTTTGTAACATGGTGGGTAATATAATGTTACCTCCACATATTAATTGCACTCCTCCTCTTAGAGCTGATAACGATAGTTCGAATGAATATCACAGTGATCTAGCACCACTAATAACGGCTACACACTTTCAGACTTTATTCAGACGAAATACTTCACCCAGCATGAGAGATTCACAAATTACTATACAACAGTATAGATATATATTGAATTGGTATAAGAACACAAAGATTATTAATTTAGTAACGGGTAAAAACTATCAGGATTATGTAAAGATATTAGGACAAATAAAGCTACTACAACGAGAAGACTGCACACTTGGTTTATATGAAGAAGCCATACAGGATATTATAACGTGGAAAGCCCACGACAATACTGATAAACGTTGTGAACATTCAGATATAGACTATTGGAATTCACATACAGATACATTTATTAAGAATCATGTTGCTAGAGGTGGACAGAGTTTAACTATTAAATACGAAGACTTCTTTATTAACTTTAATTCAGATGTATTTTCTGAAGCAGTCCACTTCTGTGTGGGTGGGGATATACTTAGTACTACTGAAGATGATTTAATTGATAGGCATGAACGCAGTATTAGAAAATATCGTATGAAAAATTATCGTTCTATTGAATCATTTTCAATTAGGTGGTCATAACTTTTACACATTAATTCACTACTTTCCGGTGTACCATTGCCGTGTATAATCATATGTATACGTTTTTTAAAACTATTATTCCATACACAATGTGGTCTTCCTATATCAATAGCACGAACATCACCAGCACGCCAGGGTATAATACCAGCGTCTTCCATAGCAAAATCACAACCCGCAGGCTGACTAATAGCAATATTAACTGCTGAACTTAAACTTCTTTCATCATAGTCCTGATGGGGTTTAATCCAACCTCCCGGATTCAATAACATAAATCGAACTCTATCGTAACTTGAATAGGGAAATGTATTTGTTAACCAATCAACTGTTACAGGACATCTTTCAGCAATATCACACCAGTCCATTTTGGGTTTAGTTTCAAAATTATATTCACTAGCTCTCCAGTCGTTAGTAGTTTCAGTTGATACTCCATGTAAACACATACTATTCCATCCAGGATGAATATTACCACGATGTTTAATAAAGCGATTTTCTATTCTCATAACTTCCTCAAGTATTTCTTCATGTGGTATTTCTATCTGTAGACGTAAACTAGCACAATTAGATTTTGTACTAATCCAATCATCATATGCTTTTCGGGTACGCCAGTCCTCACGCCATGTTTTAAACTCAGCCGGTGGCTGTTTAATATGTTCGTGGTGTGAACTTTGTTTACACTCTTCAAAAAATTCTACTATTTTATCAATCATTTTTCCTCCAGGGGAACATTTCAATTAAGTCATCTCTGACCCACCATATATTGTATTTAACATCTATATCAAGTAACTCATGTTTAGCTTCCAGATCCCATAAGTAATCCAATAATTGGCCTCTTATTTCTTTGCGAGCATTATGGTTATATAAGAATGCAGTATGTATAAAAGCAAAACAATTTGAGAAGTTAAAATGCATACGGTGTATTTCATCAGTACGTTGACCGGCAACAACTGATCTAATAAATTGGTTTATTTTTGTTTTAAATAAGTCAACATCAAAAAAGTTAATGGGTTGGTAATAACAGTAATTTAAAGTTTTTTCCTGAAACTCTTCCCGAAACCATTTAGTAAAGTCTGGATGACTATCTATAAAATCGTCTAGGTTCTTTAGTGTATGTTTACCTTTAAGCATATTGTCAAAGTTATTTTCTTCTGCCCAGTTTAATATAAATTTACTATAACCTGTGCCTGTCCAATTATTATGAATATGTCTAGTCATTGCTAAACCGGCTCTACTTGCATCCATTACATATAGTCTATTACCACTACCGGCACCACCATGTGCATGATCCTGACTATAACCTTGAAAGTTATAGGCTTCAAATAGATTACTTAATCCACCTGCTGTCGTAAATACGTGGTTACATTCATTTGATTGTTTATCACAACCCAGTGGAAAGTTAGTTTCCAGTACAACATTTTCTGTATTACTAACATAGAAACTACCTTCTGTACCAACCAAATACGATAGTCCGTGAGTTAAACTTTTAACTGCATCTATTTCTGGATAAGTGTAATCATATAGTTCGCGAACTTCTTTAGGCCATACTCTTGCACCAGTGGGTGAATCAATAGCTTGTTTAATTAAATTCCAACCGAATCGTACAGAGTTATATTTTCTTTTGTCAGTTCCTTTTGAAACCCAAGTGGGCGTATAACCGCCACTATGTAGGTTTTCTTTAGAACGCAAGGGTTCTGAAGTTGTGAGTAGAGTTTGTGATTCTTCTCCTACTGACTTGTCTGCTAAACTATTCCACCAAGCAACATCAATCATTAGGCATTGTGGGTGTAATTCATAATACTCATCACCCTTATCTAGTATATGCCCACATAGTACTTCTCCTTTATATTCTTTTTTAAACCAATTACCGAAACGTTCCAATAGAAACGTCATCATAATACCAGTTTTAATAATTAATATATTATCAAGACCTTCAGCTGATGCCTTAGCCATTAGTTTCTCAATTGAATCTTCGCAAAACTGTGAATCCCAGCCACAACAATAAGCATTAATACACCAAAACTCGTTAGCATTTTGTAGCATTTGTTTATATAAAGGATTTAAAATTCGTTTATTATTTAACCAACCCAGTCCCACACGTCTTTCGTCAGTTCGCAAACTGTTTTGATCAAACTCAAACTTCTTATTCTCTTGCATTGGGGGTTATCCTTTACTTGACATAAGTATTTAGTTGTGTTAGAATAAGGTATAAATATGAATATGCTTAGAAATGATGAAGAAAAACAAGAGATCCTAAACCGTCTTGAACCAACTAGGGTCATAAAAAACTGTATATCCGTTGAAATGATGGATATGCTACGTGGTGTCTATACGACTAGCGAAAAAAACTTTAAGAATACTGGACCTATTACAGTTGATTATTTCCCAAGGAAGCCACCATATGCGGACTGGTGGTTAACTATTGACAAACTAATCACTCGCTATATAGGAAAGCATTCAACGTTCACTACAAACTTCTATGAGGTTGAATACCCGCACATACTACACAATGATGACAGTATTCAACTAAAACCTCGCCTACATAAAACTGTAGTGATACCCCTAGAGATAAGTGAGCCAACTGAGTTTGCAATATTTGATCAATGCTATTTAGATGGACCTGTTAAATTAAGACATGGTGGCACACCAAAAAATAAAAATCACGATAAACCCGTAACCTACTACAACACAGACTTAACTGATAATTCAAAACTAATTAATTATACTGGCAAAGACTTTGATCCTGAACTATGGGAAGATAAGTTCAGTCATTATGGTATAGAAAAATTCCACGGACTTAGTGTTGAATCAATAGTTAAATGGAACCCAGGAGATATTATTATATTTGATACTGCTAGAATACATTGTGCAACAGACTTCCGTAAGCAGGGTATTAAACGTAAGTTGGGATATAGTATCTTTACTGCCAAAGAGGACTAACATGTATATAAACAATTGTTCGGAACATAAACAAACCGTACTGGATAACTTTGAACCAGCTGAATTAATACAATCGGCACTTACACAGACACAAATAGATGAATTAATGTTATTACAGTTTCAGACTGCTGATAGAATAAAGTATACTGCATCAAGTAATAATATTCAACCCGTATGTGATATTGATAGTGTGTTTGCTAAATGTAGTTGGCTTAAACCCATGTTTAATAATTTAATTGGTGAATTTTCAGATAACCACAGTGGTAATTATTATATTACTACAAACCTACATGATGCACATGTGGACTTATTAAGTGAGAACGAGTGTTCAAGGCCAGAGTTTGAATGGACCAAACGTGTAATACCCTATAAGAGTTGTGTTATACCATTGTTGATCACTGAGAAATCTGATGCCGTAACGGCATTCTTTAACCAAAGACACATAGGGTATTCAACTACATTCGATAGAGTTAAGATAAGCGAACAGGGTAATAGTGAATATGAAATTGCTAGAGATTATCCAGACTTATATGAACGTGATGGCAGTTTAAGTGATGGTGAATATGTATATAAAAGAAAAAAAGATATTTTATTCCCACATATACCTGCAGGTAATATGCAGGGATTAAGTGTAGAGATAGTAATGCCATATAGAGTGGGAGACATAATGTTATTTGATGCTTGTCAGATACATGCAAGTGGTACTAGAAGAAATAGACCCAACTACCGTTGGCTTAAAAGTGGAATGAATATACAATTTTATAAGGAGATATAATGGCTAAGATACAAAACCTAGAAACTGTGACAGCAGTAGAACACTTCACTGATGATTTGTTTTGGTTTAGAACTACTAAAAAAGGTGAATGGACTCGTCCATTTAGACCCGGTGAGTTTGTAATGATTGGTATGGGAGATGACAATACTACAAGAGCATATTCAATTGCAAACAGTCCTGACGACGATTGTATAGAGTTCTTTAGTATTAAAGTACAGGATGGTCCCCTAACATCAAGACTACAACATATTAAACTGGGAGATACATTAGACGTAAGTACTCGTCCAATTGGAACTTTAATATTAACTAATTTAAATATGTATAACCTAGATCACGACAAGCCTCGTCTATGGTGTATATCAACAGGCACAGGCTTAGCACCTTTCCTAAGTATTGCACGTCATCCAGAAGCATATGAATATTACGATCAAGTAATAATTACACACACCTGCAGAACAAATGACGAATTAGTATTCCGTTCAGAGCTGGAAGCTCAAGGTGCTGTCGTATATCAGACAGTAACAAGAGAAGAACCTGCTGAAGGAGTATATGAAGGTAGAATAACAGATAATATTAATAGTGGTAAACTATTTAAAGATCTAGACTGTGATGAGTTTGATCCCACAAGAGATCGCATAATGATTTGTGGAGGACCCAGCTTTAATAATGAAATAAGAGCAATGTTGGAAGCCAAAGGCTGGGAACATGGCACTATGAAGTCACCTGGACACTTTGTACAAGAAAGAGCATTTGTAGAAACCTTATAAATATGGGTGTAGTACTGCTGGTTACATTATGTGGCCCCGGTCTTTAAAACCGTTGCAGAAATAACGCCCTAGGAATTTGTAATAGTAGTACTACGATTCCAGGAGATATTCAAATGAAAGACTTAATTGGACATAACAGTAAAAATAAAAAGAAATTAATTATAGACATTACTGATATATACGACCAGAGAGACAGAAAGAAAAAAGAATTAACGTTTTATACTGCTGAGTTAGAAAAATGTATGGCGAAGCTGGGTATGATTCAATATGAGATTGGCGTTAACGAAGCTATTATTCGTATGATAGAGAACGAACAGATCTTAGATCTACAGGAAGCAATTCGAGATAAACGAAAACATCTACAGGATTAATTAAATGCTATATATTGTTGTAAGTCCTAGCTGTTTAAGTCAGATGGAAATTCCTTACCTTTTAAACTGTTCACCAGAGTTCTTTGGGGAGCAACCACATGACAAATGGTGGGCTACATATACCCTAAATGATTCAGAAGTTGATGGTGAACTGGGAGAGTTTGGTACTGTTAGAGTACATGATGACTACTGGCATATAGATGATACTGACAGACCCTATTATAATTTTAAAGTGCGTAATAGTCTTGAATTAACACATGAACAGTATAGGGGTTTATTAAATCTAATACCACGTCATAAAAACATTGCCGTATTATTACATGCACAAAATATACAAGACATATTTGCTTGGAGTAGAACAGATGATGTAATGGTGATTGCGGCCTACATGGGTGACTGGGAAAACGATATAGAGTACTGGGCAATGCGAGAGTTCAATACCATAATGCAGGACGATAGAAATGCAAACTATAGTTCAGCTAATCACACCTATACAGACGTTGCTAGTGTTGTGACTGCTTTTAACCACAGGCGCAATAGTGATAGAGACTGGCGTAAACGTGCCCTGGGCAATTGTGATAGAGTTATAAGCCAGCCTGAATGGCAAAGAAGTGAAGAAATCTTCTGGTTCTGGGATCACTTCGGAGTTACACCTACATCAAGAACATGGTGTAAACAATACTTTGAAACATTTCAGAGTAAACAGGAATATAATGTAGAAAGACTACAACAACTAAGAAAGGAATACAATAATGTATCACCTAGATAAAGAAGATGTATATTTAATGAGTAAACCCATTAAAATATATCTATTTAAAGACAAAGATGAAGTTAAAGTCAGCTTTCGTATTACAGACTACGTTAACTTCCACCGTGAGATGAGCATAGCAGACTTCCAATACATATGCGATAATTGGCGTACAGGCGTAGAGGGTTTGGAAACTAAAAACGGCAAATACTTCTGGTATTATAGTGACTGTGGTCCTCGTCCTGAATGTGTACCTGCTAAGTTTGTACAAATTAACGTGGGCGGCTGGAGTTTCCGTATTAGTGAGGAAGAAATGAAGAGCCTTGTAATAGAGTTTGACTACCAAAAGAACAATAAGATGCATTGGGACTAGAGTATCTGATCATGTTTTGATCATTCATTTATAAATACATTTATAAGATAATATAGGGCGGGGATCCCATAAAATGTTTAACTTTAACATGGATAAGTATCAGTTTTTTTTAGTGATACTAATAATAGGAATATTTGTAGGCATGTACTGCCAGATAAAGTCCTTCTATGAGGTAAACACCATAAACCCACTAGAAAATATAAACGTTGAAGTCACAAAGCCTGTTTATGCAGATTCAAGAGAAATAGTATGGTACGGAACATACGACAGAAAGATATATTGCAGACTAGTGGACTTCCATGTATTACTAAAGCATGATACTGGTGCTGTTATATACATGTTAAAAGAAGATCAACTAACTAGATCACCAAGTATAAGTATCAAACCCGGAAAAAATATCCCAATTGATTTCGCACTAAGAACTCCAGCTAATATGGCATTGGGTGAATACACTAGTGAATTTTGGGGTTTATATTTTTGTGGTACGGGTATATTTAGAAGCCAGCGAGCAGTTAACTTAGAAGTTGGTAAATTTATAGTAGAAAATAGATTAATTAATTAAAAAATAGAGTGATTAAAGGATAAATTAATACCCTTTAATCTTTTAGTCTCTATACGTCTCTTGAATCGCTTTTAAATGCCATATCAAATGTAGGTGTATCGCCACCTTCATAAGTTGCACTAGATGCCGTATCCCAATCTGCTTCAGTGGCAAACGTTCTAGTTATTTCCACTACATTAGTACCGTCTGCAGCGATACTGTATGACTGTACTTTAGGATGTCCACCACCACATTTACCATGTGCGGCTTCCCAGGCGGCTTGATCAGCAAAAGTGGCTGAAGCGTCTTGGTCTGTTAATGTTTTTACAATTGTTATTGCCATTATATTTTCTCCTATAGGTATATAATCTTATACAAACATATTTATTAAAAAAAGGTGAAAAAAGTGCAATAAAAGGTTGACAGTAAGACGTCTTGGTGCTATACTAAGTATACAATAAGAAATTAAGCATTAACAGGAGTTTTAAATGGCATATGTTTCACAAGCAAAAAAACAAGAATTAGCAGTTGGTATTAAAGCAGTTCTTAAAAAGTATAACATGAAGGGTTCTATTGCAGTTAGACATCATTCAACACTAGTAGTTAATCTACAGAGTGGTCCAATTGACTTTGAACATAACGACTTTACAAGTGTTAATGTTTATTGGATTGATAGTCATTACACAGGCGTTGCTAAAGACTTCTTAAATGAATTGCTTATGGCTATGAAAGGTCCTGAGTGGTTTGATAAGTCAGATGCACAGAGTGATTACTTCTATGTTAGTCATTATACTGATATTAATGTTGGTAAGTGGAACAAAGACTACATTTTAACAGAAATGCAGGTGGCTGCATAATGAATATGAAACTAAAAGGTGCAACCACTGTACTAAATAAAGAACGTGTATTTCTAGGGTTAACAATGAAAGAATTAATGACATTCATACAACGTAACCCTTATGCTTTTTCAGATAAAACCATATTGGCATACAAAATTTATAATCAGGCGTCATAATGCAACCACAACAATCCTCAGAATGGACACATGGGGGCTGGTATTCACCAGTCCAATTGGTGTATCCTCCTGGCGGTGGTGGTAATTTTATTGCTGGTATACTGGATAGTTGGAATCCAGACTGGTCAACTACTATGCAACGTGATCTAGAGACAAACGAATATATTATATCAGGTCCTGCAATCATTAATTTATGGCACCCAGAACAAATATTCCATAAGAAGCCTGATATGAGATGTGAACCCAGTCTTGCGAGAGCAAAATGGATAACTTCTGTAGTTAATAACAATGGACAAAAGATTGTAATCTGGGATTATTCAGGCAGTCAAAATTATATAGAAGCTCTTAATAAATTAAAGAATCGTAAATCTGTTCGACCTGTTAATGCCAATACTATAAATCTAGTAAAACAACCTGAATTTGTAAAACGTATACTTGCAGGATGTCCTTTCCGTATGAAAATAGTCGACAGTCAATTAAGAAAATATAACAATGCAGTGAAACATTTAAAGAACACACATACACTTAACTATCACAAACTTTTCTTTCAGCAGGATAGAACTGAACTAAGTTTACTAAAACAGTTTATTTGTGGTACAAACATAACTGATATTGAGTATGAAAAGGCTAAAGAAGACTTATGGAATTATATGCATAATAATTGTGAGGCACTATTGGAGTTTACAAAATAAATAATATTATGGACGATAATTACATTGAACAGACTGTAAGAGATTTAAAGAGCCGTATACATACACAACGACAGGCACTTGAGTTGACATATACAAAGAAAGATGTTAGTATAAAAGAACAAGTACAAAAGCAACCTGATCAAGAGCTGGCTAATTTAGCAGATAGTTTGAGACCGAGGAGAAAAAGTATAAATGACTTTTAGAGAATTTGTTAATGATTTATGGTATGAACATAAAGAAGAAATACATACATGGACAGGAAATTATCCTATCTATGAACGTGAAAAATGGTTTATATCAAACAAGTGGTTCCTAAAACACAAATTTAAAAACCAAGGAGATGAATAATGGAAGGTTACTATGCAGTTGGATTGGGCATACTATTAGCTGGAATAGGCTATTGGCATGGCAGAGGTAATGGAGTACTAGTGGGAATAGAGACCACTCTAAAATTTTTAGAGGATCAGAAAGCTATTAAAGTTGGTACAGATAGAAATGGTGAAACAACTATTGATTTGCCAGGACCTTGTAAGTGTGATAAATGAAGAACGTTCTTTTATCCACAAAGTATGCAGATAGGTATACACAGGCAAAGGGCTTGTTTGAAAAGTTAAACACACAGATGTTCACAGACATATGTAATCTAGCTGATGAACCTCCCAAGTTAACTGAGTGGCATGATGGAGACTTACCCGATAAGATCTATAGTTACAGACATGAAGGTCCTGTAATCGGTTATGATGAAGATATAATGGTTGGACCACATGATTGGGAGCATGAAGAATCGCCCATTGGTGATTATGTTGTTCGTAAAAAGTGTTACATATATGATTGGACTAGTGAAAAACTATTTAATAATCCCAATACACCTAAAGAATTATTAAGTGAATTATTATATTTTACTGAAATGCATACAGACTTTTTACCAATGCTATTTCAAGGTCGCGACAAACACTATGATACAGAGTATGTTAAAAAGTTTCTACACAAACTAATGATAATAGAATATTCAACACCAACTGCAACTGAACAAACATTAGTTGAGCATAGACGCCATAATACTGAACGTTTCGGTCCTGACCATTGTGATGAAACACTAGCTGGTTTACATCTGGGAGAAAACTATGTTGAGTTTCAGACTAAAGATTCAAACGGCGACTGGAATTTCCATCCTGAACTAGCAGAAGATTCAACACTATGGATGCATGGTGAACATGCAATTGATTCAGGCTTTGAACCCACATACCACAGAATGATACACAATCCAGATCCAAAACATGGTGTACGTTATTCAATAATATTTGACCTACAGGTAAGATATGATTGATTGGCAAAAACTGGAAAACTTATTCGATAGGTTAGATCATCCAACAATTATGCATTTAGTGGGAAGTAGTCACGAACATCGCAAGGATGATTGCTGGCCTGATAGACAATGGGAAGATTCATATGAAGCAAACGGTATTGGCTTTGATTTTCAATATATGCCGGGTCCACATGATCACCACTTAGAGGGTGCAAACAAAAAGACTGGTATTGTGGATCGTGATGCTAGAATACATGACAACATAAGACGAAGAAAGATCTATCTACATGGTTATGAAATGCCTAAATCAACTCTGGCATGTTTACCTGAACTGCAATACTTTAATGAACTAAGAGACAAATACGTTGATGAAGTAAGTAAAAATACAAAATATTTTTTAGATCAGCCTGATATAAAGGAATTTGTACTACAATTAATGCTAATAGAATATTCAAATTTAAGTGTGCCTGAGGGATCAACAGATAAAGAATACTGGGTATGGAACTTTGATAGATTTGGACATGCACATATTGATGATAGTCTAGGTGGACTACATCTTGGTGAGAGTGACGAGGGCTTTTTTGTTGACAAAGACGGCAAAAGAGTGTATCATAACTTAACTACAGGAGAGACTCTGTGGTTTTGGGGAGACGAAGCAAGTGCAAGTGGTATTGAACCAACTGTACATGGCGTAGATTATATTAATGAATCTAATGGTAAAAACCGTTATAGTGTAATTTTTAATTTAAAAACTGAAAGGTAATAAAATGCTAGTACCAATGGTAGTAGAACAAACAGGTCGTGGCGAACGTAGTTACGACATATATTCAAGACTAATGAAGGATCGTATTGTTATCCTCAATGGTGAAGTACATGATAATAGTGCAAACCTAGTGTTAGCACAACTATTATATTTGGAAAGTCAGAACAGTAATGAAGATATTCACTTGTATATTAATTCACCAGGCGGAAGTGTGACAGCCGGACTTGCCATCTATGATACAATGCAGTTTATAACTTCACCAGTAAGTACAATTGTAATTGGACAAGCCGCTAGTATGGGAAGTTTCCTAGCACAAGCAGGCGAACCCGGTAAACGTTTTGTACTGCCTGAGAGTCGTACAATGATACACAGAGTAAGTTCAGGAACTCCGGGTACCAGAGGATCAGTACATGTACAGGAACTACAGTTTGAAGATGCAATTAGAAGCATGGAAGAAAGCAAAAGACTAAACGAAAGACTAACAAGACTGTATGTAAAGCATAATTCAAAAGGCAAATCATACGAGGAAATGTTTGATAAGATGAAGTTTGATACATTCCTTTCAGCAGAAGAAGCCGTTACTAATGGCTTAGCAGACAAAGTAATTGAAAAGAAACCTGTATAAATACATGTATGAAGATATATGAAGTAATCACAGAAGCATTTGACAATCCTTATCCTATTAATTGGTTTCAAAAAACACAAGAAGTATGGGAAGGGTCTGTTCAACTACCCGATGGCAGTAAACTCTTTATAGACATTACTGAGTCTGATGAAGGATATTATGCTATAGAGTTTGCAAAGTCAGACACAAAAGGTATGGGTGCTACAATGAAAGCAACCGGTACT